ATGAAAAGAATAAATTGGTCTGGTTTTGAATGGATAACACAAGAAAGATGGGGAGACCACCATCCAGGTGGGTCAAAAGTTTGGTATGACCCGTCACAAGTTGTTTTAGAAGGTGATGTCTTAAAATTAGGAGTTCAAAAAAACCCAAAGCAATTTGAATCCGGTATAATTCCTTTCGGAGTTGGTTTAGTTTCCTGCACCGAACAATTCTCGTATGGCACATTTGAATTGGATGCTAAATTACCACACAGGCAACCTTTTGCTTGGCCAGCATTTTGGGCCTGGTCTTGGAAATCTTGGCCACCAGAGATTGATATTATAGAAGCTTATTCAAATTCAGGGGGTTCTTATTTTAACTGGTCTGGAGAAATGATTTTTGGAAAAATTTGGAGGTGTGAATCTAATATCCATCTTGGAACTTCTCCAAAGAATTATTCATTAGGTGCTAAAAAACACCGATTTTCCTTAAAAGACCCTTCTAAGTCGTGGATAAACTATAAATTAGAATGGCAGCCTGATTCGCTGAAATTTTATTATGATAATAAATTGGTAAGAGTGGTTTCTGATGAGGAGTCAATGTCTCAGATAATGGGTCACAAAATGAATGTGATAATTAATAACTCTTTACAAAAAGATATTATTGATTTAGACCGTCAATATTTCTTTGAGGTTAAAAACTTTAGGTATCTACCACTTTAAATTTTTAACCCTGTTGTTTATAGGTAAGTAAAAGATATTCGGCAGTTAATCCCGTTTCTCGACTTTTTTCTACTATTTTAATTACATCTTCTCCACTATAACCCATCTGCTCTTTTTCCATTTCTTTGGCTTTTTCTGCCATGCTAATAGAAATTCCACCGACTTTTTTGTACTGTTCAACTAACCAATCAACAGCCGTTTGTTTCTCATTATTTTCCATTTTTAACTTTAATTTTTTTATATATCAATATCACTTTAAATTTTTAACCCCATTAAAACTTTCAATGATTCTTTGCGGAGTGACACAGTTGGCTCTTGAATGTAAATGCCCGGAGCTGTTATAAGTTTCTCTTGCAAAAGTTTCTTCGATTTTTCTAAATTTGTGAATTTTTAAGAGCAGTTTGTAATAATCATCTGAATTTTCCAGTGAAATAGGAACTTCATAAAGGATAAAATCAACATTTGCTGATAACAACTTGGAAATAGAAGCCTTAACAAAGGGTGTGATTTGTAGTTTTTTTAAGAAATTATCCTTTTGTGGGCCCGATTTGCCAAATTGTTTGATATAGTCCTTTAACTCTAAAACTAAAGTCGAAAAAGTATCACCTAAGGTAGAGTTTAATTTATTTTCTCGTGCCATCTCATTTCGAAACTGTGACACCATTTCTAAACCAGAAATATCTGAAACTATCTCGGCTTCAATTTCAGTGACTCGAAACTTGGCCAAATCTTTTTTAAGAGAAGCAGAGTCGTCTAATTGAGTTAGCAGTTTTACTACTTCTTCTTTTGTTTTAAGAACTTTAAGACCGGTGTGAGTGTCCACTAAAAATAATTTCATGCCGTAAATATACAAAATTAAATTTAATCTTCAAATATTTTATCTAAATTTTCAATTCTATTGGTAAAAGTGATCAGTGATTGTTCAAATTTTTTATCAGAAGTCATTGTATGGTAAAGAGTTTCAATTTTGATATTCCAAAAAGTGCCATCTTGTAATCTTTTAAACACAAATGATTTTTCATTTTTTTTGATAAGCTGGCACATTTCGCCCTTATCGACCAGTTCTATTTGGGTGATACCAGTCTTTTTAATATAAACTTGTTCTGCATTTCCAAAAACCTTAAAAAATTCAACCGTCTGATTGATATGGAGATATTTAGAAAACGAGTCCATAAGACTGGTGTGTCTATTGATTCTTAGGTCACTAAGTTCAGTGGAAAGTTTTGACAATTTTTTTCTGATTTCTGATAATTCAGTACGGACTTCAAAAATTCTTGTTTCTATTTGTTTTAGTGTCATAGGAGATTGTAGTTTAATTTAGCAATTAGTTGATGTTTAATCCAACAACAAGACCAAAATATGGCTTTTTTTGATAAATCCAAAGGTTTTTATGCTGATTAGTCAATTGGTCAATGCACAGACTGCCTCCAAAAGTCAAGTTTTTATAGGCTAATATGGTAGAAACACCCGAAGTCAACACGATTCCATCATATTGACCAGAGTATTTGTTTTTGGTGTTATAGTATGAAATTGAAGTTCCACCAACACCAAACACCAGACCTGTTGAAATAGCGAAATGTTTTTTTTGAAGCAACCATCTATTAGACATCAGTTTCTGGTAAGAAAGGTTTGAAAAATCCCATCTCAATCCCAAATAAATTTGAGCGTTCAAATTGCTACTTATTTGAGTTGGAATGGTGTCTTGTTGAAATCTCAATTTGACTGGAATATAAACAACATCTAAATCAAAAGATTGTTTATGTAGTTTTTGAGGATGTGTTATTTTATTTTCTGTTGCAGAAATTGGGAGTATTAAATTTGTGTCTGCAAAGTAGATGTTGATATCAGAAGAATCAATCAAATAAACTTTTTGTTGCTTTATTTTCCAACTACCTGTCAAATCACCTGAATTTAAAGAAGATAAACTACCGCAAGATTGAATCAGTAAAGATAGAAGAAGGCCAAGAAAAATTAAAACTCTACGCATTACCTTAAAACATTCAAAAATCCTGAAACAACATTTTTATCAGCGGTTTCTAAACTTTGATATTTTATCACCCAGCTATAAATACCATTTTGAACTTCCAATCCATCTTTGCCCCAAGTTCCATCCCACTCGGCCTTGGAGTCGTGTGATTCCCATACTACTTCACCCCACCTATTATAGACTCTTAATTCAAAATTATAGGGGTCAAACCCGGTTGTAAATACTGGATACCAAGTGCGATTATGCTCGTCGGTATCGGGTGTAAAGGTGTTTGGAACATAATAAATTGGCTGGGTAATTACTGGTAGTGTTAGTTGATATTTAGTGCTACACCCAAGTGCTGTTGAGGCGGTTAATTGAACTAAAATGTTTTCAGTTACAGCGACATATGAGTGTGGTCCTTGAAATTGGTCCCCAGTTTGACCATCACCAAATTCCCAAAAATAGCTAATCGCACCAACAGTTGTATTAGTAAAATCGATTGTTTCAGATGTAGAAGAAAGCACATTGGGAACGGCAATAAAACTGGTGTTTGGATAATTCTCAATACAGATATAATCTTGGTAAGTAGTAGTTTCAATACATCCAAGTAAATTATACTCTAAAGTAATAGTATGACATCCTGATGTAGTAAACATATAACTGATATTATTTCCAACACCAAGCGAGTTTCCATTCCAGAAATATTGATACTGAGCTCCTAAAACCGGAGTAGTTGTAAAGCTAACTTGTAGTGGATTACAACCAGATAAAGTATCAGATTGAAATTGAGGTGGTATAGATGGAACTATATTAATGTTCGTAGCTATCGTATCAGCACACTGACCAGGATTTGGTGTGAATTGAAACTGAAAAGAACCAGGTATTGAGCTATCTATCACTGGTGGTGTCCAAGTTCCAGTGATACCGTTATTAGATACGGTTTGAAAGTTGGGACCAACATCACCCTGACAAACTTGACTTACAACATTGAACTGTGGAATGATAAGCGGGTTAATTACAATTTGCATAGAAGCTGTATCAGCACACTGAAAAGGATTCGGAGTAAACTCGTAGGTAAAAATTCCAGCAGTTTGTGTGTTAATTTGACTAGGATTCCAACTACCCAAAATTGCCGGTTGATTAGTTGAACTTACCGGCAACTGAACCCCGGAGGTAAACTGACAAATTGGATTAATTTGCGCAAAAGTAGGCTCGGTGTAATTCAATATTGTAACCACAATCTGAGTTGGCACCGCACATTGACCAGCATTTGGGGTAAATTGAAAATTAAATTGACCGGCCGAAACTGTGGAAATCAGAGCCGGTGACCAACTGCCTACATACGGGGTTGGATTTGTAGATGGATTTGGCAACTGTGGCGGTTGAGTTCCTATACAAATCGGGTTTATTGGATTAAATGTAGGGGTTTCATTTGGTAAAATCGTGACTGAAAGTATTGCCGTGTTAGCACAGAAATTTGCATTAGGTGTAAATATCAAATTAGATGTTCCAACCACCTGTGATGAGATTGTTGCAGGATTCCAACTTCCCAGTATTGGTGGATTATTATTTGAAAGCCCTGGTAATTGTGGGACTGGAGCCAATTGACAAATCGGGTTTATGGCAGAAAACTGTGGGTTTATTGGGGTATTGACTACAACAAGTGTCGTTGTTGTGTTATTGCAGTTTTGTGAAGTATAAGTTAGCGTGTAAATTCCACTATCAAGTGGTGTAGAATTTGTAATAGTTGGATTTTGTAGATTCGATTGAAAACCATTTGGACCAGACCATTGATAACTGAGAGCACCATTAGTGGCCGATAAATTTATTGTTTGACCAGCGCAGTAGGGTCCACCGTTTTGAACATTGATGGTAGTTCCTAACACCCAAGTGATAGTGACATATCCATTTCCGTTGTTGTTGTTTGCAACACAGATTCCACCTGCCGGAACTAAAGATGAACCAGCACCTCCGCCGCCTCCACCATTGGCTCCGGTGCAACAACCGTCGTTTCCACCACCGCCTCCGCCCCAGTAGCCGCCTCCGCCACCACCACCAGATGCAGTTTGCCACAATCCACCTTGACCACCGTTACCCAACACACCAGAACTTCCACCAGGAGGGGTTCCAGCCCACGGGGTTCCACCAGCACCTCCGCTGAGTTGAGTTCCACCGCCACCACCGAATCCAAATGAATTTTGACCATTTGCGCCGTTATTACAGTTTGAAGCCCCACCTTGTATAGTGGTGGTTGATCCTCCACCTTTTCCACCACCTCCACCGGCAACCATAACTCGGTTAGCTAAGGCGTTTCCTCCAATTCTAATATCAGAGGCACCACCTCCTCCACAAGAATTATAGCTGACATTAGCCGGGTTAGAGGCAAAACCAGTTGCTCCACCATTCCAACCACCAGAATTGTTTCCACAACTTCCCATTCCACCTACATAGATATTTAGTGTTTGACCAGGAGTCACAGTTAGAGTCGCTGATATCACGGCGCCATTTCCACCAACAGCACCACCACCTTTAGCCCCAGCCGCAGTGACGTTAATCTGTGTAACACACGGTGGCACGACCCAAGTTTGAGGCGATCCGGTATAATTAAAAGTGATTGACTGTGAAAATATCCTAACACAAAGTGTTATAAAAATAAGATTAATAAACTTAGAAATTTTCATAATTTATCGGATTTATGATATATATAAATAAATGATTAAGAGTTTTAACAATTAAAAAATCAAATATTTAACTAATTGAATAGACCAGTGGTTTGGATTATTAAAATGTCGAGTTTGATTATTATTTGTTGATATCTTCAACCAATTTCTGCAAATGATCTTTAAGATTTAAAATATTTCTGTTTGCTAAAAGATAATAAACTTCAAACTCACTTTGGTCTCTAATCACTTTACCCTTTTCATTTACACCGGTGATGATTGTCTCAACATTAAATTGAAACTCGCTTAATTCTTTATAAAGTTCATCAAGTGTTGATTTAAGACTTTCACCTAAGTTTTTAATCCTTCCCTCAATATCGTTTAATTCAATAGTAAATTTTTTTACCAGTCCAAAATCAGAAGATTGTGATATTACTTTACTCATTGAAAATTTTGGACCACTTTTGACTTTACCTGTAATCGGATCGGGTTTTCCCCCAGCAGTAATTAGACCCTCTAAAGTTCCTGCTTCCCATCTCCTTTCTAATTCTTGCCCACCAATGATATATAATTCAATTTTATCAACGAATTTTAAGGCAATCATATAGTGTTCTAACCACGGTGATAGGTTTGGTAAAGTGTCCTTTGTGACATCGACATATTGTGTTTTATGGTCTACAAATTTTAATTGATATCGGTCTTTAGCTGTTCTGATATCAACTGGTGAATTGTCTTCTTTAACTCTGGAATCCGGTATCAAACCGGCTATAAATGACTCAAAAAGAAATCCACTTTGTGATGGGTTAAAAAAGTCTTTAACTTCATTTATGTAGTGTAGGAGTAGAATAGTTGACATCTCCTTTTGAATTGTGCCCCTTTTTAATCTGGAGATATATTGTTGTGAACGGTTCAACTTTGATAATTTTTCAAATTCAGACAATTTTGATATAAAAGACTCATAGCCCCTATTGTTTGTTCCTAAATTTTTAGCAAATCTTTTTACCCTTTTAACAATCTCCATATCAATTTTTACATTGACCCAACCTGTTGGTATAATTGGAATAACTGCATAGTAATCACAATCAGGAGCATCATAATAATAGTCAAATCCAATTTTATACTTTTTTTGAATGTGTTGTGGAACTTTAATTGGTTCTCCTAAGAAATTTAATGCCCTGTTTTCTTCATCTTTGTTTACCGAAATGACATTTCCATTTTTATCAATTCCAGCAGGATAGAGTTTATTATCTTTTCCTAATATCCTGACAACTTTTCTACCAGCTGCCCTTTCAACACTCCCCTTAATCAGCGGGGCTTCTTCACCATTATAGATTAATCCACTGTCGTCAATAACTACGTCTAAAATCGGCAAATCAAGAGTTTGTGCCTCATTTAACTGTTTGAAAAATTTAGTGAATTTAATAATATCCATATTTGGTATATATTAATTTCTAATTATTAAATAGAATTTTCTACTTACCAAATAGCGACTTACCCCTTTTAACTCTATGTGTATGCAGTGAGAATCGATGGACTTCATTTGAAATATGACCCAGTTCGAAAAATTTATCAATCTCGACATCTTCACCAGAAGTTAGGTGTATAGTTCTTGGTTTATGACCAACTCCTTTTGATATCGAAATCAAATCTAATTTATCAGATAAATCAAATTCTTTAATAATAGCCAAAGCCACCGATAACTGGGTTCTACCACCATCAATGATAACTAAATTTGGTATCTGGAGTTTTTCTTCTATTAATCTTTTGAATCTCCTTCTTAAAACTTCACTGAAGCTGCGTAAATCATCGGCTCCTGAACCTTCTTTAATATTAAACTTTCGCCATTCATTTTTTGTGGCCTCAAAAAGGGTAAATCTAACCATACCACAAACAACATCAACTCCAGAAGTATGTGAATTATCAAAAGCATCGATTACAATTGGTGTAAATTTTAAGCCCAGTTTTTGTTTAATATCATCGGCTGTTTTTCTTTTTTTAACTACTTCAAGGGGCTTTATCAGACCCTTTAGTCTATCCAATAATTCCAGTTTATTTTTAATAACAGCTGCCTTTTCAAATTCTAATCTGTCAGAGTGCCACTTCATTTGCTTTTTGAATTTCTTTTCAACTGGGCTAAAATTAAAATTAAATATTTCTCTAATCCTCTTAATCGAGTCTAAATATTCGATTCTACTTGCTAAACCAATGCAGGGAGCCTGGCATTTTCCAATATGATAGTCTAAACACGGTTTGAATTTTTTAGCCTCGATATTTTCCAAAGTCAAATTATAAGAACAACTGCGAAGTACAAAAAGCTGACCTAATATATCTTGGCATTCTCTTGCCACTTGACCTGATGTAAACTCGGCTAAGATTTCACCGGTGATTTGTTGGTGGGGAAAAACTAAATCAATTTTTTTCCAATCTCCTTCACCTAATTGCAAAAGACTTCTAATTGTTCTATCGTCTTTTCCTTTTATATTCCACTTTGGTTTATAGAGTTTGATTAAATCTTCTTCTAAAACAAGAGCCTCATTTTCAGATTCAGTAGATATGAAATCAACTGAATTAATCTCAGTGACTAATTTTATTGTTTTCTGACAAGTATGGTTTTTTTGAAAGTAACTGGTGACTCTTTTAGGTAGAAATTTAGATTTTCCAACATAAATAATTTGATCCCTGTCATCTTTGAAAAGATAACAACCGGCGGTTTTGGGAATCGAAAAATCTTTAATGTTCATTTTAATCTTCTACCTTTAAACTGATTGGTTCGGTGAAATCCCAAGTCTTACTCCTAAACTCATTAGTAAACTCCTCGACCTGTTCTTTAGTCCAGATGGGATCAAACATAGGTCGCCTCATTAATGGTTTGTCTTTGCACTCTTCCCACTCATTAACTCTTTGAGTGACATCTTCAATGAATTTTTTTTCTTTTCTAAATTTAATCCACTCGCGATAATCATATTCTGATTTAATATAAAAAACATCACCCCAGTTGTAAAATTCCATTTCTGGAAATTTCAAATTAGCGTTGTTAGTATAAACATCGACAATGCCGTTGTGACCATTGTATGAATCGCAAAGTTCCTTTAGAGACCATAAACTACTTGGTCTTTCTTCCCAAACACTTCCAAATTGTCGAACGGAACAAATGTATAAATAACCATCGGTGTATTCATATATTCTACCATTAACTTCATCTCTTAATGAAATAAGTTCTCCGATTGTTAATTTGTCTAAATTCATATTTATATGTTTAAATGTTTTTTGGCGTTTTCTAAAAACTTCTCAATATTTTCTTTTCCAGACGGATTGGCCGAATGAACCAGATATTGGGGCAATCGCAAATTTTCGTCAGCGCAATATTCAACAAGAAATTTTGCACAGTCAAGACCAGTTTTTTCCAATTTGTAGTGGAAATCAGCCAAGTCATGATCAAATGATACAAACTCAGGTACTCCATTCATTTCTATATGTAAAACAAACTCGTCGTAGTTTCTTACGATATCCCAATCGTTCTGTAAATAAAAATCATTAAACCCATTGGGAACTAGATTAATTGCCTCCTTTGGAATTCTAATGTCATCCAAGAACAATTTATTATTTTTCATTTTCTAATTTCTTTTAATTGTTGTTCAAGTTGTTCAATTTTATCATCAATATAAAATCTATTATCCGTATTAAATCCACCTCTAATCTCATTCAAAATCTCAATCTGCGCTTTGAACTTTTCAATTTGTCTAAATTTCGCTTCTTTATTATACTTTCGTATAAGTTTGAATATTTCTGTAATGTCCGTAAACTCTGATGGTGGACTATCATTTCTACCTGGAAGAAATATCAAAGTAAACCCATGATTTCCACGAAATTTTTCTTCCACTTTTTTACCACAGATCTCATCAATATAAACCCAAGGGAAATTACCCACAAGTTTAACCTCAATTCCAATTTTTTTCAATCTCTCTACAAAGACCTTGATTTTATCACCAGTCAATTTTGTAGGGTCGTTTTCTCTTTCTATATAGGTTCCAAATTTTGTTTCTATTTCTTTCATCTCAATACATATTTATGAATTACCACTACTAATTTATCATCAAATAGCGCTCTATCGTTTTGGATTTGAATGTCCATCATACCCAAGTCTTCTTTAAGTCTACTTGCCTGCAGCTCAACTTCGTGCTTGGCATCTTCGATATTTTTGAAGAACCCAAAATATGAATCGCATTTTCCTGTTTTATCACAAACTCCGTAAATTATCTCTCTTTCGACCATAACATTCCCATTTTTTATTATTAATATTCCAAAAATCTTTGACACCCGGTGTCATATGACAATTGTGTTTGAGTCCCAACTTATTTACAAACTCGACAAATTTATCATTATGACGGTTTCTAATAATATAGGGGCACTCTTGACAATTTTTTATCATACTACAAATATAGTAATTTAATCAGAATTGTCCAAAAATAGATTAAACAAAATCACATTTGGTGATATTAAATTATATGAAACAAAAAGCAGAAAAAGAAAGTAAGGTCAACAAAGATAGTGGTATTTTACAAAAAAAAATCAATATCTATGGGGCAATTACCACACCAGGTGAACTAATTAGAGAAACTATCACAAATTTTCTTTGGGGCTTTGTTGGAAACTCAATAGTTCTTTTTATCTCTAAAGAGCTAGATGTTATGGTTTTTATTAACTTTCTAGTCTACTATAGTCTGATGTCATATATTGTCAACAGGGCTAAATACCAAACAAGATTAGGTCGATTTATTATCCTTCCTGGGTCTGCTGCACTGGGAGCATTTGCTGGATACAAAACAGCTCAATGGATTTCTCTCTTTTTCTAATCTATCTTAAATCATCTGGTAATTCATACCCAATAATCTCGGTTTTTCGCCATCTCATCTTATAGCAAAAAATGATAAATGAAGAAGACCACTCGCCATCTAAGCTTGATTGAAAATAAAGAGTAGAGTATTTTTTTAGTCTCTTGTTTTTAATGATTGATGAAATACTGGAGTCTTTTTTAAGTACGTCAAATATCGATTTGGCGCAAACTTTGCACCTATCACCTGAATTTTTTACCCTAAGTATTACCGGTTGATTTAGGGAATCCGAGAACATTTCACAAAAGTCGAGGGTAAGTCCATTAACCCAATTTGTTTGATAACTAATTGATCCTGGTCTTAGTCCCAATCTTAATCTTAAATTATCAATTGAATCACAAACCAATTGATTCACTTTTGAATTAGTAGTAAATAATTGATAGTTTTCTTTGTCTTTTTTTAGCTCTGCTTGACCATTTTGAATCTTGTTGTATGATTGTTTATGGTTATTTTCCCAATCAATTAATTGGTATTCTGATATGTTCTGTGAGAAACAGAAATTAGAAATAGTTAAAATTATAAATAATATTTTTTTCATACGGTTTTTATTTGAAAATAGAGAAATGTTTATATTTTTTTAGTCGTGTTTATTATCTATTATTTTTAAAATCCTAATTAAGTATTTTTACTTATTTAATGCTATGTATATCTGTGTAATTTCTCTAAAACTCAATAAACACAAACATCTCCGCGAAATTTGATTTATATATAAAATAAAAAAAACCCAATGAAAAATTTATCACTTTTAATAATTCTATTAATCTCGTTCAATTTATTTTGTCAAAAATCCATCTGGATAAGATTAGAAAATGAGCCAAAATTTATAAATCAAAAATGGTCTTTTCAAGATTCAATCATCGATAATTCCATTCAACAATATCAAATCACAGACATTAAAAAAGCTTTGCCTGTGGCAAAATCAAAAAAACTATCTACTATCTGGGAAATAAGTTGTCAATGTGATATCAAAGATTTACAATCGTCAATTAATCGCGTTGTTGGATCAGACTCGGCTCAATTATCACCAAATTATCAACCACTCTACACTCCCAACGATTGGAACTTATTTTCTGGTTCAAACTGGGCAGTCGACTTAATTGGCTCTAATCAAGCTTGGCATATAACCAAAGGCAGTGCTAGTTTCAAAATTGGCATTTCTGATCAAAATATAGATGTGACACATGAAGAGTTAGTCGGTAAAGTTTTATATTGGGACCAGAACAATACCCAAACTACTTCTCACGGAAATGCTGTTTCTGTAATTGCTGCCGGAAATACTGACAACGGCATCGGGCTAAGTTCTATTGGTTTTAACTCAAGTATCAACTTTTATAACATGAACTATAACGGAATTTTACAAGCGGCCTATGATGGCGTTGATGTAGTAAACATTAGTTGGACTTCGGGCTGTTTTTTCAATCAATATGAAAAAGATGTAATTGATGAAGTCTGGTCTTTAGGAACATTTTTAGTAGCAGCTGCCGGTAACGGAAACACTTGCGGCTGGGCAGGAGCTGCGGTTTACCCTGCCTCTTATGCTCAAGTTTTTAGCGTAAGTTCAATTGGAAAAACTGATAACCACGAAACAATATCCGGTGATACCACATCTACACATCAACACAATTTAACTGTAGATTTAGTAGCTCCAGGATACGATGTGCCGATTTGTCCAGTATCCGGCTGGTATATCGAGTCTTCAGGTACTTCTTATGCGGCTCCTTTTGTTACCGGAACAATTGCTCTTATGTTGACTAAAAATCCGTGTCTCACTAATTATGATATTGAATTTATACTAAAATCGACCAGTGTAGATATCTATCCAAATAACACATCATACTTAGGTCTACTTGGCTCCGGCAGGCTAAACAGCGCAGCAGCCGTTTTAGCGGCTTCACAATTTTCACAAACAAACATTCAAATATCCACCAGTTGGACTCAGTCAGCAGGTCAAATTTTAATTAATCCATCTGGTCTACAACAACCTGTAGTCACCTCCTGGTCTAATGGAATGACTGGTTTACAAAACTCCAATTTAGACTCTGGTTACTACCATATTACTTTAGAAGACGCTCACGGTTGCCAAATTGACACTGTAGTCTATTTACAAACGGTTTATCCACCAGTTTTAGATACGCTACCTTCTCTAATTGACAACCCAGCTGACTGGCCGGCACTAAGCGATTCTACTTTAGAGGTGGGTGTATCAGAAATCCAGTTGATTAACGTTTATCCAAATCCCAGTTTTGGTGACATAACAGTTGTAAATGATTCCACTAAAGATTGGTTGATTGTAGATGAAAATGGTAGGTTGGTTTTGACTAAATCGGCTAAAAAAGTATCTGAAAATATCAGATTACACTCTGGAGTTTATTTTCTTAAATTAGTTGAAACCGGAAAATGCAAAAAGATTATCATACTCTAAACTTATAAATCTAAAATAGTATAACAACTTATGGAAATAACAAAAGTAAGTTATGAAAAGGTTGAAGAAGCATTTGGTCAAATTAAACCGGATCTCCTAGACAAAAATGCTGTTTACTTTGGTTGTATCATCAAAGATAAACTCGTTGGAGTTGTATCTTATGTTGAACAGGAGAAAGTTATTTATCTCTGTCATGCCTATGTTCACGACGATTGGCGAGGAAGAGGTATCTATAAATTACTTTGGAATTACAGAGAATCCAAAATTTGGGACTCGGATAAAAATATTTATGCACACTGTAATGTCGATAGTCTAAAATACTTTATCAATAATGGGTATAACATTGAAAAGGCGCTTTTCAAAGTTGTAAAAAATAAAAGTCAAAGTTGGTAAAATAAATCACAGTTCATCATCACCGTGATTTACTGGCGTGCTATCTTTTTCACTGTTATAATCCAGCCACATGTGATAATAATCATCAAGTGTTTCGATTTTGTCAAAAATTTCTTTTTCTTTCATCACCGGACGACTCCTATCGTATCTATTAACAAGAGAGCCAAAAAAGGATTTACCCGGATTTATTTTTGTTTTTAACCACGTCTCAAAATTTTTGACCTCATCTAAACTACATCTCAGCTGCTTTGATAAACCATCATAAGTCCATTCTGGTAGAAATTCAGATTTTGTATCTGAGATTTGGCTTTCTCTAACAAATTCTAAAAAATATTTAATTCTTCTCATAGAATTATATATTAATTCTAAAATATAGATTAATTTAACTTAGGGACATCACTCCAATCAGTAGTCCAATTTTTTGAAAGAAAATCGCGGCGTGTCATCCACATTTGGTTTTTAATTTCGGGTTTTTGTTTTTGACTAAATTGTTCGTTAAATAATTTAGGCGAATGGAAGTTTTCTGGAACCAAATCAAAAAACATAACTCCTGCCTTAGCCCAAAGTTTAGTTGGAATTTCTTCAAGTAGGTCAAATATTTCGTTCCAAATATTTTGAATATCATTCGATGGTTCGAATAATTGTATTTTTTTTGACCAAACAAAATAATCATCTTCAAAACGGTTGGTTGTTGCAAAAATTAAAACAGTTTTACTTTTTAACTGCTCAGATTTTAACTTAGACGAAGCGTCTTCTATAAAATTCCAAATGGCATCTTGGACTTGTGTTTTTTGCCAAACGGTTCTACCAAAACTCCTAGAAGAAGTAACCACTTTAGGTTTTTTGAATTTAGTTTCAATGTCATAAACAAAACTCCCATGTAGCTCCATCCAGGTTCTATATCCGACTACGGTAAACATCATTTTTACTTGATATGGTGACATTTCCTTAAATTGCCCTATATAATCAACACCAATTGAATTTAACTTTTTTTTCCACTTCCTGCCGATTCCCCAAACATCTTCAATGTCTAAATCATCAATGTTTGGACCAGTCCAATAAGAACAAACACCGGCCCACTTTGAATCTTTCTTTGCAACATAATTCATCAACTTAGCAATTGTTTTATTTGGACCCACTCCAATAGATACCGGAATTCCAGTTAGTCTAAGCACCTCGGATTTAATGATTTGTAAATAGTCGACTATCTCGGAGTCCGGTATATCACTAAGGTCTAAAAATGACTCATCAATGGAATAAACTTCTACTCTATCGCAAAATCTTTTTAGGATATTTGAAATTCTATCAGAGATATCACCATAAAGCACATAATTAGAAGAAAACTTGTGCATTTTTTCTTTAACTGATTGTTCTAGTTTAAAGACAGGTTGTCCCATTTTAACACCCATATCTTTAACCTCCTGGCTTCTAGCAATAACACAACCATCGTTGTTTGAAAGAACTACTGTTGGCTTTGATTTAAGAGAGGGATTAAATAACCTTTCACAAGAGACGTAAAAATTATTACAATCGATGATTGCTATTTTTTTAACTGGCATAATTTCCAAGTTATTACACCCCATAGTTTATCAGGGTTGATGTTATTAAATAAATCCAATTCAAGTTTTTCTTCGCCATTAAAAACAACCAAATCATCTGGGTTTGGCAAAGCGGCTCTATCAACCACTAAATAATCACCCGGACTTAAGCCCCCTTTTTCTTCACCTTCCCATTGAAAAAAAAATGTTGAATAAGGGTCTGTTATAAGTAAGTCGTTTGGATCTAATCTTTTTGTTGAGTAAGCCCGAGCAGGAGAACCAAATCCAGTTGTTTTTGTGTTTATTGTAAAACCATCCATAATAGACAAATTTAGTAAAAAAAATTGAATGTGGCAAAAAAAAACTTTTAATAGTCGTCGTTGTAATCGTCGTCGTAATCAGGAAAATAGTCATCATCACTATCATCGTCATCATTTCGGTCAGTGTCAGCAAAAACACTATTTTCTTCAAACAGTTCAGATAAATATTGAATGTCATCATCATCTAATTCAATATCTTCAATAGTCAGTATATCACGGTCAATTGAATAGTCAATTTTTCCTTCTTTTTGATATGATTTAAGTGTTTTGTTGATTAACTTTCTATCCACGCATTCATCTAAATTGTAATATCTGTATATTTCCATAGTTATTAATTATATTTATTAAAAATCTGTTCAATTTGAGCATCTGTTAATACCGGTTTTTCATCAGCGATTGCAGATGATGTTCCTACCCAGAATTTTTCACCATCCTCTAAATAAATTACCTGTATATAATGACCACCGCACTTAAGAGTCAAAATACTCTCGGTTAATTCAACCGGCATTAGGTCTAAGCTCCTATCGAAATTAAAGTTTCCGATTTTTTTAACGAACTCCCAATTTCGACTTTTATAATATTCGATTTCTAAAAGTTTTAAAAATTTAGGACCTTTTTTTAAAATCTGGTTTTTTCTAACACCATGCACATCTTTTTTATCAAATCCCAAAGTGATATGTGGGTCTAATTCACTCAGTTCGAATCTGGTTCTAACGGCGGCTAATTTATCTGATTTACAAACTACAAAAAAACATCTATTTGGACCATCTTGTGCTGTTCCTAAGCCCTGAAATTGTAGGTCATCTATTTCGAAATGGAATATTCTTTGGTCAAGTGCGTTGATAAATTTATCCATTCCAAAATGTTGTATACATCTTCCGTAGTCAGCAACTCCAATAACAGTTATATGGTATTTAGCACCATCTCTTAATTTTTGATTATCGGTAAATTTAGTGAAATCTGCTTCTCCGATTAATTTTTTTAATTCATCTAAGTAAGGTTGAACTTGCGATTGGTCTATTCTAATTCCTAAGTAATTTTGACCCAGTTTGTCTTTTAAGTAAGTGATATAGTAAGTCATGATGAGTTTATATATTAATATCTTTTTTTATTTCACATATCATTAGTTTGTGATTCTAAAAAATTGTTGGTATTTTTTAATCCTCATTTTAATTTTCTTTTATTTAGAATATTCCAATCATTTTTAAGTTGTGTAATATTTTCCTTTATCCAATCTTTTAAAAACCCCTCATCAGATTCAAAACCATTAAAAGATTTATAACCAGTGCTTGATTCCAAAACTTTAATTTTAGAACCATCAAATGGTTTGGTTAATGATATTGAAAATTGAAAGTCTTTATATTTTCTATCACCGTTATATTTTCTACCAAAATGAAATCTTGGTTCCCCATATTTTTCTTCAAATAGAAATATCTCATATTCATCAAATTCAATTTTTTTATAAATTCCATTTCTTAAATTTGAATTATATTCCAATAGGTATTTATTCTCTGATATAGAATCAAAATCAATATTATTTTTTATTTCATTGAAAATAGACATCTCTTCCTCGGTCAACTCAAAATTAGTTATATCCAATTCTATATTATTCTCATAACAATATCTACAAAGTTCTATTATATCAACTCTATCCCTATCATTTGTTTTCGACCTAAATAACTTTAGAGCTATTAAACCAAGTGGTGAGGCAACCTTTATACCATCTGAATTAATTGATGTCTCAAAAACACTCTCAAATAAAGAACTATCCTTATTTATGTGTTCTGGAGTTATCAACTCAATCTCAACCCCGGTCTTTATATGTTCAAATGAGTGTTTTCTATTCCTTCTAAACTTGTAAACATTCGTTGGTATATCTTCGTCTGTTAAAAATATTAAATCAATATCCTCTGTATATCTAGGTTTTATATAATATGATAAAGCTATACCACCTATAAGAACGCAATTAGACGTGTTAGATGATTTCCAATCGTCAAGTGCGACCATTACTTCTTTAGGTATTATAGACTCATATATACTTCTAATACCATCATTTTTCCATTTAGATTTTTTTCTACTAGTAAATAATGAAAAGTCTTTATATGATAATATCTCTTTTCTCATATGTTTATATATAAAAACAAAGATAATAAAAAAATAATTAATCTCTATATAAATTATTTAATCTTGTCACTCTTAACTTATCAATAAGTTCTTCAAATTCTGAAAGTTCTACTGGTCTTTGGTCATTCTCACAAAGCTCTTCTAATATTTGTTCTTTGAAATCTTTCCCATTTGGCTGTATGTATTCAATATCTCCTTCAAACAAACCTACAATTAGATTTTTAAATTTGATAGCTTCTCTTCTGTTTGCAAAATAAACTTCACTGAACTCAGAACCTTCAATAGATATTTGACCAGTTGGTCTCATAGGAAGCTTCTGACCTTCTGCTGATTTATAATCACTGTTTGAAAGACAGATATAAATATCCTGTAACCAAATAATTCCATTATGTGAATTGGTATATCCAGAGATATCATCTCCAAAATACCATTCTAAATTTGCAGCATCTTCTTCACCAACTGGATGAACACCTTGCATAATACCTATCCAAAGATTTTGTCTGTCTCCATCTAACCATTCTTCTAAATTTTCATGATAATAACTATCATTAAAAAGTAAGCTTAAATAACAATTTGTAAATTTAACTTCACTTCCTCCACCTCTTACAAGTTTTAATTGAAATTGGCCTAATTTTTTAGCTTCTTCTAATACTCTCTTTTTTATTGCATTCTTTTCTCTCTCCTGAATTTCTTTAGCATAATCTGATAAAACTTCTGGTCTTCTTATATGACCCATTTTTTTAAGTTTATCAGCAGCACTTAAATAAGTAGATGGACTTAATTCTTCATTTGTAGATAATCTTGAAATACTCTCAGTATTATCAACTTCAATTAATTTCTTTTCAAATTTAATATCAAAAGTCCATTTAGTAATTTTATTAAATGTTCCTGGTTCATAAACTGATGTTTGAGTAATATGGGGAAATTGTAAAACATCTTTTAATTCAGATTTTATTTTACCACTACTATCAGTTCCCCAGAAATACCCCGGTTTTATTGTTTTAACTTCGTAATCATCTGGATTTTCTCTAAAATCGACATCATCTTTACAAGTAAAATCAACAATGTTGTAGCCTTCTGATTTCATATAGTTTGAAATATCAGATATAACTCCAGATATATCACCCCAACTAAATTCTCTTTCTCTTGAGACATGAACTCTCACTGATTCGTGTTGATTATGATAATTTTGAATACTAACGGTTGTATGAAACTCAGAATCTCTTAAATCTAATAACATATCTTCAATCACTGATTTATATTCGTGATTTTGATAAACAGCAACAGCTTCTTTATATGTTTTTAGATATCTCATTAATCTCGGTATATTTGATTTATTTTTATGTTTTTTGCAGAGTCTATAACATTTTGATAATTTACCTTATCAACTTCAGATAAAAGATTTCTTATTTGTTCGGCTCCTTCTAACTCGCCTCTTTCTTCTTCGTTTGTTGCAAGTTTTTCAATCAATTCGGAAACAAATTCAGGTGATACAACTTCTTTTATTCTATTAACAATACCATTTGGATTCCATTTTTTCCAATACCAATCATTTTTTCCTTCTAACATTTCAACAAGCATCTTTTTAAATCTCATAGCATCTGCCCTTGTAGCAAAATAAAACATATCTCTATCGAAAGAATCAAAAAGAGGTGAATTAACACTATTTATAGACAAATACATTCTATTTGGATAAGAAACACCATCCCATTGTTCTGGTGACCAATTCCAATCTTTAAATGTTTCTTCGGTTTCTTCATCTGCCATCATAATTCCAAATTCAAACGGAAGTTGAATTCCATATTCCATACCCTCCCATATCCAATCCCAGAGTAAATCTTTGTACCAATCAATTTCAGCATTTGGTATAATGAAAAACTTGCCCATCTTTTCTTGATTTCCTTTAATAATAAGATTAAACGGTTCAAATCTACTCATCTCGTCTCTAGTTTCTTGAAGTCTCATTCTTTCTTCTTGTTTCTCTCTTTGAGTTGCATAATCTAACATTTCGGCACCTCTTCTTTTATGACCCATATTAGTCAATTTAGTAGCAGCACTTTTATAAGTAGATGCTTTTAATTCTTCATTAAATCTTTTTAAGTATTTCATAATGTTGAGTATAATAAATTTGGAGATATCGTTCTTATATAATCAGCAGCATCCTCTAACTTAAATCCATAATCAGAAGAAAATGAATTCTCGGCTAAAATGCAAGATTCTAATTTCTCATACATATAATCAACATCCGTATATCCAGAAGGATAGTTTAATTCACTATTTGTAAAGAGCTGTATTAGTAAGTTTTTAAATCTGTTCGCCGATCCTCTATCTGAGAAAGCGACTAATCCATTCATATCAGAATCATAATCCCAGAAATTCCATTTTGTAAATTGAACTCTATCATCAACTATTCTAAATTCTAAATTGAATATTTTTCCCCAGAAGAAACCATTTCCAAAGTCATAATCTGGACAAAGTTCCATATATTGTTTGATTAAATCTTCTGAAGTTGGAATTAGACCTAAGAAAAATGAAATACCACTTTCTGGTTCATCCGAAAAAGCCATCTCATCAAATGAAATGTCTAAATTGAAATCACCAGTTAATGTTTCACCAGTCTCTTCATTTTTGATAGTCATAGTAAAAGTTCCAAATTGGGCATAATCTTCGATTCTATCTTTCCATTTAATCATTTCTTCTCGACTTTCCATTTCACGAGCCCAATCTTTTAAGTCATTTGATCTATCAGTATGTCCCATTTTATTAAGTTTTCTAGCAGCAGACATATAAGTCTGTGGTCTTAATTCTTCGTTAAACTTTTTTAAATATTTCATATCTTAACTAATATTTTTTTCATACCATCTACTACGAATCCAATCGCCAGATCCACCACGAGTTGGTAAATCATCATCATAAAGACCTTGAATTTTTATTTTTGTAAAAGCATCAACAGCCTTTTCTATATTTTCAGACCTACCACCAACAACTCTTAAAACATTCATAATTGCATCTTTGATATCATCTAAATGATTAGTTAATAACCAGTTTTTAAATTTAATTGCTGATTTTCTATCACTGAAAATACCATAATTGTTACTATTTGGGTTTGTTATCATTACATTATAAGAAGCAGTCCACATATAAAATTCTGCTAAAGTAGTTGGAGTAAACTCTCCACCGCGATTTTCAACTTCCCACCTAGCTTCAGAATCCCAATCATCTAAACTCCCATACCAATCACTTAAGTCTATTTGTAAGTTAAAGCCTTTAACTTCTTTAGCAGTAGGGTTATTAGCATTCGGACAAAAATTTGTACTTCTACCACTTTTTTCAATAGTTTCTCTTGTAGCCTTAAATGAAAACTCAAAACTTATATTAAGTCCATCTTGGCCTGATTTCCACCTTTCAACTAAATCTTCTGCTAACATTTCCGGGTCCTTTCCCCGAGCCAATAATGAATTAAATTCAGCATTATATTTTTTTGGAGTTGAACCATAATAAATTCCAGTTAATCTAGGTTGAGTGAACGATAAGTCATTTGCTATAATAGCTTGATTGTTATTTGCAAAAATCATATTATAAAAACCAAACTCCTTTTCATCAGCAAAATCAAAAAGATTTGCCGCACTTTTTGATTTATTATAGTAATCAAGTTTACTACCAGCACTTCTGTAAGTCTTAAGGTCTAACTCTTCATTGAATCTTTTAATCCATTTCATACTTTTTATATATTAAAAATAATATATAACTATATGAAATGGATAAAACTTTTTGAGGATTTTAAAGAAAACAATCAAGAAGGAACTCTGATAACAAAAGATGATATAATCACATGTATTACACACGGAGGCGTTATTTACGCCGATATTATACATGATTTCCCAAACAATGACGAAAAAGAACCACTCTCACCGGTAGATATTGATAGTGACGGTGATATCACTGTGCAAATTGACCAGAAATTATATATTGTTAATCTAAAAGACGTTAAAAGAATTGAATATTAACCCAATATATCTTTTAATTTTGAATCTCTTATAATGTATCTAATTTTTTTTGAAATCAGTTCGTCACCTACGTTGTGATTTAAGTCCGTCATATCATATTTTTTTGTGTCATATTCACTAATAATTTCAGATATAATAAGCTGATTTAGGTAAGAATCTCTATGGTGTGAAATCTGTAACCTCCTGATAGGTATGAATAGTTCAATATTATTCAACACCGACCAATCTATCAAATGTCTTATTTTTTGTGGATCCCCCTTATAGACATCAAGATGAAAAAGCATTAAATTTTTTCCAACTATCTTTTCATAATCTATTTTATCACAATTGCCAGTGCCGAACTTTGATGAAAATTCAGGCACATCAAATGGAGTAGGCAATTTATATTTATAGATAAGCAAACAATTTTTTAGTTGCTGGAAAAGCTTGATACAGGTTTTTGCAGAAGTATTCCAAGCATACTTATATTCATGAGAAGTTGAAAACTCTAGGACATTAATCACGGTCAAATATATCTAATATGTTTTAAATTATATATAGTTTATATGAAACATCTAAAAAGATATAAACTATTTGAAAACTTAGAATCTGAAATTGATTTACAAGAATTAGAATCTATTCTTATTGACTTTAAGCAAATGGGGTTAGATGCCGATATCAAAGTAGGCTCATCTATTGTAATTAATTGGAATTGGGTCAATGATGAGAAAACAGGTGGATTAAAATATCTACGCTCAAGAGAGATTGACAGATATACAAAATCAATATCCAATAATTCACTTACAATAGAATTTTCTACACCCGATATAGAGGAATACAATATTTCTGAAACATCAGAAGCATATGAGATGTTAAAAGGCTATCTTTTTGATAATTATAATTTAATTCCAAACTATATCAGTTTCCATAATCCTTTGGTATTTTTGTATTTTGAAGATTTTGATAAGATAAGAGAACTTAAAGGTGAAGATTTTTCCCAATTCTCATACGGTCATAATTTATCAAAAATAGAAGATACGATAAAAGCCCGTAAGTTAATTTTTGGATTCTACAGGTAAAAAAAACTTAAATTATTGACAGTGACACGAAGTTCTTCCACTTCCATCACAATCAGAACATTCCACTTGACCCCCTCCATCACAATCAGAACACATTATAGTCCCGTCTCCTGAACATTCATCACAACGATTTACGCCATCCCCATCACAATAAGAACATTCTTTTTTCCCACGAGCGCTACAGCGGTGGCAACTTTGCCTGCCGCTTCCTTGACAATCACTGCACTCTTCACCATCATCATCTTCGCCATCACCACCACAAGTTTCACAATCTTCTTCACCTGACCCATCACAGTTGGTGCAATCCACTTCACCATATCCCTCACAATAGGAGCACTCCACTTCACCCGAACCTCGACACTCACCACAACGAATTTCTCCGTCTCCATCGCATTCGTAGCAACGAATTTCTCCGTCTCCATCACAATTGCTGCATTCCACCACACCTGAACCACCACAATCGTCACATGAACCATTTCCACCATCGGTATCAGTTAGTTCATATTCATAATCAAAATTTGATGAGTTATAAAGCGTTCCATTTCTTGGATTATAATACTTAAATGAATCCATATAAGGATAAGACGAATACTCACCACCATTATCTAATTTAACAGAGAATTCACCCTGTCTTTTTTCAATTATCTCCCCGGTTTCTTTATTTCTAAAAACAAAATCAGTATATTCTGAAAAATCTTGTTTTTCTTTGAACCAATACCCGTTTTCTCTTGCCCAATCTTTGAATAGTTGTTGGTCTGCGGTTCTAATAGTATAGATTCTATCCATTACTTTAGTTGATACCTCATATGGTTCCATTTCCCAAAGAATAGCTCTTCCTGCTATTTTACCTTCTTCATTTTCAGATAATAATATTAAAAGAGATACTTGACTATTATCCGTATAAATGCTAAAATAACTTTGACACCTATCATAACGCATACAGGAGTTTCCTAAATCACCTCCTTCAGATTCATAGCTACTTCTATGATAATATTTTTTAATATCATCACCTTTAACAACTCTAAATCTTTCAGTTAGAACATTCTTAAGTTTTTCAATCTCGGCTCTATATTTATAGACAAAATCTTCTATTTCGGCATCCGTGAACTTTACTCCAGATTTATTCAACAACGCTCTTGTTAGTTTACCAACACCAACTTCCGAGCTTTTTACAACCTCTGGTCCGGTAATTAAACAGGCACTGGTTGCTATATTTTGGTATTTTTTTCCACTTTTGACCCACTGAAAAAGAGCCAATGAGCCACCAGATTGATATAAAGAACTAACCGAGTCAAGCAGGCTGCCTGATATAAATTCAGAAATTTCAGATATAGTATAATACTTGATAACTTGTCCAATTTGACCATCTTCAGGAGTTTGATATTCACCTTCAATCTGCTCTACGCCACTTTTGACATTTTTACTAAATTTCTCAGCAAGATATGAAAAAAAATTATTATGGGTTTGATCACCTCGAACTTTGGCAATTTTTCCAACTTTATCATCTGGTTTAAAGAAAAGAACATCAGTCTTATCTTTGTTGATATCAATATAGTTTTGATTAATATCTAATTCTTTACCTTCAATATCGATTAGATTTTTTGAAATTGGTGAGTCAATCCTTTTAAGAACCGAAATAAATTCCTTAGAAAAGTCCACATTAGCCTCTAACAGTAGTTGTAGACTTGATTCGGTTAGAAATTGGTCATATTTATGAAGTTTCATAGGATTTATATATTAAAAAAATCTTCTGAAAATTAGTTTTTATGAAAGGGCTGAGAGGAACGATATATATATATATTAATATGATAATTAGCAATTATGTTGAAATGACTTTAGGTGTTAAGAATTGTAAAAAAATGATCAATAGATATAACTTATCAGAATCTTTGAAGCCTGGTGATGTAGTAAAAATACCATTAGAGATTTTATCAAAATCATCTCACTATGAAATAGAAATAACATGCGATTACTGTGATAAAAAATTAAAAGTTCCATACAAAAGATATAATCTTTACACCTCAGTAATTGGAAAATATGCTTGTTCATCAAAAGAATGTTCTAATCAAAAAATAAAAGATGTGTGTCAGAAAAAATATGGAGTTGATAATCCGTTTCAATACGAAGAAGTTAAAGAAAAAATTAAAGAATCTTTAATTGAAAAATATGGAGTAGAGCACCCTATGTATATGGAAGAGACTAAGAATAAAATAAAGGAGACTTGCTTAGATAGATATGGGGTAACAAGCTATACAAAAACAGAGGATTATAAAAAGAAAACAATTGAAACAAACTTAGAAAAATATGGAACTGTTCATGAATCCAAAACCAAAGAAGGTCAAAAAAAAAGAAAGAAAACAAGAATAGAAAAGGGTAATCAAATTCCAGATGAATTATTAGAACCATACACTATTTATAGGAAGTTAGTAGATAATAATCTCGATATAATTAGAAATAAATTTTTAGAAGATTGGGATGGTTTTGATTATTACGATGGTGAATATATAAAAAATAATTTAAGTATAGATTGTAAAAGTAGACTATATCCAACTATAGATCATAAAGTGTCTGTTTACTATGGATTCATTAACAATATATCAGTTGAAGAAATATCTGATAAAAAAAACCTATGTGTTACTAAATCATATATCAATAGTAAAAAAAGAGAACTTAATGAAAATGAATTCTTAGAAAAATATGAAATAAAAAAGAGGATTTAAATCCCCTTTTCACCTTCTAGTACTATCTGTTTCACTCTACTATTGGTTCCACTGAGTGGACATTTAACACCAACCGAAATGATTAGTACTTTACCTTTTACCTTTGAGAAGTCTAAAGTGTCTGTATATCCATCTGTGAGTAAAACACTATTACAATCATTATGGTTTTCTACAATGTAATCAATCATCGGTTGTAAACATGTACCTCCTAATCCCTTAATTGGAATACTTTCCAATTGTTTTTTACTTTTGATGTTTTGAACCCATTTGACTTGTGTGTCCGATTCCATAAAATTAATCTCAATGTCGTTTCTATATACATACGACAATACTCTTTCAAATGTGCCTTGTCCTCCCATGCTACCACTGGTGTCGAGTCCAACATTAATCTTAGTTTTGACTTTTCGGTTTCCTTTCAAACCAGAAATTTGCTTACGATTTGGCTTAACAATAGTTCGCTGCTTAATTGTTCCAAAAATGACATTAGAAATAGCTCTTTTAATTTCTTTGAGGTAGTCTTTTCGTTTCTTTCTAAGTTTATTTAGGGTTTGTTCGATAGTTCCAGAAGAAAGACCACGAGCAGCTAGGCGCTCCATAACATCTTTTACCATTGCATCACGCATATCCTCAGGAACATCGTCTCCAATGTGTTTATCGAGATATTCACCGCTGCCGTTTTCCATATCTTCAAAGATTTTCTCTTTAGACCAAGTATCTAAGGACTCACCGTCTTTTGAAGGATTTTTACCATAAGGCCCATAGGAATCTTTACCACTGCTATCTTTGTCTCCATTTTGACCAGATCCACCACAATCTTGACAATCTTTGTCGCCATTCTCGTTTTGACCATCACCAGATTCGTTTTTAGAACTAGATTTTTGTGATTCGTCTTTTTGACTCGTTCCACTATCATTTTGTTGCTGTTTTCCACTACCACCACAAGATTGACATTTAGATTTTTCTTTATTGGACTTTTGCCACTTTTCTTTTTCATCTTTCATCCACTCATACAACTCTTCAAAGATTAGTTTTCCGGTATATTCTTTTGGAACAAAAAGTGCCATGTTTTTCCCATCTGCTGATTTTGGAATTTCAACAAAAGCATGTGGGATATCTTCCCAGATAATATGATTAATAATCATATCTTGGACAATATTAGAGAGCTTGTGGTCGTATTGACCAGTAACTGTTCTTCTGGGGTGGTCGAAAAGTAAGTGAAAATCTTCGTGTAGGGTAATAAAATTTACTTCTTTTTGAGACATATTTTCCAAAAATTTTGGAGAATAGTAAAAGTTCATGCCTTTTGAAGTGATGTTTACAGCACAAGTACCAATTGAATCTTGTTCGTGAAACATCACATGCAGATTGAATTCACCATAAAACGGCAAATTAATTTTAGTATCAATTAGCATTGTTTGAATGCCATTCAGAAGCTTTTCGTGGATATTTTTAATTATCATTAGTGTGATTATTTTTTAACAAATATAGAGATTATATATTATTTATACAACAAAAAATGTAATTTTTTTTGCTAAAACGAATCAGTTTGACTTTGATTAGATTGATAAGAATTTGAACTACAAAGTTTATCAAACTCTTCATCTTGTGAGAACCCACTCCTTATCATTTTAGATACGAGTTGATGCCAATTTAATTTACCGCGGTATTGAAACTCACCATCAACAATAGATATTTTAGCTTCAATATCTAGATTAGAAATCTTTCCAAAAATTTCTTTTTCTAACTCAAATTCCTGATTTGTGATATCACCGGCTTTAGCAATCTTAATTTTATGATACCCTTCTGTTAACATCGTAACAATAACATCACCTTTCAACTTCATGATATCTGCAATCTTCAGAGCGATTTTTGACTCTTCTTCCGTAAGGCCTTCTATATCTTTAATTTCTTCTGAAACAAAAAACACATAACCGTTTGGTTCATCACCAGGTTTCATAGTTTCAAGTCGTGTTTCTAAAATACCAAGAGCCTCTGATTTTTCTTCCATTTTTTGTTCAGCCATTTTAACCTCATTTCTTAGTCTTATAATTTCTTTCTGAGTTTCTTCAATACGATATTCTAACTCAATAATCTTTGACTCATTCATCCTACGGAAAGATTCTTCCATATAGGACTGGGCTGTAGTTTTTAATTTATCATTAGGAGCTGGTGGATTTTCATTTACTTCAATAATTGTTTTAACATCTTCTTCTGAAAGATCTTCTAACATAGAATTCATGACTTCTGAAAGTGCGTGGTCTTCGTCAAACTCTTCATCATCAGGACCAAATAAATCGTCAAGTAAACTTAAACCTTTACCAGATACTTCTACTTTTTCTTCTTCATCAAAAAGGGATTTCAACTTATCAATTGGTTTTTGATTTTCAACTTCGAGATAACACCTCATGCCATCGACATCGGTGAATTCTAAACCAGATACGATGAATTTGTTTGCATAACCAGTGACATCAATTTGGTCAATTTCATTTATAAACCGCTGAATCATCGAGGTATCAGTTAGTGATGTTCCTTCTTGTTCTTCAAATTTAATTGTCCCATTGTCACAAATAGTGATTTTGAAAATCACGCCTTCAAGAATTCCAGACAATTTTTCACCTTTTAAAAAGGCAACATCGCGTATAAATCTTATTCGCCTGCCGTTGACCGCTGACACAAAGTTTAAGAATTTTCTTTTTGGTTTGAAGTCTCCAATGACTGGCTCAGATTTAATTTGCGTATTATCTTCCATATTCTAATTTTTTTGACAAATATAACCAATTTATATCATTAATGAAAGGATTTTTTATAATAATTTAATTTCATCAATCTTCGTCTACATAATCTATAACAGGATTTCCATATTCATCCCAATAGAGGCCATTTTTTGAAAATTTAACATTAAAGTGGTGATTGTCAAATTTGGGCATAAAAAATTTAACCAATCTGGCTAAGCGTGAGTACAAGTTTTTGAATTTATTAATTATCATCGTCTAATATATTATCAATTCTAGAATTTCTACTGGGGCAAATTTTTGATTCAGCGATAAACTCTGATTCGCCCCACTGTATAACCTGGCCTCGATAGTTCATCGTGCAAATTTCATAGTTAATAAAAAACTGTTTGTCAATTTTAACAGGGTGAAAGTCCAATACTAAATAATCAGTAGATCTATCATCGCACTTAGAAACAAAATCACCAATAGAAAATTTAGTTAATTGTATTTCTTGACCGTCTTCTAAATAAGACCATATTTTAGAAAAGATGTCAATAGTATCTTCTAAAAAAAGAACATACATCATTATTGAAGACAATTTACCATTAAAATGATAAACAAATCTAGTGTATTGTTTATCCTTTACTAAGTGTGTTTGCTGTTCTTTAGATTCTACAATTTTTTCACTCACCTCAATATCGCTTATTTTCTCGACATCATTATTATTTTGATAGTATGTTTTTGTGGAAACTTTTGTAGAAAACCATTTTTCAAAAATATGAAAAAAGTTTTCAACTCGATTTGTAGCCACTGAAAAAGAAAAAGTAAACTTCATCTGCGGGTCAATAGTTTCAACATCACCCAAATTTCCAAATAATGAAACCGCGCGTGGGTTTAATTTTTGCTTAAACACAATCATTGGGTGTGAATTTGCGGAGTGATACTTAGGATAGACCGAATAATTAGTGTGTCTTAATTTTTCGTTCCATCTTAAAATTTCTGAATCAGATATAAACTTTGACATATTTTTTTATGTATTGGTTATTTTATTATTTCGTCTATTTTATTATTTCTCATTTCGTCAATTGTTGTAAAATACTTTTCAAAAATTTTTAAGGTTAAGGGGTACCAATTTCCCGAAGTTGGAGTTTGTCGTTTGGAATACCCAGTGTAACAACTGAATCTACCAGTTGTTGTTAATTCAATCTCAACCCATAAACATAGACCGGACTTCAACTCGAATGTTGTTGGTGCCTGTGTTTTATATATCTTGCCCTTTTTACAATAAACGACTTTATCGTCTTTTGCAAATAAAGTTCTTTTACAGTAAATCTCCACCGATATCAATTACTTTTTTGTGTCAACATCAACATTTACATTTGTGATTTGATTAAGTTTAATTTCTCTTATAATTTGTGTAAAAAACCTCTCTAAGTCACTCTCACAAGAAAATTCAACACCTATATAACTTCTGTCACTATCAAAACACAACCATTTTCCTGATGAATAAATGTGCTGATATTGAGTCACTCCGGGTATTATAACAAAACTATCGATTGGATTACCATTATACCCAGGATCAACTTCTTCTTTTGTGAACCATTTAATACTTATTATTTTTGAAGTATTGTTAGATATTCTCAACATAACCGATCCTATTTTTTGCAATTTCTATGTAATCTTGTTGTATATCAAATCCTATCCAGTTTCTTTCAAGTTCCAGCGCAGCTAAACCTGTTGTGCCTGTTCCAATAAATGGGTCTAAGACCAAATCACCCTTATTAGTTGATCCTTTGATGAAATATTTTACTAATTCAATAGGAAACACAGCAATGTGGTTATCAGCAATTTTTTTAGATTCTGATGAAATGTTTACCAGAGTTGTTGGTAGAGCCCCAAGAGGATTAGGAGACCAATCTTTATATTCCAAATCAGAATCGCTGTCTGTTCTTGCAAATCTTTTTTTGAGCGGTCTTTTCATTCTCTTAATAGATTTCTCAGAATATTCTGTTCTCATTTCATCTATGTTAAATTTGAAACCCCTTTCTTTTACGAACCAAAAAATGTATTCTACGCGGTCGCCAAAACGACTTCTATTAGGAAGACCTTTCATTTTATTCCAAAAAAGTCTTTCAAACATTTTAAGACCGCTGCTTTTATGGATTTCAGAAATTAAGTCAAATACATAAGGATGTCTGAATCCACCTTCGACTTTATCGTTGATATTCAAAATAAATGAACCAGTTGGTTTAATAACTCTTTCTATCTCCTTACAATAGGGTATAAACCAATTTACATAATCATTAGCAGGTATGCCCGAGTCATTGATATAGACCTTTAAGGTTGAATAGGGTGGTGATGTTATCACTAAATCAATTGAATTATCGTCTAATTTTTTAAGAAGTTCAATTGAATCACCACAATATACTTGGTTGATGTCCATTACATTTCTTTACTTTTTTTATCTAAAAAGTCTTTTTCTTTTTCAGTTAAAGATGACATACCACCTAATTGTATTTTATCAAGTATACTATCAATATCTAAAAAATCCTCACCAGGTTGTTCGCCTAAAAAAGAATCTTTTTGAATTGTAACAATTGATTGGTCGATATCTGGCACAGAGTCGAAGATTTGTCGGTTTCCATGAATTTCAAACTCAGCTCTCATTTTTAACTTTGTGATTTCTTCGACAATCAACCCAATTGTGCTGGGAACAAAACCATTTTCAATTCGGTTGCTCATAATGAAATTATCAATTTTGATAGTTACGTTTACTCGAACTTTTGATAATTCATGTTTTAATCTTTCTGGATACATCATATCTAACTGATTGATATTAAATCCAGACCCCTTTGGCACAAAGTATCCATAATTGTAGAAGACCGAAACCTTTTCATTTTCTACTTCTTTATTTAGGATGTCACGGCATATTGTGTTGATCCAATTTGAAATGAAATTTAATTCCTGAACTGCCTCGTCTAAGGTTGTTTTTATAATATACATACTATTTAATTTTAAATTTTTTATGAACTTCTTCAATAATCATTACCATATTATTTTTCGATTCTATATCACAGGATATACAAACTTTGATTTGCATATCTTCATTATCAACATAGAGGACTTTATATTCACCACCTTTAAGAAAAATTGAAAAACCATTAGAATCATAAATGGTCTCCTTACATATTAGTAAATCACCTTTTCTCATTTTTTATCTAATCTAATTTATATTTTTATTCAACTGGTTATAAAAGTTGATAAACTTATATTTAAGATACAAATATAATATAAAAAAATAGATTTTATATATATTTAAATAATTAATTTTAAAAAATGAAGATTAAACATAAACTCCTAACAGATTACCAGTTCACAACAGTTGATAAAAAGATATTTTTAATCAAATCAGGCACACTTATAGATGATTACGTTTACAAAATTAAAGGCGAATCAATTCAAATTGACAAAGGTATTGTTGAAGCGAACCCCCAGATATTTACACCTGTTGATTGGAAAGCAGAGTTGTTAACCCACATGAAAATTAGTAAATTTCCAACACCAACTCAATTTCATAAAAAACTAATTCCATTTATCGAAGAAATGATTATTTCTTCTATTCAACAAATTCCAGCGCCAATAGAAATCAAAGATGATAGTAAAATAAAAGATTTAGAGGCAAAAGAAAAAGATTTAGAGGCAAAAGAATCAGAGTTTAACAGTCGCGAAAAAAGAATCAAAGACAAAGAAGAAGAAGTCGACATTAGATTGAAAAGAGTCGAAAAAAGAGAAGAAGACTATAAAAACGAGTTAAAAAATTTAGATAAAAAAGAAGACGACTTAAGGGCAAGATCTCGAGAAATAACTGAAAAAAAATTAGATCTAGAAGATAAACTCCAGTTTATTAATGAAAAAGAAAGAAACTTTGATAGGTCTGTTTTAGAATCATCAAAAACCTTAGACCAAAAATATGCGGAACTTCAACAAAAAATTGACAAAGATTTGGCAGCCGTGACTAAAAAAGAGAGGGAATTAGAACTTCTATCTAAAGAATTAAATAGAAAAGAAGAATCGCTTTTACAACTTAAAACGGATTTAGAAGAAGTTGAAAAATATCTAACAATAAAAGTAGAAGAAGTTAATCTCGAAGAAGAGTCTTTAATGAAATTGGATCAAGAGATTAGAGACTGGGAAAAAATGCACTGGAAATTTCAAAGAAATGTAGCACCACCATCGGCAATACCAGAGACAATGAGCATTGAATTAAAACAAAGATTTGGCATAAAATAAAAAAAGGGGGAAGAAAACTTCCCCCTTTTTTTATTTCACCTTTTTTATCTGGTCTCTCAGTTTACAAGCTAACTCATAATTTTCCGTCTCAATTGCCTCTTTAAGTTTGGATTCAAGCAACTTTACATCAATTTTTGGTTCTGGATTTTTTGTTTCAGACCAAGTTCTTGTGAATTTTGATGCACCATCGTGGCTAACCCAAGTTTCTTTTTTAATTTTATGAGTCTCGGTTTCTGATTCTTCAACTTGTTTGTTGAAATTTTTGTCATCATCTTTTGGAAAAAATGATTCTGTTTTTGTGAAAGTTTGAAATTGAAAAGGGCTTTCAAATTGGCTCAGAAATAAATCTGATAGGTCAAATAGGTAATACTTTTTTCTCATAGTTTTAATTATTTTTTAGTGCATATATTCAAATTTAGGACCAAAACAAAAATACTGACAAATTGTCATATAGTCAATTTAAATTAGAATGTTTCTAAATTAATATATAAATTGCAATGGATAAACTAAAAAGGCTATACAATTATCTGAAAAAGAATCAGCAAAAAAAAGTTCTTTTTTTAACAACATCCAATAGATGGAGCGGTGACAAAGAATTACCAAAATCTTCAATTATAGCCGATGAATTAGTAAAAAAACTTGACTCCGAAAATATTAAATTGATTAATGTAGCCAAACTAAATATTTTTTCTTGTGAAGGAAATGTATCTACCAAAAGGGGAAATACTTGTGGCCTAAAGCAAGCTAAGTTATTAGATAAAAAAAAGAATCCAACCGGTTCTATAAGATGTTGGGCGGCTTTGAATAACAAATCAGATGAAATGTATGTAGTAGCAAATGCCATATTTGAAGCAGATATCGTTATTTTCTTTGGCTCAATTAGGTGGGGCAAAATGAATGCCATCTATACTTCTTTGGTTGAAAGACTGACTTGGTTAGAAAATAGACACACGACTCTAAAAGAATCTAATTTATTAAAAGATAAAGAGTGCGGTGTTGTGGCGGTAGGTCACAACTGGAATGGCGAAGAATCAATTAAATTAGAAAAAGAAGTATTGAAATTCTTTGGTTTTAAAACACCAGCTCAGTTGTCATTTAACTGGCAGTATTTAAGAAACGCCAACGATGAATCAAAAGAAGGATATCGCCAAGAATTTGGTGACTTCTTAAAAGACTTTGATTTTGTCGAAACCCTACAGGAATCGGTAATTAGATTTATAGAGTGGTTAAAAAGATAACACTAAGAAAGTTTATCTTTTAATCTGACAAGCTGAAACATTTTTTTAGCATTAAATCCATGAAATTTCTGCATGTTGCACATAACCCAGTCAATGTCATTAATTCTTTTTTGACTATGTTTGATATAAGTTATACCATATCTTTCTCGAACTTTATCAATTTCATCAAATTCTTTGTGATAGAGATCATCATAACTACAATCAGACTTATCAATTATTTTAATGAAATTATTAAGCCTGACTAACAATTCAAATTTAATATCATAAAAAGGTTTTCCACTGTTTAACATATCGATAATTTTTCTATCGACCATATCATTTATCTTCTCTTTTGTCATAATTTTAAAACAAATATATCAAATTTTTCTTAGATAAAAAAATAAAAAGTTAATTTGATATGGCGCCTTTAATTATCAAATCTCTTCTAAGTGATTTAATCAGGTAAATTTCTTCTTCAAGTTGGTTAATTTTTTTAACATCGTCACTTTGATGACTAAGCAGAGTTAATAAATTTTTTACCTGTTTATTCAACAATTTCAAAGATAAAGGTTTTTTATTATAATTTAGCCAATCCATTTTAATATAATTTGGCATTTGTGAAATATCAAATATTTTTTCATCCCATTCTTCTAAATAGTAGTAACAATTGTCTATTTCGGCAAGAATTAGCATTATATTTTTAATTTCAGACTTGTCAAAATCAGAAGTCACCACCACGGTTTTCCATGGTAGTAGATTAATTTCTCTTATCATTTGAGTAATTATCTAAAAAGTCTATTTCTTCAGGAGTTAGTGCTGGTAAACCATATTGTGATATCTTATCAAGTAGTTCATCAATATCAAAAACTTTAGTCTGTTTGATTTCGTCTTGTTGAACCTCAGGTATGGAAAAGATAGGATTTTTAATTATTTCATCGATTTTATATCCGATTGACTTTTCAAAATCTTCTCTGTAAAAAATAAAACCTAATACCTCAATAATATCATTTATTTTTTTATTGTAAATTAGACATATTGACTTAATGATTTGCTCGATAATCTCGTTTTCAACTGAGTCAGAAGTGTAAAGACAAGTGGTATTTTGAAAAATAGCAATATCGTCTCTATCGATTAGATATATGATATCAACAAGACCATGGTTGACTAAATTGACCTGTATATAAACAGTGTCGTTCATTCTGGTCTTAAATTGAGACTCACCGGCTTTTATTCGACCAAGTGCTTCTATAAATTGATTTCTTTTGGAGTTTAAAGTTCTTTGGTTATCTATTGAAATTAGGCGCTGCATTATTTTTTTTGTTAAAAGTATACCAATTGCGATTCCAACAAAAAGTGACAATACTGCCGATATCCAAATCATAGACTATATATTTGTTTTATTACTTTAATATTTAAATATTTGGACATATTTTCACAGGCTATTTAAATTTCTTTTTTAATTCATTTAAATCAGAGACATACATATCCTTTGGTTCAGTTTCTTCCATTTTCTTAATCTCATCTTTCTTTTCAATAAAATCTGCTTTTAGTTTGTCATACACCTCTTTAGTTAGTGAGTAGATAGGCATTCTAAGTAGATAATCGTATGAATTGTCAATTAAATCAAGTTTCATTTCTTCAACACCTTTAATAATTTCTGATTTTGCGACATTATTTACCTTAAGTTTTTGGTCAATAATGGCTTTGATAAACTTGCCTCTATTAGAGAGAATCTTTAACTCCTGGTTCATTTTATCCAGCAAATGTCTTTTTCTTTTATCGTAATAAGTAAGTCTAAATTTGACAAAGTATTCAATTATTTCCTCTGAAGTTTCAAATATTTTTAACTTACCTGATTCATCAAGAGTCGAAAAAATTTCAGTAGAAGATTCTTCTAATTTTAAGATTTTGATTAACTTTTCATCATCTAAATTTTCTAAATCAGCTCGTGTAAATTTAATTACATAATCAATATTGTCTTTGCAATTGTCATCATAACTAACGATTATCTTATCATCAACTAATTTGTCTAAAATATCTTCATATTTTTCATAAGTCATTGACGGTGGTAGTTCTGAAATCTTAACAGTTGATGTATTGACCTTTTTAAAGTTTCCTCTAATTATCCATCTTTTTTTATTTTCAGGATCTTGAATATACTGACCGGTAAAATTTGATAATTTTGGTTTTATGAAACCAATTTTTTTTTGGTCTAAAACTCTAAGACAAGCATCAATAATGTCTTTGATGTCTCTATTTAAGACGTTTGAAGCAAACCCCACAGCAATTCCAGAAGATCCATTTAACAAAACAGTGGGTATTATTGGTAAAAAATAATGCGGCTCAATCACTTCACCTTCTTCTTCTTTAAAATTTAATAGTTCAAAATCTTTATAAATTAGTCTAAAATTTTGAGATAGTTTAGTTCCGATATATCTCGCGGCACCTGGTTGCGGAGACCTAAGCGAACCAAATTGCCCCTCTTCTTCTAAAAGCGGCGCATTGTTTTTGAATTTTTGAGCCATTGTGATAATGGCATTAGAAAGACTTGAATCCCCGTGATGGTAAAAACAATCTGACGCGACTTTACCGGATAATTGAAAAACTTTAAGTGTTTTTTCGGTTCCGGTTTTCCAAATTTGATTTGCAACGTGAATTATCTTTCTTTGTGTCGGTTTAAATCCGTCTATCACTGATGGTATTGCCCTACCTTCAATAACATACATTGCAAACTCCTTATACTCCTGTGATAAAAATTCAGAAATGCTCTTTTCCACCATAATTGATTATATAACTATTTATAATATTGTTTTTGAGGACTATATACTTGTTTAACCTAAACTAATTCCATTTTAAAGCCTATCTAAATCCAATTACCACCAATCGTATTTCACCTGATAAGTCTTCGTATAAAAAAGAACAACTTTCGCAGAAGTCTCCGGTGTTGTAATAGTTAAACTGACCTGATCTATCGATATCTGGAGTATGTATATGTCCAATCATTATACCATCACAGTCGACCTCTTTTACTTTTTTCATCGATAAAATTTTGAAATCATTTATAAAGGCGATGGCATTTTTTACTCTGGATTTTAGATACTGAGATAGCGACCAATATTGTAGTCCAAATAATCTTCTTAATTTATTATAGATATTATTAATCTTAAAACTCATTTCGTATGCCCAGTCACCTAAAACATAAAGAAATGGGTGTAGTCTAATGAACCCGTCGAATTGATCTCCGTGGCAAATGTATATCTTTTCTCCAGAGGAGGTAGTATGGAAATATTGGTCACAGATTAAAATATTTCCTAAATTAATATTTTCTTCTTCAATTAAACCTCTAAGGTAATAGTCGTGATTTCCCAAAACATAAACAACTTCCACTCCTTTTCTTGAAAATCTAAGTATCTTCTGAATAACAGTAGAGTGATCGGGTTTCCAATAAAATTTTCTTTTAATCGAAGTCAAATCAATGAAATCTCCGACAATTACCAACTTTTCAAATTCATAATTTTTAAACACTTGTAATAATTTGTCTGCTTGGCATTTTGAAGTTCCAAGATGCACATCGGATATAAAAAGGGTTTTAATTTTCATACTCTATTTATTATTTAAATTTTTATAATTTAAGCCAATTTAACAGAGGAGTCTGATTATCTGATATAATAATAGATATTTCAAACAATTTTTTATTTTACTATAAAATATATGTTAAATAAAAAAATTAACTAATATGAAAGTAATGAATCTATTGAACTGGGAGTTCTCCGAAGGTCTGATAAAATCGGATAAAACAACTCGCATAACATCATCAGAAAATGATTTGGTTAATAGTAAAGTTTTTTACGAAGATTTAACAAAGCATGATGCAAAATTAATAATAGGCAAATTCTGTTCAATATCCACCCGTGTCTCTTTTTTTTTAGGTGGAAATCATAACATCAAACGAATATCGACTTGGCTACCTGACCCTGATATGAAATACGATGAAACCGGAAATTTGCTAACTAAGGGTGACATTATTGTTGAAAATGATGTTTGGATTGGCATGAATGTTATGATAATGTCTGGTGTCAAAATAGGCAGTGGCTCGGTGATAGGTGCCGGTGCGGTTGTAAGTCAAGATATCCAACCGTATAGTATCGTGGTTGGAAACCCTGCCAGAGTAATTAAAAAAAGATTTACAGATGAGCAAATTGATATTTTATTAAAAAGTGAATGGTGGAATTGGGATTTTAGTATTATACAAGAAAATTCCGAAATCATATTTGGCGAATCTTTTGAAAAATTTGAGGAGCTAACCAAGATTTATGAAATAGATAAATAAAATTACAATTAGAGACCACCCTGATAAGTCAGTAGAAATTAAAAAAATAATTAAAAAGTGAAAAAAATCGAAGACAAATATAAAGTTTTAGACCAAATAACACATATACTTTTAAGACCGCAGACATATGTAGGTTCTAATAAACCAAACACATCTATCAAAAATGTGATAGAAGAGGGTCAGGTAGTTCAAAGAGAAATTACATTTATTCCATCATTTGTTAAAATATTTGATGAAGTGGTTACAAATTCAGTCGATGAAAATAAAAGAAATAAAAACCTAAATAAGATTGATATTTCAGTAGATGTTGAAAATAATACTATCTCAGTAAAAGATAACGGCGGAATCCCAGTGGTAATTCATAAAGACCATAACCAGTATGTTCCAGAAGTTATTTTTGGAAATTTGATGTCAGGAAGTAATTACGATGACTCTGATGAAAGAACAGTTGCTGGATTGAATGGTCTGGGTGCTAAATTAACTAATGTTTTTTCACTGCAATTCACAATTTCAACTTGTGATGGTAAAAACCATTTTTTTCAGACTTTTTCAAATAATATGAGAGAAAGAAGTGTTCCAACTATTAAAAAGTCAAAAATAAACCACACCGAGATAAAGTATAAACCCGATTTATCACAATTTGGTATAGATAAATTAGACGATGACCATTTTAAGATGATTGAAAAAAGAGTCTATGATTTAGCAGGAACAAATCCAGATATAAAATTCACATTTAATGAAACTAAAATAAATTTCAACTCATTTGAAGATTACATCAAATTATACACACAAGACTATTTCTTTGAAGAAGCAAAAGATAAATCGTGGTCCGTTGGTATTGCACTTTCAGAAAATGGATTTTCGCATGTCAGTTTTGCTAACTCCACAGAAACTTATGATGGCGGAACACATGTTGATTACATTATCAATCAAATTATCACGGAGTTAAGAGCCTTCTTTACTAAAAGGCATAAAGTAGATGTTAAACCATCGGAGTTAAAACAACATATCTTTCTTTTTCTCAATTCAACTGTAATCAACCCCAGTTTTTCTTCACAGACAAAAGAAAAGTTAATCACAGAAGTTAAAGATTTTGGGTCTACTTTTGAGATTTCAAATAAATTAATTCAACAGATTCTAAAATCCGAAATTGTAAATTCGATACTCGATTGGATTCAACAAAAAAAATCAGCCGAAGACTCGAAATTACAAAGAGAATTAAATAAAAAACTATCAAAAATTAAAGTTGAAAAATTAATTGACGCTAAGGGAAAAGACCGTTGGAAGTGTCAAATCGGACTTTTTGAAGGGGATTGCCTACATGAGGATACTCTTATAAGAATTATAAGAGATGGTGATATTATAGATGAAAAAATTAAAAATATCAATACAGAGGATTTAGTCATTACTCACAATAATTCAATATCCAATATTTATTCTTTTACAAAAAAAATCAAAAAGAAAGCTGTTATAAAAACTAAGACTGAGGATGTTATTTGTAGCCATGAACATAAATGGTTCGTATATGATACCGAAAAAAATGAATTTTATTTTGAACTAACGAGTAAAATAAATAAGCAAAGACATAAGCTAGTAAAAAACTACTTAGCATTTACAGAATCTTTGATCGAAGTCAAAGAAAATGATGGATATACATTAAAAATACTCTCTGGTGATATTATAGAAACTAATCCGGAACACAAGTTCGCTATATTCAACAAAGAATTAAATAAATTTGAAATGTTAGAATCTTTGAAAATAAAACCAGGTAAGCATTTTCTTATCAACACCTTCAAATTATAGAATAACCTTCAAAATTACATATTTTACTTCTAATACATAGAGTATGATATATAACTATGAATATAAAGGAAGGATTTACAATTTCAATTGTAAAAGATTAGACAGAATAGATTCATCACTAAAAGTATCAATAAGAAGAAAACTCAAAATCCCGATAGGAAAATATTTGGATTATCTGGGTTTTGATATAGAAAAGTGTAGAGTTTGTAATTCTGGTTACCCACCTGTAAATATACATGTTGAAATAAACAACAAAAGTCAAATTAAAATAAAAGGATTTTCATATAAAAAACTAATTTATTGCTATGGAGAAAATGAACATTGTCAAGGTATAAAAATGAATCCCAATTCATTTGAATTCATATCATTGGTTAATAAAGTATCATTGGAAGAGGCAAAAATATTACTAAAAAATAATAATGGAAGTCCATTCTATAAAGAAAATCATAATTCTGAAAATTCTTACAAAGAGTTTCAATCTAGATCCGTTGATAACTATATAAAAAAATATGGAGAGGAATTAGGTAGACAAAAATATTTAGAACACATATCTAAAATTTCTTTATCAAATAGTAGAGAAGGATATATACAAAAATATGGAGAAGATTTGGGAATTAAATTATTCCAGGAAGTATCAAATAAAAAAGATTCAATGTCTTTGGATTTCTTCATTAAGAAAAATAATGGTGATTTAGAATCAGCAATAACCGAATATGAATATAGATTATCTAAAGTAAATAACTCAATTAGTAACTTGATTAATAAATTTGGTGAAAAAGTAGGATTGGAAAAACATAAAATAAGAGTTGATAAGTATAGAAAAACCTTTGACTCAAATCCACAAAAAGAAAAAATAAATAAATCACGAGCTATTACAATTGATAATTTATTGAAAAAATACGGCGATATTGAAACCGCAACTAAAATTTATCACCAATGGTTAGAAAAAGTAACAGTTCCTTTTTGTGTCGCATCCAAAGAGTCATTAAAGATTTTTAATCCACTTATAGATATTTTAACCAGTAAATTAAATATAGATATTTCTGATATCTGTATAGGGAAACCAAATAAACAAGAATATTTCATAAAAGATAGTGATAAAATTTATTTCTATGATTTTACAATAAGAAGTAAGAAAATCATCATTGAATACAATGGAGTTTTGTATCATCCAAAAAATGAAAATTCAACTTGGACAAATCCATTTGATATAAGTATTACTCCTGAAATAGCGTTTAAAAAACAACAAGATAAAATAGAAACGGCAAAAGCAAATGGATTCAGGGTTCTAGAGATTTGGTCAGATGAGGAAAATAAATTAGAGAAGTGTTTGGAATTTATAAAAAATAATATTGATAAATGATAGTAGAGAATTTTTTAGAACTTATAGATATAGATTCAATTGATATCACAAATGAGTACGTGAACATGGTTGACATATCAGTTGATGTTGATCAATCTTTTCTGTTAAGCAATGGTCTCGTATCTCATAATTCGGCAATTTCGGCTTTCAGAAAATACAGAACACCAGAAACAATGGGTGCTTTTGCACTTAAAGGAAAATTCGTGAATGTTTCAGAGATGACCAATCAAAAACTGGTCGGAAATGACGAAGTGGTTAATTTAATGGCATCGATTGGATTAAAACTGGGCCAAGAAATTACTCTCAAAGACCTTAGATACGGTAGAATTCTTTTTTACGTTGACGCTGACGCAGACGGTAACTCGATTGCTGGTCTGCTCATTAACTTTTTTTACAAATATTGGCCGGATATGTTTGATAGAAAAATGATTTGGAAAGTAGAAACTCCAATTGTAGTTGCTATACCAAAATCAAAAACCAAAAAGAAATTACTTTTTTATACCCAAGCAGAGTATAATGAATGGGAAAAAACAAATGATGTCAAACAGTGGGAAATAAAGTATAAAAAAGGTTTAGCGGCACTTGTCGATGACGAGTATCAAGATATTATTAATAACCCAAAAATGACCTTAATTACAAAAGACGAGGCTACGAAGCTATCACTTGAAATTTGGTTTGGAAAAAACTCAGATTTAAGAAAAGTAGAACTATTGAAATAGAAAAAAAAATTAATATATAACTAATGATTAAAAAATGGTCAAATTTTATAAACGAAAATAAACTTTATCTTTTTAACAGAAAGTTTAGAATATCATCTCTTATTGAATCCAAGATATATCCACTTAAACTTGTCAAAAAATGGATGTCTGAGTATGATTGTGACCAGTTTGCACATTGTGTATTGGTTTCTAAATCTCCGATTACAAAAACCACAGATGTTAAGTATTTAATACAAACCACTTCAAGAGATATTTCAAATGTTAATTATTTTAACACATCGACAAAAAAATATGACGGGTATTTACCAGAAGATTCAAAACTAATAATCAATGAACAGGAGGTATTTCTTTATATTTTCAAAAAGAATTCGAATTTACAAAATAGGGCAAGACAAATACACGGTTTTATCTATGAAGGAGAAGTAAAAAATCTTAACGGTTTGGCTAAATTGAAAAAAACAGATAAGTGGGACGCCGAAGGTGGTCTTGATAAATCCTATCTAACCAGAAGAATCGAGCAACAAAAGTCGGTAGAATTTTTCAATGGGTCAACCTATTTAGACCTTGTTAAAATTGATGAGATATCGGGGTTCAAAGAATGTAACTGGGAATTAGTTCCACAAGGGTTTAAAGACCACCATAACTGGAGCATTAAATGCATGGCAAACAGGACCGATATCGAATTTGGAGACTTCAAAAGAATTTCAGGTTTAGAAAAAGATGGAAAAAAGATTAAAATTTTACATTCAAATGAACAAAATTTTATGATAGCAATTGGATTTCATGACGGGTCAGCAGATAAAAAAGTTTTAGTAGAGTATATAATCTGTATGCCGGTATCGATTTGGAAAACATTTCTTCCTAACTTACAGACTAAATTAGAGGATATCACAATGATGTATAATGATTTAGATCAACACAAATTAGTAGGTGAAAGAACCGAAGAATCTGAAAAAAATTGGCAATACTACACTTCAATCTATAAAGGAATATGCAGTGATACTCCAATTAAATTAAGATTTAAAAGAGACAGCAAAGGTCAACTTAGAATACAGTGCGCTATGTCATTTACTAACTTTACTAACTTGGTTCTTAAATTACCCCACATCAGAATCGGATAAACTTTTTGTTAAATTGTATCTAAAAAGTCTATGAAGAGAATTCTAAAATCCGACTTAGATAAATTCTACACCAAGCAACAATTAGTCGAAGATTTAGTGGCTAAGTTTGATTTTAGTAAATATGATTTAGTCATTGATCCGTGTTGTGGAGCGGGTGCTTTTTACAAAAATATACCACACCACAATAAAATTGCAATTGATATCTTACCACACATAGATGGTGTTATTACAGCAGATTTTTTACAATGGGATTATAAAATGATTCTACAAGACCCCAGTAAAGTTTTAGTGTTATCAAATCCACCTTTTGGGAAACAGGGGTCAGTTGCTATGAATTTCATTAAAAGGGCTAGTCTATTTTCAGATACCATTGCTTTTATCTTACCGATAAGTTTTGCAAAACCAAGTCAGAAAAATAAAATTCCAGAATATTTTCATTTAGAGTATGAAGAAGTATTACCTGAAGATTCGTATTTATTAGATGGGGCTTCATACCAGGTTAAATGTGTTTTTCAAATCTGGAAGAAATCCCACAAAAAAAGAGATAAGATTTTAGAAGATTCTAATATTGGATTTAGATATACAAAAGATAAAACAATTGCTGACTTAGCAGTAAGAAGAGTCGGTGTTTATGCCGGTAGGGCATTTACAGACTTAAATAAATCAGAACAATCTCACTACTTTTTGATCTTTGATGATAAATCTAAAATTAGAACGGTGATGGACTCTTTACATCAACAAAAGTGGTCTGATTTAGCCATTGGACCAAGATCTATATCAAAAGGTGAATTAAACAAATCTATAAATACCATACTAAATGATAAATAAATACACAACAACCAGCACGGCAACTTATGGAACCAATATTCAATACGGACATAGTGGCAAAAAAACTTACCACGTCTTAGGTGAGAACGTAGATTTGAATGCAAGTTTCGAAGATTCAATACTTATACAATTAATTTCAACTATTAATGTACTTGGAAAACCTTACTACGACCAGTTGAAAAAAAATAATTATAATTTTCCACAAGAATTAGACGATTTTCTTGTAAAAAAGTTCAAAGAGTTAGAAAGAGATGATAAAATAAACCAGGTAATAAACTAAGTAACTAATTGTTAATATAATATTAAAAATAATTAATTCTTATGATTTGCGACTTAATCATAGATGGAAATTACATACTTAGCCGTTTGGTTTTCACACTTCACAAAAACAATATACTCTATGGATCTCTTATTAAATCTTTAGAATATACCATATCAAATTACAGAAAATGGTATCCATTTTCGAATATTTATTTGGTGTCTGATTCGAAAGAAAAATCTTGGAGAAAAAAATTGACTAAAGCTTATAAGTCTAATCGAAAAAAGGACTCTGATATTGATTGGGGATTTGTTTATAGCTCTTATGATGAATTCAAACAATCGATTAAGGGACCGGTGACTATATTTGAAGCACCACATGTTGAAGGAGATGATTGGATTTCATTCTTATCACATAAATCAAATCAAGAAGGCCGCTGCACCATAATTGTTTCAAATGACCACGATATTAAGCAAATTGTTAACTGGAGCTTAGACCCACTTTGGATTAATATAATGACCAATGAAATGCATAATAAAGAAAAACTTTTTATGCCAAAAAATTATCAAATTTTTATTTCAAATGTTAAAAATTTACCAAATGATGATATTTTTACACTCAACGATAACAGTGACTTTCTTACACTGCTTGATAGATTTTTAGACAAGTATGAGATTATCGAAATCGATCCGATAGAATCGTTAGTTGTTAAAATTATTTCTGGTGACCAATCAGATAACATTTCATCGGTTTGGTCGCAAGTGAAAAATGGCAAAAAAAGAGGGATAGGTTCTAAGGGAGCTAAGTCAATTTATCAAAATTATTTGACTGAGTTTGGTGAAGTAAATCTACTCGACCCAGATTTATATGAAAATATCGCGGATTTAATTTGTGAAAAGAAAAACATATCAAAAACTCAAATTGAAAAAATCGTCGAAAACATTATAAGTAATGTAAAACTAATTGACCTTAGATTGGATAATCTACCGGTAGAGATTATAGAAAAAATGGAATCTAAATTCAAAAATAAATGACGATTGAAAATAATTTGTTGGCCATTACAAATGCCATGTTCAAAGATAGACAAAATTGGAAGTGGGTATCTAATGAGCAGAAAGAAGAATTTTTTTTTATTATCAATAGATTGCTGTCAAAAAGATTTGCAGAAAAGGCACAACTTTTGAATCATAAAAATATAAATAAAGCTGTAGGACTTGATCTTTGGTTTCAATTTTTGAAAAAATCACCTTATCCTTCTTGGATTTGGTCAAAATCAGAAAAAGTGTCACAACATATTTCCGAACAGGATTATATGTTGTTATTAACACATCTACAAATAAAAGATTCAGACCTGGATTATTTGATACAAAATCACCCAGATTTTATAAACGACGGACTTAAATATTATAAAAAACTAGAAAAACAATAAAATAAATATAACTATGAACACAACCACTGAAAATGTATCTCAAATGAAATGGTATATTGTTAGAGCACAATCTAACAGGGAAAAATCTGTTTCAGAAAGAATAATCAAAGAAGGAGAAAAAGGTGACCTTATGGGCAAAATAGGTAGAGTTGTAATTCCAACCGAAAGGTCTTTCCATGTAAAAAATGGCAAAAAAGTTCAAAAAGAAAAAGTGATGTTTCCTGGATACATCTTTGTTGAAACAAATGCTGTCGGTGAATTAAAGTTTTATCTTAAAGAAGTAAATGGAGCTACCGGGTTTTTGACTAACCGAGAAAAACAAATTCAATCATTATCAGAGTCTGAAGTAAATAGAATGCTTGGTATTCAAAAAGAAAAAGAAGAAAGTATTCAAAATTTTGATAGTTTTACAATCGGTGAAGAAATAAAAATTTTAGATGGTCCATTTTCAGGTTTCATTGGAACTGTTGAAAGTTGTAAAGACCAGAAGATTAAAGTTGAAGTTAAAATATTTGGTAGAAATAATCTTTTGGAGTTAAATACGCTTCAAGTTGAGAGACACCAATCATAACCAATTGGTTCTTTGTTGGAATATAAACCCATAAGTTAATTTAATTTTATTATATATAACCAATGAGTCAAAAAAATTTATTTTAAACAATGAGTCAATTCAAAGACAAAGTCGTTTATATTATGATTATCGGTGTAATGTCGATTTTAGGATTTATAGTTGTAGGTGACTTTACCGTAGCTTTAAGAGAAGGCCGGTCAGTAGATGAAAAAATTACAGACCTTCTGCAAGTAGTCATCACCGGGCTAATAGGCATAGTTGGAACTTATTTCGGTTCAAGAAATAAAGAGAGTTGATGTTTGGATGCCCGGTCTGTAGAACAAAACTTGCAATGGATTTAAAGTTTATCCTTAGCCAACCCGAATCGGTATGTCCAGGTTGTGGATTAATTTTTAATTTTAAAATGACAGATGAAATGAAGCAAGAATCATTGGAAACACTTAGAAAAATGGAAGAAATTAAGAAAAAAATGTCAAAAATTGCAAAATTTAGATAATTTTTTATAATATATAAAAATAAAAATAAAAATATGGCAGATAATATCGCACAACAATTCGCTGGATTACCAATCGAAGACCTAATTGTTCAACCATTAGTAGGCATGGCAAAAGGCCAAGCACAACTAAATGATGTTACTTGGAAATACATATCCCAAGTAGCGTTTACCACTCCAAAAGGCGGAGATGAAAATTCACCAAAGCAAGCAACTAGTTTAGATGTAACTCTTAACAGATATGTAACTAACCCAGACACAGGAAAGCAAGAATTGCAAGAAATTAATTCTAAAGTTCCACTTCTACCACTAGTTCCACTACCGGCTCTTTCAATTACAAGTGCTGATATCGAATTCTCTATGGAAGTAAAACAAACAGATATTTCTAAAGATTCAACAGATACTTCAGCCGAAGCAAGTGCTGAGGTCTCAGGTGGTTTTTGGGGCATGAAGTATAAAGTGTCAATGAGTGGTAAAATTGCAACTCATAAAGAAAATACAAGGAGCACAGATAACTCTGCTAAGTATAATGTAAAGGTTCATGCTGAACAATTACCACCAACTGAGGGTATGTTAAAATTATCAGATATGCTTCAAATGATGATGGAACCTTCAGTCGTTGCGACCGGTGATAACAAAAATGAATAAACAAATCTACTTTTTTTAGATATAAAAAGGGACAATAAGTCCCTTTTTTTATGTCTAAACTAAACATTGATGATTTACTAAGTGCTCTAAACGAAGCAGCTTTGGTTGCTAGAAGAATTTCCGAGAGACAGCATATTGATAACTTAGAGAATTACTTCAAATCAGACGGCACACCTGTTACTAAAACTTTCAAAGTTGGCGATAAAGATATAGTTATTCCACTCTATGTTTTGGCCGATCATTCATCAGTTGGATTAGATGAACTCGAAGTTGATTTTGAAGCTAGATTATTACTGGACCACGAAAAACAAGATTCAGAAGTCAAAAAAGCTCTTTTAGGAAAAGATAGGTATCACAGTATTGGTTCTATCCATTTTGATTCTCAAAATAAAAAAGATTCAAATTTAGGAAAGGCTAAAATTAAGGTCAAGTTTAAAAAAGATGATAGACCAGAAGCTGTTTCAAGATTAGTAGACGACTTAATTCAAAAAATGGGAGATCCATCGATAAACAATAAATAATTAAATGTTCTCGAATTGGAATTGTTTTCTGTATCATAAATTCCCTAGTAATTCTGGTTCCGAGTTCAAAATAAATAATCTAAGTACTTTATATATAAGGTATGAAATATCTTAAGAACTTCAAGTTATTTTTAATAACAGAGGCTAACGATGAAGAGATTTTAAAGCTGGAGAATGAAAAAAGAGTCCTAAATGATGAATTCGACAAAAAAATGGATGATTTTTTAGGCGAGTATGCTGATGAGTTAGAAGAAGCCCAGGGAATTAAACAGGCCTTAGATGTGTTAAGAAAAGTGATCAAAAAAAAAATGGGGTGGTTAAGACATTCAAGCAGCTTAAAGGCACACTATCTTGTATGAAAAAACTCACGACTCTTGAGAAAAAAATAGCAGAACTGAAGGGTGAAAAATATGACTCAGTAGTTGAAAATATTTTAAATACAATAAAAGAAGCTCTGACACCCAAGAATCTAGCAAAAATAATTAATGGGAAAACCGAAGAACTCGAAATTGAATATAGTAAAAAAGCAGGAGGAGAAGCGACGGGTGAAATTAAAGATGTCAAAGTTTCAGATGATGGCACAGTCGAGGTATCAATAGAAAATGATAAAGTAGGTATTGTTAAAAAAGATATAACCGAAATCACCGGCGGAGCGGATGATGAAAAAGAAGAAAAATCTGACAGTGTTGACTTAGTTCAAAAACTTAAAGAAATTAAATCTAAACAACCAAAAAATATAATAGCTTTCTTAAAAATATCTAAACTCTATTTAGATCCTATCAAAAATAAAGAATCAATTCAAGATATTGAAAATATATTAAATAAGTAATACCGGTCGTATGAAGTTTATTTAATATTCAAGTTCATTGAATTTTTTTTGAAGATAAGATTCAAATCCGATAATTTAATCAATTTAACTTGGCATTTTGCTTTATCTTCAACATTTTCACCTATCCAAACCCATTGTTTTTTTGATATAAAAAGAACTTTAAAATAGTGAGTTGGTATTTTAATCTTACTATTACCCAAATATGTCTTATTCTTTTCATTGTAAATAACACCAGTTATAATCACAGCATCTGATTTATTTTTTTGAATGGTGTCTTCGACATCTGATTCGAGTTTTTGCCAAGTGTGTTCATTAAAATATTTAGCCTGTGGGGCTTGATTAAACATACTAAATGATCTTGAGTTTAGAAGAGAATCATATGTTGTGATATGAGATGGTGTTAAGTGCCCTTTATCATAGTTTGTATTGGTATAATACTTTTTTAAGTATTTACCAGTCCAGGTATCATCGAACCACTTATCGGATCTTGACCAGTTTCCCAATTTTTGAAATTCTTGATAAGTTATTGTGTGTTTAGAAACCAAAGTGCAGGTATCATCATCTAAATACAACACAATGTCTCCGTGTTGAATTTGTAACGAGTTTTTTACTGTGATTTTTTGAGATAAAAATAATCCAGAAATCAAAACAGCTGTAAAAGTAATTAAATATTTCATCACTCTATATATCAGTATTTGAATATACAGTTAGATTAAATTAGGTCCCCCTATATCTTAATACAGCCAGATCTTTAGCCTTTGCTTCAATTTCAGTATCAAAATCAAGACCGAATGTTTGGATTTCTTCATAAATATAATCAGCATGAGCCGTTTGTTTTGAAGTGATGTCTTCTAAAGTTTTTGGAGAACTCATATGAGTTAGAGGTTTGACATCACCCCAAGTAGAAATAGCAAGTCTAAGAGCCTCTTCCATCGTTTGATCTTGTGGTCCGTAATTAAAATGGTGTTGGTCAAATACAATAGGAATTCCAATTTCTTTATGAACCCAGTCATATAGCATTTTTACCGAAAACTGATTAGGCGAATCATCATTCTCGATTGTTAGCCTTTTCTTACAAGAGTTTGATAGTAATTGAAAACTTTGGCAGAATTTCTTAGCAGCGTCGTAAGTCGTTGGTTTAGTGGTACCGACGTGAATATTGATAGGATAATATGTTGTTTGTTCAAGACCAATTAAGTCCATAAGATAAGCATGTTGGTCTAGTTCAGCAATTGCTCGAAAAATAACTTCTTGTCTTTCAGACGGCAACACGTTGAAAGGGCCAGGATGATACGAAAGTCTCATACCACAAGACTTAGCTTTATCTCCTATTTGTTTTAGTAAATCCTTTATGGTATTGAAGTTTGGAAGACTATCAAAAATATATTCAGACATCCAAGGAAAAGAATCAGAAGACATACGATAGACATAGATATTATTTTTGATATTCCAGTCGATTACTTTCAAAGTATCTTTAAGGTTTAGTATAATCAATTCAGAAACATAATCTAAACCTTTCAAATCAAAGGTTTTTCGAACCATTCCTCTATTTACCAATACTTGGTCTTTTTTTCTTTTGCCCACGTTTAGTGAGAGATTTATACAACAATACCCTATATTACCCATAATTCAAATATACAAAAGAAATCTATATTATCAAACTGCAATTATAAAAATTAATATATAAACTATGAGTATAAGAAAATTCAAGCAATTTATCACCGAAGAGTTAAATGATCCACAGGAAACTTATATTAAGATGTTGCTAATGAATATTAGAGAAGAGATCAATTCTATATTTGAAGAAGAATCAGAAAATATACCCTCAGGTGAAAAAACAATTTCTCAGGCAAAATTAGATTCAAAAAAGAAAAAGAAAAAAACTCTTAAAGATCAGGGAATTACACTTGAAAGTAGTGAGATTTCTTTATATTCTAGATTATATGATTCACTTACAATAAAATTTTCAGATAACTTAAGCTCCTGGTATTCAGTTATTATATTAATTGACCTAAAGGACGCGGCTCCAAAAGATCCAAAAAAAGATTTTAGAATGGAGGATATAAAAAAAGCCACCATCAAAATTAGAAAATACGATTCCGATACCGATACTTTAATAAACTGGCTTAGCATGACTGTTGAAATCGAGAAGAAATCGGGTTGGAATTGGACTGTCAACAAAGATGATGAAAAAAAGAAACAAACTCTTACAACAGAGGATTTCATAACCTTTATAAAATCCGAAATTGATGGCCAAGATAAAAGTTTTCAAATAGAAACCGAATAAGGGAAACACCATAGATTAATAAATAATTTATGTCAATAAATATTGTTTCTAGTCAGCAGATAGTAAATAACTTCAAAAATTGTAAACATTTTGTTAGAAGTTTAGGTTTAATCTCCACAGTCGATAAAAACGGAACTAGGATTTTCAATGAAAAGGACCGATTTGCTAGATTTTATAATAGCTCGTATAACACAACAATATTTGCACAGGGTTATATTGGGGATATTAGATTTTATGTCGACCATATGATATTAGATAGGAATTTTGCAGTTTATGTTGGGGATAATTTTGAAGAGTTTGTTAATACTTATGACTTTGATTTAGTAGATAAAAAGGGTATAGATTTTTACATCGGACACCTGCTTAAATCAGCAGAAGAAGCCTATGAAGATAAAAAGAAAAATGACGAATTGAAAAAAATAGAAATTAAAAAAGGCGATGCTGATAAAATATCGCTAAATCCTGGCCAAGTTACCTATGAAGACTTAAAGGCTTATTTAGAAAAACAACAGGCAGAAAGGTATAAAAAGAATTTAAATTTATGACGATAAAAAGGATTATGATGTTAAATATGTCAGGAGATGACATTAAATTATTACAGACTAAACTAAAAGACTTTGGATTCTATACCGGCAGATTAGATGGCATTTTTGGTCAAAACCTACTTGTATCGGTCAGTAATTTTCAAAAAGAAGTTAATATAAAAGCCGATGGAATTGTGGGTAATTTGACCTGGAATCAACTCGAACTCTATGCCAAAAAAGTAATTGACTTAAATAGACCAAAATTTGTTGAAAAAGAAAGTAATAGAGTAAAAAATGATATACCAAATAAAATTTCATATGTAGGCGAAGGCGGTCTTATTATCTATAACAATCTACTAAGTGAAGATGAGTATTACAAAGAAGAAACTAAAAAGAATACGATTTGGTTACACCACACAGCAGGCGGATCGAGACCTGACTGGACTATTGGTGGTTGGGAAAAAGATTTTCAAAAAGATGACTCAGGAAATACAAAACTTGATGAATTAGGAAATCCCCTGCCTCTTAAAGTTGCAACACATTTTGTGATTGGTAGAAGATCTTCATCTACCGATGACACTCTATGGGATGGAAAAATCTTAAAAGCAATAGATGAAAGATATTGGGCTTATCACTTAGGAATATCAAAAATGAGTAAGAAATTAAATTCAGAATCGGTATCGATTGAAATTTGCAATTATGGACCACTAACTTTTAGATCCGGTCAGTTTTTTAATTATGTCAACAAAGTGGTAAAAGCTGAAGATGTCATAGAATTAGAAAAACCGTTCAGGGGTTATAAATTTTGGGAAAAATACACCGATAATCAAATTGAAAGTCTGCGAAAGTTGATAATTTATATCCAATCTGTTTGGAATATCACCATAGACAAAGGCATTTATAATGAAGAGTGGTTTGAGTATGACGAGAAGTGGTTTTCTTCTGGTGGTCTTAGAAGTCACACCCAAGTCAGAACGGATAAATTTGATGTGTTTCCTCAACCAGAACTGATTAAAATGTTAAATTCCCTTTAAGATTTGATAAACTCTAAGTTTATCATCAGATGATAAGTCATCAAAAAGAAAAGGGTAATCAAAGTCGGAATCAAATAAGTGTAGAATAATATCACCTAAATCATCATCTATTTCAATTGTTTGATAGACACCAATTGAAAGCGGAAAATCTATTAATAATTCGTCATTTTGACCACAGCATAGCTCTATGATTAAAGATTTTATCTTTCTTTTAAGCACTTTGTCAAATAATATTTCCACTCTATATATATTTTTAGAGATAAATAGCATAAATTTTAAATGTTTCTAAAAAAAGATTTTTTATATATAGACTATGAAATTAAAAAAATTTATTGATTTCTTAACCGAAAGCAAAATTGAAGAATTAGTTTTAGAGTCAAAAGTAGTTTTATCAGATAGATTTATTAATCTTCTATCAAGAATGTCTTCAAATAAAGTAGCTCAGCAGCTAATTGATGTCAATTCAAAAGACTTTGCCACTCAGCATAACTATATTGACGTAACAGACAATAAAGAAGAATTATCATTTACACCTGATAGAAAAGTTCAGGAACTAATTGGAAATAAACCAGTTGTTTATGTGGTAGGAACAAGAAGGCAATTAACGCATAGTGATACAAACGATGCGATATTTGACATCTTAGGATACGATAGATACCAAGATATTTGGAGACCCGAAAGTGGACAAAAAGGTCTAATAAAGGCCGAAACTGTTAGTCAACAATCTAATAAAGTGTTTGTGCTTTTTGAAGAACTAACTGACAGTGAAGAAAAGAGATTGGCAGTGCTAAACAAGGATTCACTATCAGTGTTGGAACCAAATGATTCACATATCTGGAACACTTCTCGAAATCCAATAAGAGTTGGTAGACTAGTAAGGCCCCTCTTAAGAGCCGCTGGTGTCTCTGTTACGGACCAAGAACTTGAAGAATTTGTTAACCAATGGAAAGCTACTTATGATTTTGCATCAAATGCCCTAAATCAATTTGATATTGTACAAGGTGATGATATTAAAAAGTGGTATTGGTATGAAAATTACCAAGAAGGTGGAGGGTCAATGAATAACTCTTGTATGAGCCATGTTTCCAGTGAGTTAATGGATATATATGCAAAAAATCCACAAGTTTCATTGGTAATACTTTATTCTGATAAAGGTGAAATGGTAGGGGATAAATATGTATCAAAAAAAATTAAAGGACGTGCTATTCTTTGGGATTGTACTATTTTAGGCGGTAATGAAAAATTTATGGACAGAATCTACACAGTTCAAGATTCAGATATTGAACTTTTCAAACAGTTTGCTCAAAAAAATAAATGGTACTACAAAGAGGCCCAAACAATGGAGCCAAATGAAAAAATTACCAGAGGCCAGTCACCGGTTAAAGCAGAAATAACAGCAGAACTAGACTATGTAGATTTGGATTTTTATCCATATTGTGACACATTGTGTTACTTGTACCCACGTTATAAGATAATTTCAAATGTATATGACCAAAACCGTGATGTAAGAGTGCTTAGAACAACCGATGGTGAATATTATGACGAACCTTAATTAAAAGTAAACACACGCCACCCAGATAAAAAAAACCCAGTCGAAAGACTGGGTTTTTTTATTACAAAGTTAAAATCAATTGACTTCTTCAAAATCAGCATCTTGAACTTCATCATTTCCAGTGCTGGTATTCTGAGTAGTTTCAGATTGATTTTTTGTTTGTTGATAAAGACGAGTGCTAATTTCAGACCAAGTTTGATTAAGTTCAGATTGAGCTGTGTCTATTTTTTCTAAATCTTTTTCAGAGAAAGCAGACTTTAGTTGGTCTAATTTCGTAGTAAGATGAGATTTATCATCTTCAGTCAGTTGCTCAGAGAACTCTTTAAGTTGTTTCTCTGTTTGGAATATTAAAGAGTCGGCCGCATTTAGCTTTTCGGCTCTTTCTTTTTCTTTAGCATCTGCCTCAGCATTTGCCTCAGCTTCCTGTTTCATTCTTTCAATTTCTTCTTTAGATAATTGTGAGTTACCTTCAATTCTGATATTATTCTCTTTTCCGGTAGCTTTATCTTTAGCAGAAACAGAAAGAATTCCATTTGCATCGATATCGATCGTTACCTCGATTTGCGGAACACCTCTCGGCGCTGGCATAATTCCCCCTAAGTGAAATCTACCAAGAGATTTATTATCCCGAGCCATCGGTCTTTCTCCCTGAATAACATGGATTTCAACTGAAGACTGATTGTCAGACGCAGTTGAAAATGTTTCAGATTTTCGAGTAGGGATTGTGGTGTTACTTTCGATTAATTTAGTCATGACCTGTCCCATAGTTTCAATACCAATTGAAAGTGGAAGCACATCAAGTAACAAAACGTCAGTAACGTTTCCAGTCATTACACCACCCTGGATAGTTGCGCCAGTAGAAACACAAGTATCAGGATTTAGGGATTTAGAGGGTTTTTTTCCAAAAAGTTTTTCAAGTTTTTCTTGAACAAGTGGGATTCTAGAAGACCCACCGACAAGGAGAACTTCATTGATTTGTGAAGTTTTTAACCCAGAACTCTTCAAAGCTGATTTAGATTTGTTGATTGTTCTTTCAATGATAGGATCAATCAACTGTTCGAACTTGGACTTTGACAACTGTCTAACCAAGTGTTTTGGTATACCATCAACCGAGGTGATGTAAGGTAGATTGATATCAGCCTGTGATGAACCAGATAATTCAATTTTTGCCTTTTCAGCAGCCTCGAACAATCTTTGATGAGCCATTGGGTCTTTTCTAAGATCCATACCTTCGTCTTTCAAAAATTCTTCAGCCATCCAATTTACTACTTCTTCGTCGATTAGGGATCCACCTAAATCTAAGTCTCCGTCTGTTGATAAGATTTCAAATACTCCATCTGCGACATCAACAATAGAAAGGTCCATTGTACACCCACCAAAATCAAAGACAGCATATTTGTTTTCGGATTTTGAATCGACATTCAAAATAGCTGCCGTTGGTTCAGCAATAACTCTTTCTACCGTAAGACCAGCAATTTCACCAGCTAATTTTGTTGCTTGTCTTTCTTCTGAGTTAAAGTGAGCAGGAACCGTGATGATGGCTCTTTTCACCTCATGCCCAAGGAAATCTTCAGCGGTTTTTTTCATTTTCTGAATAATCATAGCTGAAATTTCTTCAGGTGAGTAGGTCTTGTCATCGATTTGTATTCCAGGTCTTCCTTTCTGGTCAACAATTTTGTAAGGTCTTTTAAGGTGTTTAACTTGCTCATAAGTTTTACCCATCAAACGCTTAATGTTAAAAATTGTTTTTTCAGGATTAATCGTTGCTTGTCTTTTAGCTGGATCCCCTACTTTGATACCATCTTTTGTAAAAGCAACATAAGAAGGTGTGGTAAGGGCACCTTCTGAATTAGGAATAATTTTTACTTCTGTTCCCTCATAAACAGATACGGCGGAGTTGTAACTCCCAAGGTCAATACCAATAATTTTTTCGTTCATATTTTTTTATTTTTTATTATGCTATTGTCAAATGACGTGCCATTAATATTTTACTGACATTATGACAGTGTTATTGACACATACTACATTTATAGTATTCTATTAAAAAAGGTTTATTCAAATTTAATATATAAAAATAAAAATATTTATGAGATATTTAAAATTATATGAAGATTTTGAAGCTAAAGCTATTTTAGAATCGGATTTTATTATAAATACACTTAATTATTTAAAGAAAGGAGCTTTTAAGGCTAATCCATTGGTTTTTGATTAAAATAAAAATACTTCTTTAGATTAGAGTTTTCAAATTAAAATAATTATGAAATTTTTAAAAGAATTTTCTCTTTGGAATCCAATCATTAATAAAGACGTTGTAGAATTTATTGAAAAAAATAAAACACATCTTTTACATCTTTGGGATAAAGATAAATCTGAAGAAGAAAATATGCAATTTTTAATAAACTTATTTACCGAGTATCCAGATTTAATGAATGATACAACTGATTTAAAAAAAATAACAATACCACAATCAAAAATAGGCTTAAAAAATGCATACCCTATTCTACAAAATATAGGAGGTGTTAGAGATTTTAGGAGTTTTTAAACCCGGTATCCGCGTTATGAATTAGAAGTCAATGCTGGGTAGTTCTGAATTTTTAAAATGTAGTCAACAAATTCGTAGCTGTTCTCAGCGGATACTAAAATTCCCTTATCAATAACTGCTCTAACGTCGTCTAAAATCTGGTCTAATTCTAACTTAAATTGTCCTATTTCATTTTGTTTTATGTTATAAATCACTAAATCCTTTATTTTTTCGATATCTGTAGAATCCATGACTGGATCAAGAACCGGGTCCCAATTTTTTGACCGAAATGTCCAGAATTTGTGAACCGGATAACCGGGGCTATCATATCCATATGGGTGAACTTCTTCGCTGAAAGTTTCACCGGTGCATTTTACTATATCCCATTTATCGAATAAATCATACAGAAAATGTGATAGTGTGATATAATCTTCATTTGCTGACAGATTCTCAAATAGTCTGAAGTTATTTATATGTCTCATAATTTTTATATATTAATTATCTTTTTAAGATAAACTACCCCGAAGTAACAAAACTGGCCCTTCTGTCCAAAATTGTTTTTTATTTTCTATTCTAAAGTCCTCATCATAGTTTAACACCTTAAAGCCCCTAACTTGGGGATTAAAGATATAATTATTAATAAAATTAAAACAATCTTCACCAGTTATTGAATCCGGACTTTTTTTCAGATCATCACCACATCTTTCAATAAACGACCTGACGTCTTTTTTTTCTAAATTGAATTTTGAAATTTTATTTAATCTATTTTGTAGTGTGTCACCACCGACTTGTATCCAGGCAGGGAATAGTCCAATAGCATCTAAAAAATGTTCAACTAAATAAACATCTCCACCCCAGTCATCATCATCATTTCCAAAAGATTCCCAAATAGTTCTATAGGGGCAAATTGCAATTTTTACCCCGTCGAATGGAATGACTTCATAAATAGCATCTCCGTAAGAACCAACGGCTCCTGGTGAACCACCAATAACACATCTATCGTATCTTGGATAATCTTTCCAACTCGGAAGATTAGACATTAACTCCAAGTGTAAATTTGTATCTTCAATTGAACTTCTAAAATCACCCAGTTTTGGATCCACAAAAACAAAGTCTCCTAAGTCAGGCATACCACGAAAAAGTTCACTTTCGACACGAGTCCAATTTTTACAATTTTCTTTTCTGATTTTATCAAATTCCGACTCAGTAATAGTTCTGGATCCAAATCTACTATAATTTTCAAATACTTTTTATTTCTTAAGCCACTTCATCTATTAGTTCTGCCAATTTTATATCTTTTTGGGTAATAATATCACCAGCATCGTGAGTAGATAATTTAAGTATTACTTTGTTATAAGCCCAGTTTATTTCAGGATGGTGATTTTCGGATTCACATATTTTTGCAATTTCATTTATGAATTCTAATGCTTGCTGAAAATCACTAAATCCAAATTCCCTTTGGAGTTTTCCATTGATTTCTGACCAGGTTTGGTTTGATTCAAATAATTTATAAGGTGTTAGGTGATTCACTAATTATATATTAAAAAATACAACTAAATTTACAATTTCCTGTTCACCCAACAAATCATAATCTTCTTCGTCTATTTCAACCTCGATTCTTTCAGGGTCACCAACAAAAACGACTCCACACTTGAACCATCTATCATCTAAGTAAGATTTGATTTGTAGAAGTTCATGTTTTACGTCCGATAATTTAAAATATGGACTTGAATATCCTGTTCTTTGACGCTGTATAACAAAACCAGGCATCGGCTCGGTTATTAAAAAAGATTTTGCAATTACATCATCAGCCACTCTTACCCGATATCCGTCATACTGTAGATCTAAAAATGTTTGTAAAATAAAAACCTCGTCTTCTCTAAATTGTTGAAGTTTCTGATTTGACAAATTCTCATTAAATTTTACAAATGTCCTTAAACTCTTCATCTTTTTATTAAATTTTTATTCCAAATAACCAAACCATAGGTATCAAATTCTGGACAATAAAAACCATCTGCTCTTTGTAAAATAAAATCTCTCACCCCTTCATCATACATAGCGTAATCATCAGACAGTGCAATAATTGTCATATCATCTAACTGGAAATCATCTTCTCCACTGTATCCAGGATTATCTCTATAATGTGTGATGCAATTATCTGTTGTGCAAAAATATGAACCCCTATCAACATCATATTGATTAATATCTGATACACCCCATTCCATTTCATCTTCTTTGCTGTCAAAACTAAAATATGCTTTTTTTAAACAGTCATACATTTCGGTCTTTTTGAAATCCACCCATTTAATAAACTCTACTCTTTTGTCTGCGGCTCTAACCGTTGCCCAATGAGGAAATTCATCTAATATTTCATATTCCAAATATCCCCATTTAGAATAATCTTCTGGTGTTAGAATTAAATAATCATCTTCTGTATTCTTAGTAAATTGTTTCACCGAGAAGTCAATAATTTGTCCATCAATCATAGGAGCAATGTGAGCTTCTCTATCTGAATCAAAATAAACTATTTCGACATCTATTGATTTTGACTTAGACCAGTTATAAAATTCTTTTGTAAACCAAGAACAATTTGCCTTTTCTTTATCAAAAGGCTTACCTAATCTCAGGTCATATTGATAGGAATATTCATCTAAGAATTGATTTGCTAAAGAATCTAAATTTTTGAATTCAAATAATTTATATGTTTTTAAGTGTCTCATTTTACAGATTTAAGTTTCAAGTTTTTTGTCAAAGATTTCATTTTAAGATATTTATCTTCATCTTCACCGACCAAGTCTAATGTTTGTCTATTTATTTCTGCATCACCAAAATAAATTGGAATACCCCCTTTATAATAAGGATTACCATTTATCATTTCAATGGGTAATTCAACTTTTTGATTCTGAGACCAACCTACTATTTCACAGGTTTCATCTTGTATAAGTTTTTTCCAAATAGCCTCTTTTGATTCAGGTGTTTGTGTATCATCACTATAAAGCGGAATATTCAATTCTCTAACAAAACCTTTATATGTTGATATACCTAATCTTTTAATACCTAACTTTTTTATCAGATGCCAGTTAGAACCAGTTGTGGCTACTTTGACACCATCTTCAAAATCTTTAACAACTATTGCAAAAATAGGACTTCCTAAATTATATTTTTCAAATAAACCAGTAGCTCTACTCTCAATATCTTCTGGTAATTGATATCCTGATGGTTTGGAATCACAGAATTCTAAATTCACCCCATTCAAGTGTGTAAAAATAATTCCTCTTCTTTCACTTTCAAATCTAAAATAAGATCCAGATAAACCACCTTCTAAATTCCACTTCTTAACTAACTTAACACCAGTTGCTGAAATTTCTGACTCATAATCACCTTCCCTAAAAGAACCTTCACAGACATCATAAACCCACAACAACATAGGAAGTACATATCCGTTTTTATCGGAATTACCTAACGATGGCCAACTTGGCATATTAATAATTTCTTCTAAGATAAATTCTGAATAATTTTTAATCTTCATAACTCTATATATAAAAAAAAGAGTTAAAAACTTATCTTAATTATCCTCTTCAAAATCCTGCGGTTCTCTAAAAAATAGCGTCGAGTCTTTACTCTTTAACCATGCTCTGGCTATTTCTAACCTCTTTGTCTTATCCCTTAACCACTCAACTACCATTTCATAAGGCTGACATCTTTTTAGAGACCTTTCATAGAATTCAATATCTTCATAAATATCCAATATCTCTTCTTTGGACATTGATTTAAGTTTTTGGGCTTTATCCATATTCATAACAAATCGAAAATTAGAATTTGTTTTATTACCAGAAGCGTAGTCTTTTTTAGACAAACCAGATTCAACATATTCTTGATATGTCAATTGTATTTCATCTACTTTATCTTTTAATGTCTTTTTCACAATAGAGATTATCTTTTGAATTCTCAAATGTGTTTCTTTTTCATCTTCTGTAATTTGAGAAACTACATCATCAATTACATCATCTAAGATATATCCAATAATAATATGTTCTCTATAAATATCATTTGTATAAATAGAATGTAGATTTCTATACCAGTCGGTTTTAATCTTAATCATTTGACCATTTTCAAATTGAACAACCCAACCTTCTTTATCAACTTCTGATTTAGATTTTTCAATCAAATCTTCTAGTGTGCACACATCTTCGAATTGAGCAATCTTAATTGAACCAATTTTATCTAAGTGGTCTTTTATATCAATATGTTTTCCAGTCTTATTATCCCTAAGTCGAAGAAGTATAAGTTCTTCTTTTGGGTATCTCAGAACTATACGGTTTTGAGGAGATACATATTCAAAAATAGGGACTATATCACCATCTAAACAAAAATTCACGAATGCCCTAACATCAGGATTTGTTTTGTAAATTCTATTAATTCCATTTGCTTGGGTATTATCAAATCCCATTTTTGATTTACCTAATATTTCACCATTAGGTAACTTTATAAATGTCGCAATTGATCCATCTTCTTTACCATTAACATATCTTATTTTATAGTCTTTAACAACAGAATACATTGAATCAGCGACCTGATTTAAGTTAAAGAACTTTTCAAGTAGCACGTATCTATTATAAAGACTACCATCTTTATTGAAGACAAAAGTAAGACCTCTCATTTCAAAACCTTTAAGTTTTGGCTGTTCGAAAATAGGTGCTTTAAAATCCGAATACTGAGCAAGTCTATAATTGAAAATAGAAACACCAAAACCATTTACTTCAATTTTTGTTTCATAGAAAGGACTATCGACATATTGACATAATGCGACGGCCTGTTGATAAGACGGTATGTGATAACTCTTTTTCAATTTTGGGAAGATGCCAACAAATTTAGTGATTATTTTTTGATTTTACAAGGACTACCCCAAGCAACAACACCATCTGGTATATCCCTTGTGACTATTGAACCGGCTCCGATAACTACGTTTTTGCCGATAGTTACACCATTTAATATTTGACTACCCATTCCGATAGTGGTTGATTCACCGATGTAACAATGACCTGCTATATTACATCCGGGGTTGATAGAAACATAGTCAGAAATTTGAGTGTGGTGACCAATTGAAGAATTTCTATTGACTGAAACAAAATTACCTAAAGTTGTTTGAGCAGCAATTGAAACTCCGCAATTTATAAGACAACCCTTACCTAATTGCGATGTTTTAGAAATGTTGAATCCGTTGTGTATAACGCTGATAAATCTATCGCTATCATAAATTTGTAAACTTTCAATAATCTTTTTTTTAAACTCTGGCTTATAAAGACCAAGAATCCAACTATTATAATCAAAAATATTAAGTTTACTTAGAAAATTTAATCTAAAATCAGGATGTTCTACTTTAGATATTATTGGCAAGTCTAAATTGTTAAATATAGTAATGTCTTCAGAAATTCCAGAAGAGCTCAAGTTGTCCAATATCATTGTGATGATATCTTCTCCTTTACCTAATATGAGTAAATCTGTTTTCATATCCTAAATTTCTAAATTCTTTCGAGGTCATTGTTGATAAATCCAATTGTTTCATAATTATATGAATTCTTTTAATTAAATCTGAATTAGTTGCTTTTTCACCCCGTCTAAAAAGAAGATTATCTTCTAAACCTATTCTAATTCCATCAAAATCAATTAGGCCGTAAATATTACTCCTTAATTGTTGACTTGCGATACCACCAACAGTTGTTATACAATTTGTAGGTAAAGAACTTTTTATATTAGCAACTGAGAAAATGTCTGACTGACAGTTGTAGAGATTTCCCAAAATTACGTTAAAATAATAAGGGGGCTTTACCAACCCCCTTTTAATTAGGTTGTTTGCCATATTAATCATCCCAGTATCAAAACATTCAAGTTCAGCAATCACACCCCACTTATTCATTTGTTCAATAAGTGACAAAATCATTTCCGGTTGATTGATCGATGCACCAGTTTGAAAATTCAAAGATGATAGTGTAAGCGATGCCATATCAGGCCTTAGTTGTAAAACTTCAGACCTTTTTTCTAATTCAGGAAAATTCCTACCAGATAATGAAACACAAATTACAAGTTCTGGGCAAAATTTTCTAATACCTTCTACAATTTTTGAAAAATGTTCCACTTTGTAAGTATTTTGTAGATTCTCATCTCTTGCATGGAGATGAACTAAAGTTATACCTAATTCATTTGCCTCCACAACAGATTCTATAATTTCGGTTGAAGATAACGGAGCAAGCGAGTTTTGTCTGGTTGTTTGTGTACCAGTAGGAGTGAAATTAATTATTTTCGCCGAAGAACTCAATTAGTGAATATTTTTTTATTGAATTTTTAAAATCTTCTGTTATATCAAAATCAGTAGGAGTAGTTGTGTCAATAGTTAAACTCAAATTCTGAATACTTTCAATATCACCAATTTCAACTATCCGATATTCGTTAACCTCAACAATTTCTCTAATAATAAACTGATTGAATTTTAATTTTATCTCTCGAGAACTATTAAATAAATTTAGATAGAAAAAATAAATTTTATTATCTGATTGATTATAACAAAAACACCAGTTCAAATTTTGTGAAGGAAATTTTTTTGTTTCTACTTTCTCTTTGACGATACTACTATCGATAAAAAGGGGCTTTCCTGCTTTTTGAAAAATATATTTAGTAAATATTTCTAAAGGGTTCAGATTATTTTCTTTGATTAATTTTGTCATCACCGACCTATTGTAATTTGCAAATAAATAGGGTAGACTATGCACTCTAAACGATTTAAGACCACCTAATATCATATCTGAATTGTGTTTTAGAGTATAAAAAACAGAGTCATAATTCTCTAAAAATATTTTATGATTGTAAAAAATAGAATTATCTTTGATAACGTAGTCATATTCAACATGATAGATTCTTTCATAATTATATATCTTTGCTAAGTTAGAAATAGCAGAAAACATTCTATAGATAGAAAACCCATAAAATGGTGTTTTCTTTAATAATTTTGTTTTAAGAAGATGAGTTTTAGAGACATGGTATTCAAAATGTTTAAGCTCAATGTCATCTGAAAGTTCATTTAAGTGGTCAAAAATATAATAATGACATTTTTGTTGTATTTCAAGTGGTATATGGCTATGACTTATTAAGGCAATATCAAAATTGTCTCGGGGTAGACTATCAACGCATTCTGATAACCTATCCAGTTGTTCTTTCGTTGGACAATAAGCCGTTACAAAAATTAAATCTCTATTCACTGAATAATTTCTTTAATTTAATATCTCTTTCAACTACCGATTTTTTATTAGAACCATAAACCCCTTTATAAGAAAATGTTAATTTACAGTCCCATTTATCCACGTTTCTTACATTATACCCAAGAAAGTCTTTATCCTTTTCTATTTTTTTATCAATCAATTTACAACCTTCAAAAACCCACCAATAGTAATTAGATTTTGAAACGTATATATTTTCCGGGACTTCTTTAATATGTTGTAGAAATTCTAAGTCATCTCCGAATTTTTCAATGTTATCATAAATATAATAACAGAGATCCAAAGTAATTGTATCTCTTTTTTTTAATTGAGAGATTTTTTCAGGAAACCCCCAATTTAATCCAATTTTTTTATCATCTAAATATACATCCATTCTATCCGACTAATTTATCTAAATTTTTATTTCTATTTATAATGTTGTCGCCACCAAGTAGTTTCTTTACAGATTCCACTCCGAACTTATATGTTGTTTTTGAATTCAGGTCGATTGCAATTACTGGGTATTTTCTATTTTTTGTTTTAATGTCAGTAATTTCGTATTTGCTACCTCGATATGTAAATTCCATTCCGATAACATTTTGCGTAAACCCAATAGATTTACAAGTCCTTTCCATAATACCGTCAATTTTATCATTCTTTTCTAAAGTCTTTACAACAAAGGAATTTTGATATCTTTGAGCCGTAAAGGAAATAGAACCGAATTCAAATTTGACATTTTCTTCCGTCTCAATATGAGCAACTGCCGCTTTAATCTTTTCTTGAATTCTAAGCACTTTATCTCTTGTTATCATAGTTATTTTAATCTAGTGAATCTTTAGCTGCTTGATATTGTTTTTCTGAAAGAAATTTAAGACTGCGGCCAGCGACCTCTACTTTTTCTAAGTATTTTGAGGTTTTGAGTTGTTTTTTTAAGGAAAGAAGAAAAGTATTATCCCCAGTATATGCTCTTAGTTTTTTGTTGAGTTCGATTTTCTCTGTGATGTCCATATTAAATTAACTTTCTACAAATATAATGTTATTATCAGTAATTTTCAAATTTTAATCAAAAAAACTTTATCCCCAAATTATCATATAAAATAAAAAAAAATATTAAATAGATATGGAAATAACTCTACAGGCCGACGAGCTGATAAAAAGGTGCGTCTGGGACAACTATGTATATTACGTTGTTGGATCAGAAAAGGAATCGGAAAAAATACTAAAAGAAAATCAAATCATCAAACTCTCTGAAAGAGATGCGCTCGTTATAGGTTTACTTAAAGTAATTGAAACCGATAATTTAATTCATAAGTTCAATACCTACGTAGTTGAAATTCTATCCAATAAATCGATACAATCACCTCAAAAAGAGTATCTTTTAATTAGAAAAAAAACTTTTGATGCAGCGGTGGATAAATTTTTAGATAAATTTCCAAGCTATTGGCAACCTACAACTTCTTGGAGTATCGCACTTAAAGAACTTAAAATCTGTATAGATGAAATAAAAAATGAATTAGAAAAATTAGAAATTCACAAAATTGTTGATAAAAACATAACCTATGAATTTTATAACTCTAACAATATAAAAAAACTACTCAAATTTAATTACTAATCATGACTGAAAAGAAAAATAAAAAATCTAAAACCGAAAACATCACTCAGACCACTGACTCATCTGAAACAATATCAACCTTAGAATCAAGTTTAAGAGAATCTACCGAGAAATATTTACGGCTTTCTGCCGAATTTGAAAACTATAAAAAAAGGGTTCAAAAAGAAAAAGAAGAGTTAGTCAATGGCACAAAGGTTAAAATGCTGCAATCAATTCTTGATATGGATAATGATTTAAGTTATGCCGTAAAATCTTCTAAAGAGGTAGGAAGTGGTCTAAAATTAATTATCACCAAGTTAGACACCTTTTTAAAATCTCAAGGTATAGAACCTATTCAAACCGAAACTTATGACGAAGAATTACATGAAGTTCTTTCTATTATAAAAAGCGATAAATCAGGAATAGTAGATGTGGTAAGCAAAGGCTACACCTTAAACGGTAAACCTTTTAGATATCCTAAAATAATTTTATCTCAAGGTGAACAGTAAACCAAGTTTCTTTGAGATTCACAAAAACGAATCTTATAAAAATGCCCTAATTGATTCATTGACTGGCGGAATTACCGACCAGTGGATGGATTATTTTGAAATGACCTTAAATTATGTCATTTCTGAAAAGTATCATCTTTTTAATAGGAAAGAATTTTTAGGCTCATTCTACGAAGATGAAGATGAAACTCTGGACTTAATTCTACCCACAATTAGAAGAGTTTTTGCAAAAGTTTTTGTAAGTCCACCAGGAATTTTTAGCTCACATGAGACTATACTTTCACTGATGGGTAATACGGGTCAAGAAAATAATTCTAAAGATTATAAATCCGACGCAAGACTGGAACTTTTTAGATTACACTATGACATTGATGAATTTATTGACTATTTAATAGAAAAATTATTAGAAAACAAAAATTGTCTTAGTAAATTTGAAAATATAGACAAGACCTCGACAACATTAGAAATTATTGTTGATAATTACATTGGAAAATTAGTAAAGTTGGTATCAGAATCTGAAAATATCTCAGAAGAAATCAGAGACTTAAAGTTAAAAAGAACCATAAAGCAGTGACAGATTGGTATATTGAAATATCTGAATCGGCTCCTCTAAACTTTAAGAGCGATGATTATCTAGCAGGGGTGATAGACACAGCTAAACCATTTATGGATTACTTTTGTGAAAGGTTAACAGAGTTAAGTGATTGGAAATTAGAAGAAGCACATAGAATATTTAAAGAGATTATAGAAGAAATGCCAATTATGAGCTCGACAATTTCTGAAAATGAATTTTGGATTAATTACAATAAGTGGGTTACAATTAGACTAACTGAAACCACTCAACAGATATATAGAGATTCCAAAATAAAACAAATATTGGCATAAAAATTGACAAATTAATAAATTATGAATAAAGACTATTATAACATTTTAGGAGTTGATCGAGGTGCTACTGAAGAAGAAATCAAAAAGGCTTACAGAAAATCAGCGCTTCAATACCACCCAGACCGTAATCCAGATAATCCTGAAGCCGAATCAAAATTTAAAGAAGCAGCCGAAGCGTATGATGTTCTTTCAAATCCAGAAAAGAAATCAAACTACGACAAATTTGGAACTGCTGATCCAAATCCATTTGGCGCAGGCGGTAATCCATTTGGCGGATTTGGCCACGGCTTTTCAATGGATGATATCTTTTCACAATTTGGTGATATATTCGGTGGTGGATTTGGAAATTCAAGACAAAAAAAGACCAGAAGAGGTGGTGATTTAAGATTAAAGGTAAATTTGACAATTTCTGAAATTTTGACAGGTTGTAAAAAGAAAGTTAAATATAGAAGGCAAAAAAATTGTGAGTCTTGTAACGGAAATGGCGGATCTGATGTTAGAGATTGCTTACCCTGTTCAGGTAGGGGAACTAGAATTGTAATTCAAAATACACCGTTTGGTCAAATGAGACACGAAAGCACTTGTCCGGATTGCGGAGGCAATGGAAAAAAAGTTGCCAAAATTTGTCAACAATGTCAAGGCGAAGGTACAAGATCAGTCGAACAAGTAGTAGATATTGACATACCAGCAGGAGTTTCAAGTGGTATGGCACTTTCAATGCGTGGATATGGAAACGACATTAAGGGTGGAATACCGGGTGATCTGCAAGTGATTATAGAGGAGCTAAGAGAATTTTGGTTTCAGAGAGACGGTGGCAATTTAATAGTCGAAAAAGAGATATCAGTAATAGACGCAATCGTTGGGTCACATATTAAAGTCAAAACACCACACGGAATGATACCAATTACAATTGAACCAGGGACCACACACGGTAAATCAATTCGAGTTAGACAAAAAGGTGTCAATGATATAAACTTAGGATTAGGTGATTTAATTGTTAATATTAAAATACACATCCCAAACAACATCACACTTGAAGAAAAATACCTCCTACAAAAACTACAAACATCAAGAAATTTTGTAGTCGAATAACTGAAATTTTCTATTGCTAGATTTAATATATAGATTAAATATATTAAAGTCATGGCAGATACCAATGGATATGATGACGTGTATGTACCTTATCAAGGAGGCTACACAATCGAAGAATTTATAGACCAAATTCAAACTGAGTTAACTATTGCTTGTGCACTTCCAAAGACACTACCAGACGCATCAATAAGACAAATCATCGAAAATAAATGCTTACCTTATTTTTATCGCAGATATCAATATGCGGTTCAAAAAATGTATTTTTTAATTCAAAAGGAAGCCTTTTTCACCGAAGAGTTCACCAGATATAATTATGTTAATGTCCCATGTGAGATACAATCAGTCATCTATCTCTATGAAGTCAGAGGGGCTTCTTTGTTTCAATTGGGTATAAACACGCCAAATCTTTCGGTAAACTTGGGGGTAACAAACCAACCTTACCTATCATCTTATGTGACAACAATTGGAGAATTAGGGGTTTATAAAACCTTATTAGACAATATGTCAGATATGTTAAACCAGTTAAACAAATATACACTGAAGCATCACTTTAATCAGCTAAATCACAGGATTCATATTTTAACAAATGTAAACTATGATGTAATTATGGAGGCTTACGCTAATATACCAAGAGAGAATTTATTCAAAGATGATCTTTTTTACAGACATGTTTTAGGAAATTCAAAAATTATGTTAGGGAACTTAGTAGGCAGATATGACTTCACGCTTCCCGGTTCGGTGAAGATAAATGCGGCTGATTTAGTAACTCAAGGAAAAGAAGATGTTCAGGCAGTTGAAGATGAAATAAAAGGCCAATCAGATTCGGCTTGGTTCTATTTAGTGAAAAAATAAACATTATCAACATCTAAAATAAAATAAATGTCGATGAGATATTTATTCATAATATTGATAGCGACACTTTGTGTGTCCCAGGTTTTTTCTAAGCCACCAGATTCATTAAAGACAGAAGACTCAATCTTAGAAATTGCAGTTGTTAAGGAGTTAAATCAGCTTAGAAGTCAAAATAATTTGTCTAATTTTGTTTTTTCTAAAACATTAAAGCAGTGGATATCAGATTCAATAACTGATTACAACATCAGATATGGCGTCAATAAATACTTTTTGATAAATGGAATAAATGACAGCGTCAATAATCTACTATTAACTGAACTCCAAAACTCGGTAAAAAAGAATCCGCTATTTTCAGAAATAACTGATGTTTTTATTGATCGACATTATGAAATGATTCTGCTGTTAAAATCACCGACTGCGGCCAAGATATCTGACGAATGGATTGTAAATCAACTTTTATCACATATCAATTACTTAGATATTTTTAGATTGAAATTATTAGACCACTACGGAAATCCGGCACTTATTTCCTGTTCAATAAAACGAGAGGGAAAAAATCAACTGTCTGTAGCAATAAATATAGTTGTCTTGGGTTATTACTAAAACAATTTACGATAATTTTATATAAGATTTATGGAAAAAAATTTACACAAATATCAATATAGGGTTAGTAAAAAAGAAAGGCAAAATAAATACGGTCAACTTTCACCTGTGTTATGGTTTACCGGACTATCAGGCTCAGGTAAATCAACAATAGCCAATGGAGTAGAGTCAAAACTTTTTGAATTGGGTTATAAAACTTATGTACTCGACGGAGACAACATTAGAATGGGTCTTAATAAAGATCTTGGATTTTCAAATGAAGACCGAAAAGAAAATATTAGAAGAATTTCAGAAGTCGCACAGCTTTTTTCAGATTCTGGAACACTAACTCTAACTGCCTTTATTTCACCATTTATCGAAGATAGGGATCAAGCCAGAGAAATTATTGGAACTAATTTTATTGAAATATATGTTAGCGCCTCACTTCAAAGCTGCGAGTCAAGAGACCCAAAAGGGCTCTATAAAAAAGCTCGACTTGGTGAAATTAAAAACTTTACCGGAATTGACTCACCGTATCAGGCACCCGATTCACCGGAGATTGTTATAGATACAGACACCCTAACAATTGAACAATCAGTTGATTTAGTTATCGAATACTTAGTTAATCAAAAAATAATCAAAAATTTAAAAATTACAGAAAATGGAATGGTCTAAAATTAATCACGGTGGTCAGCCCACTAACAACCCAGATAAAAAAAGAGCAATTTTTATTGGTAGATACCAACCTTATCACTGGGGTCATATCGAACTAGTAAATCAAAAATTAAATGCTGGAGTTGCGGTTTTAATTATGGTAAGAGACATTGAACCAGATGAAAAAAATCCGTTCACAACTCAACAAACTTGTGATATGATTAAAAAGTATCACAAATCAAAAGGAGATGATGTTGAAGTTATGATAATTCCTGATATAGAATCAGTTAATTATGGCAGAGGAGTTGGTTATGAAATTAATGAATTCACACCACCAGACAATATTGGATTTATCCCTGCCACTAAAATTAGAGACTCGATAAAATTAGGAGATGACAATTGGAAGCAAATGGTTGATGATTCAATACAGGGGGACATTGTGAATTACTTAATGTCTTCTGAAAGTCAAACTATTTAATAATTTTTTTACCACCTTAAATCAATGTCTAAAAAAGAGAACAAAACATATCAAATTAGGTTTAACACTAATTCAAAAGACGATTCATCGAGATGGCGTTTAATTGAAAATGGAAAAGAAATTATAGTCGGTGATATCATAGTTGATGGTCATACTAAAACGACTAAGGATTGGATCGAAGAAATTGGTGATTGGAAGTGGCATATTTCATGCGTTGGTAATTGTGTGATAAAAAATAATGTGGCACATATCACAACGATAAAACAAGAATCAACCATTGTTAGGCATATCTTAAAAACAATTTCTTATAGATTTGTTGGAACAATCACCACTGTTTCTGTTGCCTACTCACTTGGGGCTTCTATTGAAATGTCTTCGCTTTTAGGAGTTGGTGAATTAGTTCTAAAGCCGGTCCTTTATTTTTTACACGAAAGAGTTTGGTATAAATACCTTTCAATAAAGAAAAAGTAAAAAATATAATTTAATATATAAAAAAAATTAAATTATACCATGTCTGATATAAGATCGTCTTTTTACGAAGCAATAAATAAGGCAAATACACAAAAACCGAAACCTCGTCCAAAAAAAGTTAGACCGGTTGAAAAAATTTCTTTAGAAGAACAAGTTAACCTTATCTTAAACGAATCATATTCAGCGTTAATAGATACCAGCATTGTTATTAATAACCAACCTCTTATTGATTGGCTTTGGGAAAAAACAAAGCTTGATGAAAAAGAACAACTAAGAAATCAAAAAATTGAAGAGGAATTAAAATTAATCAACGATCTAAGGGAAGTTGCTAGAAAAGAATGGAGAAACAGAATGAGAATGTTGGAATTTACAGCATTCAATCCTTCGGCCGCCGCTGCTGCGGCATCATCTTCGGCTGGTGCGGGTGGAGGCCGATTAGTCATTACCGTTGACCCATCAACTAATACTTATGTAGTCGATGATTACGTCGATAATTACCTTGTATAAACTCATTACCAAAGTTTTGGTGAATTAAAAATAAATAGTAAAAATGAAAATTACTTTACAAAATCCGAAGAAAGTTGTTTTACAAGAAGAAAAGAGTAAAACAGTTTCAACACTAACAGTTACAAGAGTGGTTGACTTACCGAAGAAGAAAATTGTAAGAGCATTCGTAGAAGAAATCGAAGGTCCTATTACACTTTGGGAAGGCGCAGCTTATGATGCAGCTGGCCAGTGGACTGATTCTGATGTTCAAGCTAGACTTACTCAATTGTACTCTTAATATTGAAGCACTTTCAAAAAAGGGTCTCATTTTTATGAGACCCTTTTTTTGTTTTAAACAAATAAATATTCACTTATATAATAATAAAAAAATTAATTTAATGTATTCAATCTTCCATGTAGAAGGAGGTATAGGAAAAAATATCTTAGCAACCTCTGTAATAGAATCACTCAAAAAATCAGATCCAGAAAGAGAAATTATCGTAGTAACGGCCTGGCCTGCTGTTTGGTTCAACAATCCAAATATCTCTCAAATTTATCCACTTGGTCAAGTGGCTAACTTTTATAAAAAATTTATTAAGAATCAAGATGTTAAAGTATTTAGACAAGACCCCTATCACACAGAAGACTATATTCTAAATAGAAAACACTTAATAAATATCTGGTGTGATTTGATTGGGGTAGAAAATAAATCACAAGGTCCAAATTTACACTTCTCACCACTTGAATTACAAAGTGTTCAATTAAAAATGTTAAGCGGTGCTCAAAAACCAATATTCTTACTACACTCAAATGGCGGAGGCCAAAGTGGTAGACCTTACTCTTGGTACAGAGATATTCCAATTCAAAATTTACAAGATATTGTAGAATACTTTAAAAACGATTACCATATTTATCAAATTGGATATGAAAATCAACTAATGATAGAAGGGTGTCACAGATTAACATTAGACACTAGAGAAATTTTAGCAAGTGTTATATTTTGTAGAAAAAGATTACTGATTGATTCCTTTTCTCAACACGCTGCTGCTGCGTTGGGTCAAAAATCAGTTGTGTGTTGGGTTGGAAATAAACCAGAAGTATTAGGTTACGCATCACATATTAATGTGGTTCCAAACATTGAGCCAAAATTTGATACGCTACACTCTTCGTATCTAGATGACGCTGATATCTCAGGAAATCCAATTCAATTTCCATACGATAGACTCAAAATCTTTGATTCAAATGAGATAATAAATAAATTAATAGAACTATGAGAGAAATTCATTTCATTAGTGGACTACCAAGAAGTGGCTCTACATTACTAACAAATGTTCTTTTACAAAATCCAAAATTTGCGACAACAGCAACTTCTTCTCTTTTAGAATTTCTTCTTCAAATTAGAGACAATTGGAATAAATTAGAAGGACATAAAGTTTATCCAGATGGACAAGATAAATGGTCAGTCATTAGATCAATAATGCAAAATTATCATAAAACGGATAAGAATATTATTTTTGATAAAAACCGTGGATGGACTACACATATTGAGTTTGTAGAAAAAGTTACTGGTAAAAAACCAAAAATTATCGCGTGTGTAAGAAACTTAGAAGATATATGTTCATCTTTTGAGAAATTGTTTAGAAGAAATAGAGCCGATGGTGAGATACATGGTGAATTTTCAAATCCAAAAATGAAAACCATCGATGGTAGGGTTGAAGTTTGGGTTGCTGACGAAGGTGTTATAGGAAGACCGTATGTTTCATTACTCGATACTCTGCAACGCGGACTGGGTGATAGAATTTTAATTTTTCCATACGAAGAATGGACAGCTAATCCCGAGATGTGGTTTAGAAAATTGTATGATTTTATTGGAGAAGATTATTTTCAACATGATTTTAATAATATAGTTCAAACCATTAGAGAAAATGACGCTGGTTATGGCTGGGGAGAAAATCTCCATGAATTAAGAACCGGTAAATTAGAATATTTAAAATCTGACGCCACAAAAATATTAGGAGATATTTGGCCAAAAAAACTACATAATACCGAATTTTGGAAAAAAATGAAAAAATCCTAACCCAAAGTTAGGATTTTTTTATTTTTTATTTTTTTTGAAATTAGACTTTTAATATATAAAAAAAATTAAATAAAATTATGTCACTAATATTAAGGCAAGTAAAAGGTAGTAAATTGACCATTCCTGAAATGGACGACAATCTCACCTACTTAGAAAGTTTAGCTCTTTCAAATAGCGGAAGCAATTACGCACAAACCGTAGGAACTCAGCAAGTTATATCAGACGGTGATACAGGTACAGTTGTTAGTGTATCTATAACTGTAAACAACCACCCAGTATTAGTAACCGTAACAGGAGATGCTAATAATCTTGCAGCAGCTTCTTTCTGTAGATTACAGCTTTATAGAGATGGTGGTCCAATTGGAAATGTAGTTCAATGTGAATCATCTGCAGCAAATGAAAATGTTCCCTATTCGATTTCTTATGTCGATGAACCAGGAACTGGAACATTTACTTATACATTAGAAGCAATCCAAGTTTCTGGAGGTAATTTCCAATTTGGTGAAGTTAATGGACCAGTTATTTCAGCAATTGAATTAGTAGTAGGAACTGGTTCTGGCTTTGAAGAAAACAACAATTCTGTAGTCGACTCAACTTATTCTAATACAAAAGGTGGTGAATATAACACTATTTGTTGTTCGTGCAATTCCACAATAATCGGTGGTAGTAATAATGAAATATTAGGAAGTTACTATAATTCTGTCTGTGACAGTGGAATTTTCGGAGGACGTAATAACACCATCTGTGACTCGGAACAATCTGTAATTATTGGTGGATGTGATAATGAAATATGCACAAGTGATAATTATAATGCAATTATAGCTGGATGTTATAATAGAATTTGCGGAGGTGTTGATTATTCAGCTATCGTAGCAGGTGCTTGTAACGTAATTTACGGTGATGCTGATGCTGATTACTCAGCTATTTTAGCAGGTTGTTACAACCAAAACTGTTACTCAGAATATGGTGTTATATTAGGAGGTGCTTGTAACCGTTTATTGGATAATAGTGATTACAGTGGAATTCTAGCTGGATGTTGCAACACAATTGAAAACGACTCTTGTAATAGTGCTATTGTAGCGGGTTGCTACAACTGTATTTGTGGGAATAATGATGCTTCTGCAATTTTAGCTGGTTGTGCAAACCGAATCTATAGTAATTCAGACCAATCTACATTAGTGGGTGGATCTTACAATCGTATTTATAACAATAGTCAAAATTCATCAATTATTGCGGGTAGAGATGCTTGTATTCAAGATTATAGTTGCAACTCTACAATATTAGGAGGTTATGATAACTGTATAACTTGTAATTCTTGTAACTCGGCTATAATAGGTAGCTATGATAGTTGTATGTGTTTAAATGTTCAAGGTTCTTCAATTATATCAGGTGACGATCATTGTATGAGAGGTGGTTTTTCTTATTTCACATTAGTAACTGCACCATACACACAGTATTGCACTACAGGATTTGTATGTGCTAGTTCAATGTTAGCAGGTTGTGATAATAGAATCACAAATGAAGTAAGAAACTCTGCGATAATAGGCGGTAGAAATAACGACATCTGTGGAACAGTTTGTCAATATGACCAATGTACTAGTTATACTTGTCAAACATGTAATTCAACAATTATTGGTTCAAAATCTACATTAATTCACAACTCTTGTAATAGTAGTATAATAGCAACAAGTGAAGGGGCTATACTTTGTTCTAATTATTCATCAGTTATAAGTTCAAAAGGATATTACTACAACTGTTCATACATTGGAGGATCTGACAGGTCTACAATAATGTCATCATATCTGTCCAGAGTAATTAATTCAAATCAAGCATCTGTAATATCGACATCAGATTATACTTGTATTTGTGATGGTAATTCAGTTGCAATAATCGCTGCTAATGAAGGATGTATCAACAATTCAAGTAGATCTGCTATATTAGGTGGATATGATGGATGTATCAATAATTCTAACAATACATCAATTTTAGGCGGAACATACAATATTTTAGTAAATACTTACAACTCAAGTGTTATTGGGGGTTATGGTAACCACATATGTTGTAATTCAAATGACTCTTCAATTTTAGGTGGTAGAAATAATAGGATAAAAAATTACTCTAATAAATCTTCAATAGTTGGAGGTAGTTCTAACAGTATATGTAATAATTCTTCTTACTCATCAATTATAGGTGGTCAAAACAATCAAATTAAAGACTTTTCAAACTGTTCATCAATTATAGGTGGTGGTAGTCATATAATTACTTATGGCTCTAATTGCGCAGGTATCATAGGTGGTAGAAACAATACAATTAGCGACTCACAATGGTCATCAGTGTTTGGAGCGGTTGACTCTTGCATTTGTGGTTCAACAGGTTCTATGATATTTGGTGGTAGCTGTAATGCTATTGTTAATACTGATAATGTTATCTTAATTCCTACATTGACTACAGCTACTTTCTCTTCCGGTAATTTTGATAAGTGGAAACTTGGAAAAACAGCTTCTGGGGCTGTTAGTTTGGATGCAAATCAATACATAGAAGTAGAGATAAATGGTATCGTTTATAAGTTAGGAGTAGTATCTTAATAGATAAAAATATAACAAAAAACCCAGTCAAATGACTGGGTTTTTTTATTTGTTAAATCTTGAAAAAGCATTTTGAGAAATTACTTCAAATCTTACTTCTCCAACAAAATCTTTTAAGGTTCTACTATCTGTATATGACATGGCAGAACGCAAATAATCGGTAAAGTTTTCAGTCCAACCAGATAGTTTAGAATCAACTTTATTATATTTAGTGATTCCTTCTCCGGTTTTTAACTCAGCTCTGTTCCAAGATTTTTGAACTTCTTTAGTAGACATCCCTCTGTAATATTTATAGACTGGCATTCCAGCATCAAAAGCCTGGAGCGCTTTTGCAGAATCGACTTGATAATATTGATCTTGTGAGTCTTTCATAAAATTCTCACCACAACTTTCTAAACATTTATTAAAGATACCACCAAGCATTACATAGTCGGCACCAAGAGCCAAGGCTTTGATAATCTCTGAATAGTTCCTAAAACCACCATCTGCGATAATTTTTGTTGGACTATCATAAGCGGTTTTGAAGTAAGCACATTCTTCTATAAGAGATGCCATCGGATAATGTATGGAAACATTGGCAGAGGTCGTACAAGCCGAACCTCCACCAATACCCGCTCTTATATAATCGACGCCTATTTGACAATACTTAAGATAAGTATCCGGGTTGGCGATATTCCCTACCATTAACTCAATTTTGTCACCCCAAGTTTCTTTAATTAATTTAGCAGTATCATAAAGCTTTTGCATATGTCCATTTGCGACATCAATCAGAACCTTTTTAGGCAGTGTGGATTTTTTATCCATAAGTTCAATTATTTCATCTAATCCATATGAATAAAAGTAGTTTTCATTTCTTAAATCTGAAAACTTTATATGACGAGGAAGACAGATATTAATATTATTACTTTGAAAATGTTGAATATTAGTATCGTCAATTACTTTGTCCATAGGTGCTGTGAATAGAGGAAGCATTCCACTATAAGTTGGTTCAATTTCTTTTCTTGAAGAAATGCTACTTAGTGATTCAGGGACAATTGAGATGTCGTTCCAGTCGAATTTCATAAAATTATTAGACTTTTAATAAAAAATATATCTATCGGATTCTTTAATACAATATACAGATATAGGATAAAGTCTGATTTCATTTTGGTTTTGTTCATCAATTAGAACTCTTAAAGTTCCGTCAATCACCTCGTCATTCAAAATTTTACAAGTTGTGTTGTTTAGACCACTGAAAATTGACCAATTGATATCATCTTCTGGTGTGATGGATAAAAAGTGTTGTTTACCAATTATTTTACCACCAAAACCATCTCTAAAATAAGCCTCTTCGATAAGTGTTTGGATTTCTTCAGTTTTTGATAGCTCTACTTTGATTTCGTATTTTACCATTTTAATTAAGTTTATAATCTTATGTTCTATACCCTATGATTAAAAAGTTTATAAACTTTTAGACATAAATTTGTAAAACATCTATGTCTATTACATACTACAACGAGTCTTTCGAAGGTTCTCAAAAATATATTACACCAGAATCAGTAGACCTTTTTTTCTTAGATCCACCTTACTTTATAAGTGGTAGGTCAAAAAATCCAGATTTAGAAACCGGAATTAGGCAAGATTGGGACTGTCAGTGGAAAAGTGTCGATGAATATAAAACCTGGACTAAATCATACCTACAATTAGCCTACAATCAGTTAAAACAGACAGGTTCAATCTATGTTTGTATTAGTTGGCAACATTCACCTATCATTCACCAGACTCTACAAGAAGTAGGATTTAATGTTATTAATAGAATTACCTGGAAAAGAGATAAAGGCAGAGGTGCTAATAAAAACTGGAAATCCATGCACGAAGATATTTTCTTTGCTACAAAAGATAAAAATAGTTGGACTTTTAACATAGATAATGTTAAAATTAAAAAGAATGTTGTAGCTCCATACCGAAATGCTGATGGCACACCAAAGGACTGGTGGGAAGATGAAGACGGAAATAAAGTTCGTTTAACTTATCCTGGAAACCTGTGGGATGAATTTTGTGTTCCGTATTGGAGTATGATAGAAGTAAAGTCATATGCAAAGACCAAAAAAACCCCACAAAATACACTGATAAAACACAATACACAAAAACCAAAAGACTTAGTTAAAAGGGCTATTTTAGCTTCTTCTAACCCAGGAGACTTAGTATGTGATTATTTCTCTGGAAGCGGAACCACAGCCATTGCTTCAGAAGAATTAGGTAGAAACTCAATTGTTTTTGATGTCAATAAAAACTGCATTGAAATGTTAAAAACAAGAATGCAAAATGAATTGACACGGTCCAATTTTAATATATAGAGTGTAACCGGTGGACAAAAGTCCCTATTTAGGACCGGTATAGTTTTGGCTATAGAAAAAGGGGAATTCGCTACTCCCCTTTTTCGCTTTTATACACCCTAAAAAGTTTGATTTTGTAATATCATTTCGAATTTGATTTTACCACAATCCCATATTTTATTTATATCTAACTTAGACTCTGATATACCAGTTCTTGATTTTCTATATCTGGATTTATGTATTTTTTTATCACCAACAACATACTTATAATCAGGATTTGAGTTATGAACAACCATAAATTTCAATTTATTATATAAAGAGCCGTTTGACCAGGAATTGTCAGCGTAACTGATAATTCTTTTTGGTTGTCTAGTTGATATGAAATAAGACAATAATTTAGAGGCTCCGCCAATGACGTTGTGGTTTAACTTATTGCAAAATCTAGATAAATTCCAACCTCCTTCTTCCATTTTATTACGACCCTCAAAATAATCAAAAGTCATTATCGATACCAATTCACCACCATAGAATAGACCAATTCTAATAATAGATTTATCACCGCCCTGTAAATGATTTTTTTCTAAAAACTTATTAGATAATTTACTGTCTAAAATTTCCTTTACTTCACATTTTCTAGCAAATATTTTATTTTTTATCAATCCTATAAAATTTGTAATCTGTGATTCCAATATGTCTCTCTTATAAACCCAATCATCTTCCCATATGTGTATAATTTGAATACCTCTGTTCCTAAAGTGATTAGTTTTATTTATATGATACCACTTACCCTTAAAGACCTCAGAATGCCAATAGATTCCATTAAATTCAAATCCTATACCTAATTCTGGTAGATAGATATCTATTTCTAAACCATCTCTATAGTTTCTAATAACCTCACCACAATAGACTGACTTAATAAAATTCAACAATTCAGATTCTCTTAATGAAATCAATCCAGATATTGGGTTACAAATTGTACAGAGTGGAAGATTTAATTTATAACGATGATAATAGTTGTCATATTTTATCTCGAAGTTATGCCCCACGTCACATTTCAATAAGTAAAGAGAATTTGAAATATACTTTATAAAATTTGGATCTTTCAATATCAGAGTATTTTCTTTATCAACACCAGATGATTTATAGTTGTCTACTCCCCATCTCTCTATATTTGTTTTTTTAATTTTATTTTGTATTTCACTGGACATAACTGGGTGTGTGTATCCCCATCTTTCTAAGTTTGTTTTTCTGATTTTATCTTTGATTATCTCGGCCTGAAAAGGATTTGCCACACCCAGTCTGGATTTATTGACTTTTTCTTTTTTATCTTTGACCTGTTGTAACTTTGATGGGTTATCAACGCCCCATTTATTTAGAAATGTCTCCTTAAACTTTTTATTAATAAGTTCATAATCTAAATATTTTTTTGATTTTTTTATTTTTTCTATTACTATCTCTGCCTTAGATGCATTATCTACGCCCCATTTGTGTAAACAAGTTTCTTTATAATTTTCTAATTTTTGAGACACCAGTTCTGAGTCACTATTTGAGCATTTTTTTGAGCAATAAATTCTATAGCCCCTTTTATAGGATAAAAATTTTACTTTTGATTTACAAACTTTACAAATACCCTCGTTGGCACTCAACAAATATATTTTTTCAGATATGCTACTTCCTGGTCTATTTTCTAGAAAATTATAAAGATTTGGTAGATTAAAAATTACCCACGACTCTTTAACGGAGTGTAGGTTTATCTTTTCCAAATAAATCAGATATTCTTCCTTTGTAACATCATTCATAATATATATATTATAATAACATCTCTACCCGCGAAGAAATTGAAAAAGAGTATAAAACAAAACAGTATTTATATAATATATAACCTAAATAAAAATAATAAATGAAAGAACACATACTAACTGAAAATCCAAATCGTTTTGTACTTTTTCCACTAAAATATAATGATATCTGGGAACTTTATAAAACTGCTGAGCATTCATTTTGGACTGCCGAGGAAATTGATTTAGTTCAGGATTTAACAGACTGGAATGAAAAATTAAATGACGATGAAAGACATTATATTAAACATGTTTTGGCTTTCTTCGCGGCCTCAGATGGAATAGTTAACGAAAACTTAGCCGAAAATTTTCTAAAAGAAGTCCAATATCCCGAGGCAAAATGTTTTTATGGTTTTCAAATAGCTATTGAAAATATCCACTCTGAAACCTATTCTCTTTTAATTGATACTTATATCAAAGATTCATCTGAGAGGGACTATCTTTTTAATGCTATTCAAACAGTTCCAGCTGTCACTAAAAAAGCACAGTGGGCTCTTAAATGGATTAGTTCAGAATCTTTTGCTGAAAGAATAATTGCTTTTGCGGCAGTGGAAGGAATTTTCTTTTCTGGTTCTTTCTGTGCGATTTTCTGGTTAAAGAAAAGAGGTCTGATGCCGGGTCTTACATTCTCTAATGAGTTAATTTCAAGAGATGAGGGTCTTCATTGTATGTTTGCCTGTTTACTACACAACAAACACATTCAAGCTAAAGTCACCGAAGAAAGAATCAAAGAGATTATCTGCGAAGCTGTAGAAATTGAAAAAGAATTCATCACAGATTCTCTTCCAGTCGCACTGATTGGAATGAATGCAAAACTTATGCAACAATACATTGAATATGTTGCAGATTTTTGGCTTACCGAACTTGGTTGTCAAAAAGTTTACGGAGTTGAAAATCCATTTGATTTTATGGAAATGCTATCTTTACAAAATAAATCAAACTTTTTTGAAAAGAGGACCTCTGAATATCAAAAAACATCAGATAGAACAATTGATTTTGAAAATCTCGATGAGGATTTTTAACTGTTTTTTTCTTTTTTTTTGTTTAACCCACTTAATTTTAAGTGGGTTTTTTATTTAATATATACGATATGAAGATATTAAAATTTGCAGAGTTTGAATTAAACGAGTCTTTACCACGTAAAAAGACTGTCGATCAGTGGAATAAACTTAGAAGGATGACAAAAGGTGTCGATATAGGTGACCGTATATCTGACTTAAACAAACAGGGAGCAAATATCCAATATTATCAGAATCCAGTAGATACTGGGATTGAATCATATGAAGATTATGAAGAGCATAATAAAAAGTTTGTTCCAAGTTGGAACTTAAAAGGAATGTTGTCTCCGTTTTCTGGTGAAGGGAAAAAGAAGTCATAAAAAGATATAAATAATTCCGATTGATTTAATATATACTAAGTGAAATACATTAAAATATTTGAGAATTTTCTTACTACATCAGAGATAGAATCTATCTTTTGGGACTTAAAAGACAATGGATTTACTATTGATATTCACGATTTTAAAAATATTGACCAATATCTAATTGGAATAAAAAAGTTTGAAGGTTACTTAAGACCATTTTTGATAGACTCTGAAATCATCAGTTCTATTTTAACTTTGGAAAGTTTCGCAGAGGAGCAAGGATTCAAAATTTCTAACATTTCAATAAATCATCCCTATCATAAACAAAGTTCAAGAGACGTCACCATTTCAGATGGGGCTTTTTTTGTCAAAAGTGTGTATGGTCCACCTTTTCAACCAGAAAGGGTAAAAGTCGAAGATAAAGTTATGTGGATATCTATAAAATTAGAGAAAATGTGAAGGAATTAAAGATGCTTAGTCAGAGTAGAGAAGAGTTGGAATTCGCATAGGTATTTATCCTGGTTAGAAAAAAAAGGTATAGATGAAGAAACTAAAAAAATATAGCATATTTCTAGAGTCTTTTCGAAAAGACACAGCAGTTTCGCGTGAATATTCTATATTTGATTGGTTTGAGGATTTGAAAAGAGATAATTGGAATGCTTCAAATATTGAAAGACATAAAATATGGACTGAACATTTTATTGGCGAGGGTTGGTGGGATAAAATCACATCACATGTTGATAAAATATTTAAAGCTTTATCAGAAGTAAATATTAGACACATCAAAGATGCTATGCTAGAAGTTTTTGATACTCTACCAGAACAAAAAAGTAGAAATATTTATACCGCCATTTTAAATGGAGACTATGAAAGAATTGATGATTCTAATAATTTTAAATTCAACGGCACTATGCCAATTATGGATTTAAATGATAAAAATAGAAAAGATTATGTAATCATAAGTATTCTAATATCAATGGTCCATCCAACCCTTTACTATTCTCGTTTCAAAGAAGATGCGGTATTAAGAGATACTAAAGAAAGTGAATATGTAACTGACCAGAGATGGCAATGTCAGAATTTTGACTTTGAACAATTTCATAAAACAGGACATCTTAGAGACTATGAATTTAGTAAAGTTCAAAAGTATTCACCTAAAAATGTCCTTTCAATGTATAGACCAGGTATAGTTATAAACATTGGTGGATGGGGTTCTGATTCAAGATACACTGGTGAAATGTATTTAGATGATTTAGAAGCTGCACTAGACGCGGTAATTGAGGTTGTAGAATCAGAGGTTGATTACGAAGAAGTTATTTGGCCATATACAAGAGGTGAGAGACATTATGACACATCAAAACCTATATATGAATATGATTTAAAAATATTACTTAAAATGTGATGAAGTATATAAAGTCATATAAATTATTTGAATCTGTTAGTAAAATACAGTTTCCAACATATACAGAGTTACATGATTTCTTTATAGAGTTAGAAGATGATGAGATAACTAAATTTAACTATAATAGTAGTGCCGAATCGCTCAGCAAATTCATTGACGGTGGATATCTTTTCTTTCCACAAAGATGGGATAGAACTATTCAATCACAACTCTACTTTGATATGTCTTTTAGAGAAGACTATTTAAATCATAAACCAAAAGAACTAATGGGTGAAACTTGGAGTGAATTTTTTTTGGATCCTCTGACTTTTCCCGATAAAAAATTCCTTAGAAGAAGAACTGAATGTATACATTTGGACGATGTAGAACAAAGTGTGACAAATGTAAAACAGCTAGGCCGAAAAGAAAAAACCTTCAAAGAATTATTTATAGAAGAAATTGAAAAAGGTAATATAAAAGCTTATCCTTTTATTTATATGACATTTGATATATTTCTACCAAAACATTTAGACAGGGTTATAGAAAGACTAGAAATGGTTTATGAATCAACTGGTTTTAGACCACTTTATGGATTCTGGGAAGAAGATTATGTAGATGAAAATAACGATGGTGTGGTCACTTTTATAAACTCAAACTTGTGTTTGGTAAATGTTTCGGATGAAGAATATAAAAATCTTATTAAGATATTTGATGATCATAATGTTGATAAACAAGTAACGAAACATTTTTTAAATCAATGATGTAATCTCTATATTTATACCAATAGAGAAAGAAGAATTACCTTTAATTATAGTGAATTTCTACAATAATTATCTTAAATATAAACAACTTTATTAATATAAACGAATATAATCTTTATCAGTTAAATGACTGAATATTAAAAAATAAAAAGCAATTATGGCAAATGATGAAATGGATGACCTATTTAATGGCGGCTTAGACAGCAAAATGAGTTTTTTGAACGAACAAAAAACAACAACAAACAACGACGGTATCTACCGAGTTGACCTTTCAAAATGTAAGGATAAAAAAAGAGGTTGGAGATCTGTGGTAAGATTATTACCAAATCTAACAAAAGAGGGCAAAGTAGGAGAAAGCGCAATCGAGAAAGTGACACACTATGTCGATATCAAAAACTCTAAAGAGTTGAGCGGATGGTTTGATAGTCCTAAAAACTTCAACGAAAAATGTCCACTTACAGACCTTTACTACACTATGCAGAATTCTAAAAATGCAATTCTTATGGAAAAGTCAAAAATGTTGAAGTATTCTAAAAAATACTACTCTTATGTTTTGGTTTTGGAAGACGAACAACAACCAGAATTAGTCGGTAAAATTATGATTTTCCAATATGGAAAAACTATCAAAGACAAAATCATGGCTGAGAAAAACGGAGAAATCTCTGGAGTTCCTTGTAATGTATTTGATCTTTCAGCTGGTAAAGATTTTGTTCTTGTAGTTAAAGAAATTCAAACCGGTGACGAGACTTACCCAGACTATAAAATGAGTATGTTTAAGCCAGAAACTTCTTCACTTCCTATCTACTTTAAAGAAAAGTCAGTTTTCAAAAATGCACCACTTGTAGATGGAAAAATTGAATCTTCTGTTCAGGCTAAAATCAAAGAATTTTTACTTGATAGAGACCACGATTTAGAAGAATTTTCAGCTAAAAAACTTACCGAAGAACAACAAGCTAAAATTACCGAGATTACAAACTATTTGACCGGTAAAGCTTCTTCGTCTTTTTCAGGTTCAAAATCTGAATCTAAACCAACTCAAGATGATTTTGATTTTGAAGACAATTTCTCATCTTCTAATCAAAATCCGGCTGTAGAAAGTGAAGAAGATGACTTTTTTGGTGACTTTTAATTAGCCAAAAAAAAACAACATCGACGAAATCCCACAAATTTTTTGTGGGATTTTTTGTTAATAAACAACAAATCGGGTTTATATAATATAACCTATAAATAATTTCCAAAGAAAATGAATTTAGCAAATAAGACTTTTAAGAACATCAAAACTGGTGAAGTTATCAAAGTTATAGATTCTTTTGAAGATATAGCAATTCTTGAAAATAAAAAAAAGATGAGCGTCACAGAACTGATAAACTCAAATCTTTTTACAGAAGAAATTGATCCTAACAACTTTTTCAACAATCAAAATTCGTATAACCTTTTGGCCGATAAGATAAAAAATATACCAACTGATATGATAAAAGATGAAGACGGAACGACTCCAATTTCAACAAATATTTACGATGATAACTTCAAACCACTAACTAATGAAAGCGCAATTATCTATTCTTCTGAAGAAGATGAAAAAGAAGAACTAATTAGAAAATACAGTCTTAAAGAAGGTTCCACACAACAAGTTAATAGACAAAATGAAGTATTTCAAAAAATATTAGAAGAAGACAGACAATCCGACATAAAATCAGAACCGGTCAAATATCAACCACCGGTTTTACAACAAACAGAAGACCCTATTATTTCAATGTTTAAAAGGGCAAAAAAGAGTGTTGAGTTTAGTATGTCGATAAGTATTGAAAATAAAATACCAAGACTTGATTTTATTGAAATGATGGAGGATTCTTATGATATCTCTATGATTGATTTTTTAGCCGATGAGTTTACAAAAGAAATCTTACTTGATCCTAAGTTCATTCAACAACAAATTAAAAATAAAATCACAGAAATGGTTTATAGTAAACCAAAATCAGATTCACAAATTACAGACTCAGTCACTACTTCTTATGAAAATGTAGTAAATTCACAAATCACAGATTCGGTGACTACTGTAAATACCAACACAGAAAAAAAACCTACCCCAAAGCCTAGAACTACAAGGGCAAAAAAACAACCGGTGTCAAATGATTGATGAGAATTTTATTCAAGCTGCTATAAAAATAAGAAGACAATATCTAAAACTTATTAATAACCTAAATTTTTATAAAACACAAGCAAATAAAGTGCTTTCTAATCTACAGGATATAATTGAAAAATTAGAAAACATATCAAAAAATGTTGATTCGGACCCAAATTCAGAAGCCACGTCAGCAAAATTAGTTGAAGTACTTAAAGATCTTGAAAAAGAAGGAAATCAAGTAAATCAATTAATTGACCCTCTCAACACAGAAATTGAAAAATTAGCCATTGAAGAAAAAGAGCTTTGGAACAAAATCAAAGAAAAACACTCAAATATATCAGATAATCAAATTATTGAGTATGTAAAATTGCGACTTGCTGAGCAAAATCTTCAATAATAGAAACGGATTCAAATTTTATATATAAAATAAAAATCTATTAATGGCTAAATTATCAAAATTTGTTAAAGTTGATAAAAACGTCCTGTTAGAATTCGTTTATGACGAAGATAATAATATAAGTGAGTCTTATGAGATTTTAGTCAACTCAAAAGAAAGAAGACAATCGTATTTAGCCAATCCTAATTCAGCAACAAATAATATTCAGGGCAATTCCCTTTTTGCATTAGATAAATTGTCTAATAAATTCGGAAAAATAAACACCTCTCAATATAGTTTTTTACAAATAAAAAATTACTCATCAACCGCTCCTATCAGACATGATAGGCTGGTGATACACTTACCTATCAATTGGACATTTGGTGAGTATCTTGGATGCTATGTCAGAATTTATACATTTGATACACTAAATCAGAAAACCTATGATTTAAGTAACTATTATTTCGATATGAGTGACTCGGCTCAGGCATATCTGTTAAACTTTACATCACCTCCTCTGCTTTTTCAAGAAAAACTTTGGGGCAAAAGCCTCACAATAGATTTTCCAGCAGCCTCGGCATTATCACAACAAAGAACAGGTAGTCTACCAAAAGTAAATTCAATAAATGCCAATTTGACATCAGGTTCAGGTGTGAGTTTAACATCACCGGTATTTATAGATTTTCACTTTATTCTTAACTTACAGACTATAAACGCGGTCACTACCTATACGCTTTCTGCCCCAACAACCGTTTCAATACCACAAACCCCAGAATTTGAAAATTTAGGCCTTAAAATACAACACTCATCTAACGGTGATTACTTTGAAATTTTTGGAACTTATAACGGAAATATTGCCGAATTCAAGCAATTTATTGACGATTCTGTCTATACCGGCCACCGATATTATGTAATCTATCAAATAACGACATTTGAACAAAACATCAGGGGAAAAACACTGACAGTTGAAGTTAAAGAAAGCTTTAACGAAACTGTTGATTTTAGACCAATAATTAAATTTTCCACGACTACAGCGATTATTGATGTAGAAATGAGGTTAATTGACTCAGTTGATGATAGTTATATCACTCGTAGGGCGACTTATGGAATGCTACAAGACGAAGTTTCAAGATACGCCTTAAAGCTTATTAAAATCAACCTTAAAAATGCAAACAAACCTAAAATCTATAATATCAAAAACGCTATTGACCCAAGTTTAGTAGGATTTTCAAACTCAATGGGTAAATTAAATCTTAGTAGAAGGCTACCACCAATACCTATGTCGTTACCGGTAACAACAAACTCTGTATTATCGGGTAATAGTCAATTGGTAAGTAACCCAGTTGATACTTCTACCGGTCTAATTACAAACGCTACGTCAATGATATCACCAACAACTCTCACTGCAAATCCCGGTCTTTCAGTTGGTCAATCTGAATTAGCCTCAACCATGATTGACTTACAAAATACAACACCGGCCTCTGGAACAACTATACAACAAATTCAAGTTGATAGACCAATTCTATATGATAGAGCCAATATTGTAACAAAATCAGGAACAGGTCCACTGACCAGTGGTTCAGAAAAGTATTTTCCAGAAGGCACTCTTAAAATTACAATCAGATCAGTTGGTGACACTATTCTTAAATTTGACATCGCAAGAGATGTCAACGGAGGGGGCGGAAATTCTCAAAAAGTAGATATATTTAATTTATCAGGATTCACTGATATAAGTTTTGTAATCAAAAACGATAGTAAAGAAGTAAATATTCCAGTAACAACAGAATTAGGAATAGATTCCGTTAATCTTAAACAAGGTAAAATAACTTTCAAGATTCCAGAATCTAGATATCAGGAAATTAAATCAATCTGGTCACAAGGAAACAAAATGTTTTACATAACAGCAAAATCAGCAGGTAGTAGGTTTTCTATTTACTCAGGACTTTATGAAGTCTCTGATAGCCCACAACAACAGCAACAACTAGAACAAACATCTCAACAAATTTCAAATAACCCAACTTCAACGGCGTCTGGTCAAACTGCGACAGCTGCTGGAACGATTTCATTAGATCCGGGTATTTCAGCCCCAAGTACCGTAGTCGATACCAGTGGAACTACCGCAAAAGTGCCAGCAAAAGAACAGGCACCTACTCCGAAACCTACCGGAAATAAAGATTATCTTGATAAATCAAATAAAGTTCAATGAGATTAAATAGTCAATCGTCACAGTTCATTTTTAACCTACCAAGTGATTTTCTACCAAGAGAAATAATAGAAAGTTACAATCCAATACTTGAAAAGAACTGGATTCAATATGAAGATATCATATCGTATTTAAATTCGACGATAAAAAGTGTCAATTTTCCAGGTCTTTCTTTTGATATGCCAAAACAAATTTTAATGAGAGGCAAAGAAAGGCAATATAAACCGGCTAAAAACCCTCAAGACATCACAACATCTCACGACCTAACAGTGACTTTTAGAAGCGTGGATTCTGACTTGAATTACTGGTTGATGTTTGATATTATCACAAAACACTATTTAGATGTTGTAAATTTATTTGTCTATCCATTTTCTATCACTTGCGTGGATATTCACCGAGATGCTATTTATGTAATTAGATTTTATGAGATTATATTAAAAGCTATGTCTGAAAACACATTTAATTACTCGATGCAAAAAATATCGTCTAAGGAATTTAACATCACTTTTCACTTTAATTTTTATGATATCGAATTCCTGCTAGATCAAAGCAAAGTTATATCTCTAAAAGAAACTCCGATTATAATTCAGAGGATTTAATTAAAATCTTTGATGATTTCTACTAATTTTTCCGCTCTTTTAAGATAGGTATGATCTTTCTTGGCTCTATTATATCCAGCTTCGGCAATAATCATTCGTTCATTATCATTTAAGAGATAGTATTTAATTTTTTCATCTAGCTCTGTCAAATTTCTATAAACGACTATTTCTTTGTCTATCTCAAAAAGATTTTCAATACCAGGAGTCCAGTTGGTGACAAGTAAAGTTTTACATCCACAAGTTTCAAATGTCCTATAATTTATATCGTCAGCTATATTACAATTCAGATGTATTTTATAAGAGTTTATAGCCCGGACCATATCATCACCTATTACAAAAATATCCTTTTTTATATTATATTTATCGAGTGAATCAATAACATGACCTCTATTAAGAATGTTGCCACAGAAACCAACATCGACTGTTTTCTCGATGGTCATCGGATACATCAAATCATCTGGATATGAATTAGGAAACCAATAAGATTTTTTACATAAATTTTCAAAATACGGCAAATACCGCTGTGTTGAATTGAGGTGTATATCTATATTTAACAGCTGGCAAAGTTGTAAATGTTGTTGTAAGACGCAATGGCTATCAATGGACCAAAATATTTTTATTTTTTTACTTTCTGAGATTTCTTTTAATGGCATCCAACTCGAGGTGTAGTTTTCTATAATAAAGATAACATCTGCCCATTTTTCTATCTCAAAAAATGGTGTGTTGAATTCATCATAGTTTAGACCCCATACTTTAGACTCAACGCCATCAATTTTAGATAGAGACCTGTGTAGATTTAGAGATTCTCTAAAATTTTTATTTTTCTCATGCCTTCCGGCTTCCTGTATTATTACTATTTTCATTTTAAATCATTTATAAAGATATATAGTCACGTCATTTGGTAAATAGTCATGTCTTATGGCAAATTTATTAGATAATTGTTCAATTATTTCTATCAACTCACCTGTTGAGACATACTTCATATCACTATCTTTCAGACCAGTTGTTAAATTTGACAAAAAGTTAATTGATAGACCCCTTTCACACATGCACCACATTTGTCTTATAATATCGTCGGTATTTTGTTTCCAATTTTCATGGAAGCAAAAAATACCAGAAGCGATTATCCAATCAAATTTATCATTCATCTCGAACAAACTTTTTTGAAAGAATTTTTTGTCTGGGTATTTTCTACTAGCTATGGTTATCGCACTTTCTCTGAGATCTATACCGGTATAATTTTCTATAAATACAGAGGCGTCTCCGTATCCACAACCAACATCTAAAACAGAGTCTTCGACCTTAATACCTATTTCCAATAAAACTTCCAATCTTTTTGATTGTGAGTATAAACTACCCCATCCCAAAGATTTGACATCATCTGTATTGCCAAACTTTTTTTCATAAATGTTATTTAAAAAATTAGAATCCATTAATCAATACATCTTCTTTCTTGACACCATCATCATTGAAAATATATTTAACAATAGGCTCAATTAAATGGTAGTTATCACCAAATGGTCTAAGAAAATTACATAATACATATTTGTCATTTACCAACATATTTTGATCTATTGCCCACCAAGATCTATCAATCCAATATTTATGAATATCGACACCTCTTTCAATAAAGCAATATTGTTCTTCGTCTAAACCATGATTATGTAATAATACACGCCATAATGACTCATCTGAAAATCCTTTCCAGCCGGATAAATCGGGTATATTATCAATTGATTCTTTATGATCAAAGACTTTAATTCCACACCAAGATTTAAATAAATCCTCATCAGATAGATTATGTGGATTTACAATTTTTTGAAACAGAAAAGATTCACCGGTGATATTACTTATCGGAAATTTACCTTCATCTGTCCCGTTGCCTTTATACACTTCTCTTCCAATAAACAATAGCTTACCAACTTCTCTTTTGGATAACCTATCAATTACAAAGTTTTGCTGCAAAGGTATAGTATCGATATCCTCAATCATACAAATTTCTTGTCCAAATCTACCAGCTAAGATGTGTCTTGCCATTTTAGCAAGATTTGGAGTAGGAATTCCATCAACAATAGGAAATAAATGCACATCTCCGTATTTTTTTATCCTTTTTATTAAATCATCATCTTCGATTCTATCGGTAACAAAAGCTAAAGAAATTTTTACTTTCGGAAAATATTTCTCCCAAGATTTACAAACTATGGGCCAAAAGTCGATGAAGTGCGAATCATCAGAACTTACTATCACTCTGTCAAACATTTTAAATTTTATTTTTTATTATATCAATTATAGGTTTTTTTATCATTTTGGTTTCTTGTTGAAATTCGACTTTTATATTATTAATATAAAATTTTTCTAATTCTAAATACTTTCTACCGGAAATACCGGATATGTAAGTTGTTGCTCCGTTTTTCAAACATATATCAACTAGTCTATCCGAGGACTTTAAAATAGTTGGCTCATCAAATACTATATTAGTTTTTATTTGTAGAATATCTCTTATTTTGAGAATAATTTTAGAGTTAGTTTCTGACAAGTTATCACCGACGCAATCGTCAAACAAATCCAAAACATTTCTATATCCAGGTAACATATTTTTAATTCTTAACCAATCTTTTTCGTAGTTCAAATATAACTTTTCAGTGATTGGTTGAAGACCTTTATTGACAGACATAGTATACCATTTATCACCTATATTAAATCTATTTTGATAATTATTTTTTTCAAATTGACAATGTTTAAGAATAACAAAAGTATCAGAATCTTCCATTTTTTGAAAAAATGGATAATAAGGAAAAAAATTAGGCTGATGTATAGAGATTGTCATATATTTAAACTGTCTTATAAAAATCAATTAAACTATCAAATAGATACTCAGGTTCTATATCAGAAACGTTATCAGTTTCAAATACATATTTGTAATTTATACCCTTTTTTGTAAAAATATTATTTTCTGGAAATTTCTCTAAATCTGATTTTATACCATACATAAAAATAGGAGTCTTCTCAGAATTCATCACGTTTAAAAAAACTGAACCACTTACATTGTAAATTACAAATTTCGAAACAGCTTGAAGATTCAATTGTGTCTTAATATCCGGTCTGATTATATAATTGACTTTGGTTAAATCAGATTGAAAATTATCATTAAATAAAACCACATTTATTTCAAATCCAACAAACTGTTTAATTATTTTTTCCAAAAAAATATTAAATTTATTTATGTTGTAGTTTCTGTGCTCATGAGTAGTGTGTATTCTTGGAAACAATGTAATAATATTTTCATTTTGATTCTTTTTTGTATTCAAAGGCGGATATTTTCCGAAATCACCAGTCAAATCTAGTTTAATATCAAGTGGATAATCATTGAAAATTTTTCTTCTATGGTAAACATTGAAACCATCATTTTCATATTCACCTACTAATTTATTTATATCCTCATCTGACATTGTGTTAAGACTATCACTTCTATCGAATTTAGAAAGGAACCACTCTGGAATTTCAACAAATTTGTCTACAAAATCCTCATAAAAAATTTTACTTTCTTTATACGAACAAACATATAAGGTTTCGAAATTACTTCTTAATTTTCTTAAAATACCCTGGAATGAAATTATCTCGTATCCAAATTCCCCAGTAAATAAAAAAAATGCTTTTTTCATTTTTAAGCCTCTAAAAATTTATTTATGTAGTATGATAAAGTCAACTTTTCGAAATCATATTCTTTATTAATGATTTCAAAATATTTTTCCTCTAAAAAATTTGAATTTACTTGTTGCCAATCATCAATCCAAAGAATAGGTAGGTTTTCAAAATCTTTCATAGCAACACACCTTTTTACTATCGGAATTGTTCTCAAATACAAACTCTCCCATATTCTATGTGTATCTATTCCGTTTCCACGAGGACAAAGAGTAAATTTGTGATTGTATATATTATCTATATAACTTGAGTGACCTTCATTTGTTCTATCATAGACAGTTGTAGTGGTCCAGATTTCTTCGGAAAACATTTTTCTAACCATGCTTCTTTCAGATAGATAAGTCTCGTCACGAAAACCAATATAGCATAAATTTTTAATAATTTTTTTATCTTGATTCTTTTCAATTATTCGGTCTAAATTTCCTATGATTTTATCATGTGAGAACGAAGGCATTCCTATTGGCATGGCTAATATTCTATCAGAAATCATATTTAGATTCTGACCTATCATAAGTTTTAACTCGTCTTTAATTAAAAAATTAGATTCATTTATTTCCCAATCACCACCCCCAATAAAAACTTTTTCATAATCTTTATCATATCTATTGTAAACTATATCGTCTACTTTAATCCAGGGAACATTTATCTGTGATAAAAGCATTAGAAATCTATCCCATTCGATTATTTCTTCTTTTATGATGTAAAATTCTTGTAATTTCATAATTAAATATTAAACCAATTTTTAAAGGACTCGAAATCGAATTCCCTAGCATGTAAATACCACCTTTGTTGACCATCATTATAATTGTTATATTCCATACATAACCAACCATCTTCAAATTTGATTAACTCTATACCATGTTCGTCACATATAGACTCGGTGTCTTTATTCCACTTATTAAACGGAGGGATAAATACTTTAGCATTTACCAAACTAGCACTTGTTAATATACTAAGCTCCTGAGCTTCCTTTGTGAGTAATCTATGATCCACATGAATTAATCCATGTGAAGCCATAATAGCCTTATCATGCAACTTTGGTATACCGGCTTTATCAACTCGATAAAATATTCTGTAATCAGAATGCGCGTTGTATATTTTAGGGAAAATTCTTTGTTTTGAAATATCACTTTTCTCATTAGACATATCATTTACCAAAGGAGAAACTCCCCAGAGAACTTTACAATCCGGAAATCTATCGAATAGAAAATCCGTCATGTCGTTTACTAATTTCATATCTGCGTTAATACAAACATCATCAAATCTAAATATTTTACTCATTATCCTATTATATTTTTAATTAATTTCCAGTGATCTGGATGTCTTTGGTCATTTTCATCATAAATTTCACCTACAAATTGATAATCAATTCTGTCGGTTGGAAACGGTTTAGTTTCGCCACCATAGTTAAGACCAAACTCTGAGTGCTCAAAAGCGTATTCTTTTAAAGAAGGGTATATCTGTGATAAAAAATCTTGGTCACATCCTTTCTTCGAATATCTATTCCATTCCGCTATTGAATTAGACAAATTTGATTCCCTTAAGATACCCCTTCGACAACCCCACATTCCACCTAATATAGGAACTGTATGATAAGGGTGGTCTCTCATAATATGAATGTCTTTATCGGACTTTAACCACTCATCTATGGCAAAAAACTCCCTGTCTGTAAATCTACTATCACAATCTCTTGAAAGAAAAATATCAACTTCTGGATCTTCTACAGCCCAGAATCTCCAAAACATGCCGTGAAAAGAATCTTTAGAATCCACTAACACAACTTCAACACCATCACCTTTAATCGTTTCAATGAGTTCTTGATTGCAATTTTTATCTATATAAAATCTGCAAATCCAATCTGGAAAGTATTTTTTAACACCTTCAATATTTCTGATTGCACCAACCCAATACATTGGGTGATCTCCCCATAGAGAATAGGCTACGACATTTTTCACTCTAAAATTGATTTAATTTTCTGAACCACACCATCAAATCTAGACTTGTTTGTCATTTTATGCAGTGGTGATACTACCCGGTCTACCCATCTTTCTCTTTGGTGCCACATATGAATTATAGTGTTGTTTAACAAATTTGTTGTTTGAAACTCCTCGCCAAAAACTGGCTCTAAATAATGAAACCTACACCCGGCTTCTTTTAACACCCACATAAAATCATAATACGGTTCAGTTTCAGGCTTCCAAATCAACCCAAGGGGTTTTCCAGAAGATCCGAACTCCATATCCCATTCATAGTGCGAATGGTTCTTTTTTTCATACGGGTATTCTTCGATCCACTCACTTTTGAATTGACAAACTGCTGTTCGGTTGTTCCAAGAGTCAATACATTTTCTATTCATTATCATAAAAAATGAATTAAGAGCCATGTGATTTCCACTTCTATACTCAAAATGGCCGTCTGGTGGTCCGGCTATATCATAGTTGTTATCGGTCATATATTGAATCAAATTGTGAATTTCATCTGCTGATGTGATAAAGCAATCTTCATCAATATGAACATACCAATCGGCTTCATAACTTTTAGCAAAATCTAACCATTGATACCAAACAGTAAACCAACCAGATCTACCATCAAATTTGACTATATGTGATTCTCGGAAAAATTTTCTAATACAAGCTGACTGAAGCTCCTGTATATCAGAAAATGTGGAGGTGGTGAAAAATACTATCTTCATTTAATTTTTTATTTTTTTATACCCCAGAAATATAAATCACAGTGTTTCGTCTCAACTTCGAATCTATAGGAAGAAAATATTGCATCAACATCAATGCAATTTCTGACATCTTCTTCTGTTACGTTTCTATAATACTCAGAATCCCAGTCTTCTCTGAAAACATTTGGCATAGTTATCCAATTTTCAGCAGAGTTACCTTGTGATGTTACAAGTTTTTCTCTATCTATCTTATCCTGTGTTTTAGTCCCGTGAATAGGTCTACCTGTAGTTGCGCAAGTAAATATTAAATACCCACCGGGTTTTAACATTCTAACAGCGTTCTGTATACTTTCTTTATAAAACGGATTGTGCTCCCAACACTCACAAGATATAATAGTATCAAATGTTTCATCCGGTGCATCGTATTCGTTTGCAGGACAAACAACATCAACTCCTTTTCCTGGACCTATGTCCAATCCAGTAAAGTCGCAATTATCAAACCAAGGTTTTTCGTTTCCATTAACATCAAATGATCCAATGTCTAAAACTTTACAGTTTGTAAATGCAGATGGGAATTCTTTTTTTATTCTGTCTAAATAATCTTTTTGTTCTTTATGTGCCACTCTTTTTTTGTTTTTTATATTTTAATTTTAATAAGGTACAAGACTAAGTCATATTTTAATTCTTTCTTCTACCGGTAATAATTTTCTCCTATTCCAAGTTATTTCATCTTCTTTCCACTTTTGATTATAAGCCCTATCTGCTTCATCTGAGTTTCTTTTACCAGCTGCATAGTGAAGATGTTCGAAAACCGTCTCGTCGTTTAATCTATCATCATAAAGTAAGCCCAAATCTTTTAAGTTATTATATAACTCACAATCTGAGAACATATGATTGTAAGAGGGGTGGTAAATTACGGAGTTTAACTTTTTTAAACAACCCCAAGTCATAATAGGAATTGTAATAGCCGGATGTAACATATTAGAAGAATCCGGTAATTGATAACCATCTCTAACCATAAGACCAACATCTCCCATTTTTTCAAATTTATTTATTAAATAGGTGTCCCAATTTTGAGGAGCTAAAAAATCATCAGAGGCAAAAATAACAATATCACTTTCATCTACTACACCCATTTTAATTCCTAAATTAGAAGAAAGTTGATAAGAAGGATAACAAACACCAATCTTATTGGTGTTTAGAGTTATTATATAATCGTTTTTCAAATAATCTCTTAAATTATCAGCATGTTCCACCCAATTAACGGCGACATATGTTTTTATATTGTCTGGCGCATCAGACCGCCGAATCCACTCAGAGTGTGCGTCTTTAAATTGCTCTGGACGAATTGTGGCCCATAAAATATGTATCATATCTGCTTAGTTATTTTCTATATCGTGTTTTGTCATAATTTCAACAAGTTGGTTGAATTTCACCTGTGGAGTCCACCCTAACACATCTTTTGCTTTAGAATAGTCTCCTAAGAGTAAATCTACTTCACTTGGTCGATAGTATTTTTGACTAACTTCAATTATTGGGGTTCCATCTTCTAAAACTGCCTTTTCATCACTACCACTTCCAATCCATTTAATCCTTAAATCACAATTGTGACAAGCCAATTCGACAAATTCTCTAATCGAATGCGTTTCACCGGTTGCAAGTACAAAGTCGTTAGGTCTATCTTGTTGTAACATCATCCACATTCCTCTAACAAAGTCTTTAGCATAACCCCAGTCTCTTTTAGAATCAAGATTTCCTAATTTAATGGCGTCAAAATTATGACCGGATTCTATTGCTTTTTTAATCTTAGCTAATCCTTTTGTGATTTTTCTTGTCACAAAAGTCTCACCTCTGCGTTCACCTTCGTGATTAAAGAGTATACCATTACAAATATACATACCATAAGATTCTCTATAATTTTTACAAATCCAAAGACCATACAACTTTGCAACACCATACGGGCTTCTGGGGTGCATTTTAGACTCCTCATTATATCCAGTCTGGGGCATATTATAACCGACCCCACCATATAATTCTGATGTAGAAGCTTGGTAAACTCTGGCTTGTGGGCAGTGGTTTTTAACGGCCTCTAAAATAGTTAGAGTTCCCAGCGCGTCAACTTGTGCCGTGTAATAGGGAATTTCAAAGCTAACTTTAACATGTGACTGGGCGGCTAAATTATAAACTTCATCTGGTTGTATTTCTGAAATTAAATTTGATATAACAAGCGGATCGGTGACATCTCCATAATGTAATTTTAATTTATCAAAAATGTGATCGATTCTTTCAGTGTTAAAAGAAGACGTTCTTCTAATAATACCATGAACTTGGTAACCTTTTTCTAAAAGTAAGTCCGCAAGGTGACTTCCCGATTGACCGGTTATTCCTGTAATAAGCGCCTTTTTAGGTGATGTAGTCATGATAAGTTTTTTTAATTCCTTCTTTTAATGTTGTTGAATGTTGCCAACCTAAACCTTTTAGTTTTGAAACATCTAAAAGTTTTCTCAATGTTCCATCTGGCATATCTAAATTAAAGTGGACTTCACCAGAAAATCCGACAATATCTCGTATTAAATAGGCCAAGTCTTTTATAGATATATCAACACCTGTTCCGATATTTACAATTTCTGACCCATTGTAAGTTTTCACCAAATGTAGGCAAGCATCTGCTAAGTCATCAACATAGAGAAACTCCCTCATAGGAGTTCCCGATCCCCATATTTCAACCGAACCTTTATTAGTTATTTTAGCCTCGTGAAATTTACGAATCAGGGCAGGAAGTACGTGCGAATTGTTTAAGTCGTAGTTGTCTTGAGGACCATACAAATTAGTCGGCATAACTGAAATAAAATTTGTCTGGTATTGCTTATTGAAATCCTGGCACATTTTTATACCCGCAATTTTAGCAATTGCATAGGCGTCATTTGTCTTTTCGAGTAGACCTGATAAGAGATACTCTTCTTTAATTGGCTGTGGGCAATTTTTTGGATAGATACACGATGAGCCTAAAAATAATAGTTTTTTTACCCCAAAATCAAAACAAGATTTGATAACATTGGTTTGTATCATTAAATTTTGATAGATAAAATCAGCTCGGTATTTATCGTTAGCCAATATCCCACCAACTTTAGCAGCGGCTAAAAAAACATATTCTGGTTTTTCGTTTTTGAAGAAATTGACCACCTCAGATTGATTAGTTAAATCTAGTTCAGATTTAGATTTGAGAACTAAATTTGTGTAACCTAAATCTTTTAATTTTCTAACAATAGCAGACCCCACCATTCCACGGTGACCAGCCACCCAAATTTTTGACGATAAGTCCATTATATTATAATTGTTTTAGAGGATATCCTAACTCTAAGATAAGGTCTTTTAATTCATTATCAGAATTGACTAATGATTTTGTTTGGTCAGTAAATTCTACTTGCGACACTCTGTCATTTATTTTCGATTTATCAAGATCTTCAAAAGAACTAACAGTTCCCTTAACTTGTGTATGGTCCCAAATTTCAAATGTCTTAAAGTTCTCAAAAAGAAATTGTTGTCTTATCTTTGGAGAATTAATCCAATCTTCAAATTTCAAGTGGTGACATTTTCTATTAATTATCTCATAAGCTTGTTGTTTCCAGATTTGAATAAAGTGATTAGAAATATCGAATTGTATCTCTTTTCCTTGATTATCAAAAATTCCACCTAAATTTTTTTTAACTCTGGAGGCCAAATTATCATAGAAATCCCTAATTAAAATAATCTTATGTCTTTCAATTGGGTAGTCTAAGCCATCATAACAAAAGTCATAAGGTGTCTGCCAGTTTTTGTCAGGTGAAAAAAGTGAAAAATTAGGTTCTACATTTTCATATCCAACAAACAGGTGTTGTATTCTTTTTCGTCGTTGGGTGAGATAAGGATGGATTTCGTGCTGGTCAAAATTTGCTTCATTTATATAATATAAATATTTATCTTCAATTTCTTGAAACTTACCCTGCATAGGTAATTCTTTTCCACAATAATTTTTAATTACCCAATTGATGATTGCGTGGTGTCCAGATCTGGCCAATCCTGTAAATTCAAATAACTTCATTATTCACCTTTTTTCTTTCTAACTTTTTTCTTTTTCTCACCTTCAATGGTAACTTTGATTGATTCAGTTGATGGATCAAAATCAAGATTCAATAAAGAACCTTTTTCAGGATTAGATTGTATGATTTCTTCTGTTAAGACATCTTCGACATTTCGCTGTATGGACCTTTTAAGTGGTCTAGCACCATACTGTGGATCAAATCCTTCTTTTGCAATATGGTCAATAGCCGATTGTGTGATATTTAGTGTAAATTCCATTTTCTGAACTCTATCAGTTAACTTAGACAACTCAATTTTGATAATCTCATCAATGTTTTCTTTTGAAAGTGAGTTAAACATAACAACATCATCTACACGATTCAGAAATTCAGGTGAAAATTTCTTTTTCAATTCTTTTTCTATCACCGCCTTAGTGTCATCTTCTGCTTGTGCCTGTTTAGTTTTAGTAGAAAATCCGACTCCTGCTCCAAAATCTTTAACTTGTCTAGAACCGGTATTTGATGTCATAATAATAATCGTGTTCTTAAAATTAACTTTACGACCCAGTGAATCAGTTAGTTGACCGTCATCTAAAACCTGAAGAAGTAGATTGAAAACTTCAGGGTGTGCCTTTTCAATTTCATCTAATAAGACAACTGAATAAGGTTTTCTTCTGACTTTTTCTGTCAACTGACCACCCTCATCGTGACCGACATATCCCGGAGGTGCTCCAACAAGTCGAGATACGGCAAATTTTTCCATAAATTCAGACATGTCAATTCTAATTAAAGAGTCTTCTGAATCAAAAAGGTATTTAGCCAACACTTTAGCCAGTTGAGTTTTTCCAACTCCGGTTGGACCTAAAAACATAAATGAACCAATCGGTCTATTTGGATCCTTTAAGCCAACTCGACCTCTTTGAATAGCTTTAACAATTTTCTTCACAGCGTCGTCTTGGCCAATCACCTTACCGGAAATAGATTCCAACATTTTAGATAATTTTTCATTTTCATTTTGACTTACCTTAGTTACCGGAATACCCGACATCATAGCAACAACTTCAGCCACTGAGTTTTCATCTACTTCGACTCGATTATTCTTTTGGTCATTTTCCCAGTTAACTCTTGCTTCTTCAAGTTGAAGATTAAGTTGTTTTTCGACATCTCGCAATTTAGCGGCTTCTTCGTATCTTTGACCCCGGATAACATCATTTTTCTTGTCTTTGATTTCAGACAATTTTTTCTCAACATCTGTAATTTCTTTGGGAACTACAATATTTGAAATATGGACACGGGCTCCAACTTCATCTAAGGCATCGATTGCCTTATCTGGTAGAAATCTATCTGTTAAATATCTTTCAGTTAAATCAACACAAGCCTTAATAGCATCTTCGGTGTAAATCACATTGTGGTGGTGCTCGTATCTATCTTTTATGTTATTTAGAATCTGAAAAGTTTCTTCATTAGAAGCTGGTTCAACTTGAACTTTTTGAAACCTTCTTTCCAAAGCACCATCTTTTTCGATATGTTTTCGATACTCATCTAAAGTTGTAGCCCCAATGATTTGAATCTCACCTCTAGCAAGCGCTGGTTTTAACATATTTGAAGCATCAAGTGAACCGGAAGCCCCACCTGCACCAATGATAGTATGGATTTCATCAATAAAAAGTATGACATCTGGTTCTTTTTCTACTTCTGCCATAAGGGCTTTAATTCTTTCTTCAAATTGACCACGGTATTTAGTCCCAGCAACCATTGAGGCCAAGTCTAACATAACAACTCTTTTATTAAAAAGTAGACGACTAACTTTTCTTTGAATAATTCTAAGTGCCAATCCCTCGGCAATTGAAGATTTTCCAACACCAGGCTCACCAATTAAAACCGGGTTATTCTTTTTTCTTCTAGATAAAATCTGGGAAACTCTTTCGATTTCTTTTTCACGACCGACAATAGGATCTAATTTATTTTCCTCAGCCATTTTTGTTAAATCACGGCTATATGTGTCCAACACCGGTGTCTTAGACTTTGACTCACTTTTCTTCTGTGAACCAAATTTATCATCATCGTCATCATCATGCAAAGCGGCTTTGATATCTGGGTAAACTTGTTTTTGATTGTTCATTGTTTAAATTATATTTTTTATTATATCTAATTTTTTGTTCTGGTTTATAAAACCACTTGGTTCAATTTTGATTTTTTTGTGTATTTATTTGAAAGACTCCTATTACTAAACTGCTTGAAACCAGTGACTTCCATAATTAATTTATCATTTATAAATTTTGGTATTTCGAAATTAAAATCGATAGTTGGAATTTCAATTTCGGCTATTATCAAATGGTGACCTCCGGTAAACAGGTCGACTTCCCAGAATAAATTACCATGGTCATAAATATATCTAGTCTTTGTTATAAATTTTGATTGATTGGTTTTACAATCATCAACAAATTGGTTGTATTGTTGCTGTGATAGCGGTTTTTCTTGTTCATCATTGATACCCACATCAATTGATTTTTTAATTGTGTGAACAAAAAAAGAACCTCTGACATCAGAGTAGCAACACCTGGCTCTTTCCCAGACATTGTCGCTATTTTTAAGATACCATTGAAATATGTCGATTTTTTCGACCGGTTCTCTATTTGGAAGAGATTTTAGTAGGAATTTTCTTTCGATTTCTAAACCCATCAATAAAAAAGTTAAATTGTTAAAGTATCTTTTATACTCCTTCTTCAATAAAAAGTTTTAAAAATAAAAAAACCTACAAAAATTGTAGGTTTAAGTGAATTTGGGTATTCACACTGATAAAATCAGACCCCCTATCAAGGGAAAGTTAACCACTACGAAAACTTTGTAGCGGGGGCCGGACTCGAACCGACGACCTTCAGGTTATGAGCCTGACGAGCTACCTACTGCTCTACCCCGCGATATATTAAGCAGAGAAGGAGGGATTCGAACCCCCGGATCCGTAAAGATCAACGGTTTTCAAGACCGCCTCATTCGACCGCTCTGACACTTCTCTGTAAGAACTTTAATTATATCACAAACTTAACAAAAAGATTTAAAATAAAAAAAATAATATCAAAAAAAATCTTCATATAGTCTCTTCGTCACCACCTTCTAAATAGTCTAAGAGATTTTCTATCAGGTTATCAGCTCTTTCGAAAAATTCAGAATTTTTAAAAAGTGTCTGATTCGCCACATAATAATTGATTCCCCTATTGGTATAAAAGGCCTCTATCAAGTTATCAGGAACAAAAACTCCAGAATATTTCAATTGCATGACATAAGGCATCACCGTTGCCTTTGGATTATTTGAAAATCCATCATCTAAAACGTCACTATAAGACTGCGGTAATTCTTTTTCGCTATAATCATCAGCTCCGTCGTCACCGTGAACATAAAATGCGGCCACTTTTCCTTCAAGATGATTTCTTAACATATCATCAAATTGTCCAGATTTAGCAAATTTACCAGTAATTTCTGGATTTTTTATATTACCATCACCCATCAGTTTTTTAGCATCATCAATTGTCAAAGTTAGATTGACACAAACTAATCGGTCAAATAAGGCCTTAATTTGAGAAGAAAGGGCGTGCCAATGAATAGGTGAAAAAACAATAAAAGCGTCACATTGTTGAAGAAGTTGATAAACACCCTCTTCTTTTAAAAGGTCTGGTTTTTGGGTATCTCCTTTAAAATAACATGAACAATTATGAATATTTATACCCTCGCAGTTAAATTGATGTGAATTTGAAACCTCTATATCATAAACTGGTTTATATCCAATCTCTTTAATAGATTTTACTTTTGAATATTGATGTTTTAAAACCCTTCTTTCTAAATTAGAATATTCACTTAATTTTAATCTTTTTTTAATATTCAATAATTTTATATTATCACTAAATATCTTAACAGATTTTTGGTCTGATATCACTAAACAAGATGTTCTTTGATGTTTTTTACCTCTAACCAAAATTTCTTTATGACTAATATCTGATATATTAGACCTTATACCAACTCTAGATAATAATAATTGAGCATCTCTTAAACAATTATAACTCGTATTGTATAGACTTATCTTACCACCTGATATACTACCATCTGTTGATATCCAACCATTGAAAAAGTTAAATATATCAGAGTTTGATTTAAAAACATTTATATTTAATCTTCTATTCTTAGCTCTTGTTTTTGGTAAGATACTTATCATTTTCTTACCTATTTCCGTACCAAAGTTAATTTTAATCATTTCAGTATTATACTCATCATATAAATCATTAATTTTACAAGAATGATCAATTTTATGATCAATTATTGATACGAACTTATCGCTTAAAATACTTTGTATCTCCTTTATAAAATCAGATTCTTTTTTATCAACATATAATAAAGGCGTATTATTCACGAAAGTACCATCACCCCATATTAATCCATATATTAGAAAGTCATTATATATAACATCATCATTAAATACATTATCAGTTTCTATATAAGGAATATTATCACCTATTTTTATATTCTGTAACTCAACCCATTCCTCTTTTCTAAAGAATTTCCAATTAGATTCTTTTGTTCTAAACCTTTCTTTTGATAAAATTTTCACTTTATGTTCATTAGTTAATTCCAACTTTCTACCATCTGTTAATTTTAACTCATAGACTAACTCAGAATCAGATGTTCTAACATGATTTAAAACAATATTACCATCTTGTAATATGTCACCTATTTTTAGATTTTGTATTTCTACAAATCCCTCATTTGTATGAACCCTTTGATCATAAGCAACACACTTAAAATGACAATGGTATCCACCAGCAGTCGATACGCATCCTTTACACGGCTGAATTATAGCCTTCTTTTTATGATTTACAGCTAAATCGATTACTTTAAAATTGACAAAAGGCGACCACTTTTCTACTATGTAGTCTACAATCTTGTGAGTTTTTGAAACCATATGTGAACAGGTGTCGGGGTCTCTTGGAGAACCTTGAAAAACTAAAACCATTGGCTTTATATCACCTAATTTCCTGACTTTCATCGCCAGTATATATTAAAAAAATTATGCCAAATAAGAAGTATCGTTTTTTAGCATTTTAGCAATTACGTGTTCCATTTCCCTGATAGATTCTTTAGATTCTATCTCTACACCATCGATAGTGAAACTGGAAATAGAAACCGCTACAGAAGTGATATTGACTTCACCTTCAGATGGTTGCAGATAACTTTCTGGAATATACCAAAAGTCTCCAGAAATTCTAAGACTGAACTCTACAAAGACTTCCTGGTTTAGATAATCAAAACAAATATATTGGCCTTCTCTAAAATACTCGCCACTATTTTCACAGATAAGTGTTTCCCAGTCACCGAAAACATTTATATCAGTTATTGTCAAATTTTCTAATTCTGTTTGTTTTTCCATATTAATTTGATGTTATATTAATTATTTGATTAAAACCCTCATCTAAAGTTGGAGTCTCAAAAGATTGTATCATATCTAAAATGACTCCAGTAGACACCCATTTATTTTCTTGTAAAGATCTTTGTTTATTTCTAATCTGATATTCTTCAGGTGTCAATATTGGAAAAACAACGGCTATTTTTTGAAAATCAGGACTAAAATAACTTAGTGTTTTCATTCTTCGTTTTTTTGTGATATTAGTCATATCAACAATAGTCGATGTTTTTGTCTGATTTGCTTCGATAAATTTTTTTAGTAATAATTTATCAACCTCTTTCCCATCAACACTTCGAAACGCCAAATTGTAGTCTTCTATCTTAGAAAGTTGTAAAATGATTTCATCACGAGAAATAACATTCACACCAGAATAATTGTTTTTTATCCAGGTTGATTTTCCAGATAGCACCGTTCCAACAAGAACTAAAATATATGGATTGTCCCACTTCATGTATCAAATATACAAAAAATTTTTAATATATACCATATGATTTTAGATTATAATCGGTTCAAAGATGATTTTCTTTTTGAAAATATGATAAATGAAACTTTTATTTACTTCATAAAAGATTTTAAAGACGTTCTCTATAAGTTGTCAAAATCCGGAAATCAAATAGCAACAGATCTAATTGATATAGAGTATAAGGATAGTAAATCTGATAATACATTTATTTCATTAGGCCGAGAGGGTTATATAACTTATAACAGACTTAGAGATTTAAAAAGAAATATTGAAAAGTCTTTTACAGAATGGGCCAAATCACGAAGTTTATCAGATGAAGACGCTCAGTCAATATTAGATACTCTTCTTAAAAAAATCGAAAATGGTGAAACTTCGCAATCAGATGTAAATAATCTTTTCAAAGACTACGAATTAGATAAAAAGTCCAGAAACGAAGTCAAATTAGGGAGATTTGTAAATGCGGTTTTACCCGGTAAGTTCACACCAAAAGACATTGAAGAATTTACTAATCAATTCAAAGCAACTTTAGAAAAACAGGGCCAACATTTTATGGAAGTTTCTGGTGATGAAATAAATCACTGGTATAACTTTGAAAACTATCTTTCAATGGAAGGAACTCTTGGAAACTCCTGCATGGCTCGAAAAAAAGGTATTTTCCAACTCTATGTAGAGAACCCAGATGTCTGTAAATTACTGGTCTTAGTAGAAGATGAAAAGTTAATAGGCCGAGCACTTGTTTGGAAACTAAACTCAATCAAGTCATATGGTCTTAAGTCAGAGGGCGTATGGTTTATGGATAGGCAATACACTATAAATGATTCGTATGTGGAAAAATTTAGAAACTACGCAAAAGAAAAAGGGTGGTATTACAAATCATATAACAACCATCATTCACTTACAACAGTGACAGTGGTAGGCGAAGAAAAGAATTGCGAGATGTCGGTTAAAATAAAATCGGGTAAATACAGTAAATATCCTTATATGGACACATTCAAAAGATATAATCCAGAAGACGGTATGCTATACAATGACGAAGGTGATAGTTCTGATTATGAAGGTCAGTTTATCTTAAACGACACTGGTGGTGGATTTGAAGAAATTCGAGGTGGTGTTTGGTCAGAATGGCACGATAGAATGATTCCAGAAGATGAAGCAGTGTGGTCTGATTGGGCTGATTCATATCTTCATAGAGACTCGGCTATTTATATTTCTGTAGGTTCTCGTAGATACCGTAATAGTTATTATCCAGAGGACTGTGACGACATTGTTTATGATGAGTGGATTGATGAACCCCTCCATGTTGATGATGCGGTTTATTCAGAGCCTTATGGGTATTATCTTTATGTTGAAAACGCGGTAAGAACAATTGTTGAAATATACTCAGATGGAGATGTTAATCCAGAAGATAATTGGATGCATAAAAATGATAGTGACATCATTAAAATTTCAGAATTTGATGATATGTTGTGGTATGAAAAATTATCAGATGAATTTGGAGAATGGACTTATAATGACCACACGCATATTGTTAAGTCTAATTTAACCAAGAATTATAAAGAGGAGTGGATTCCAAAAATTTTGGAAACCGAGGTTTATAAAGTTTTAGAGGAGGATCCAAATGATGAAGTTCCAACTGATTTATTAAAAATTGGAGTTGAATGGCTAACAGAAACAGATGCTCTTATTTTAGGTTGGAAAGTTGATACATCAGAAGAAAGAGTAATTGATAAAATTCAATATAATAAAGGTATTGAAAATTTACTTTCGTTACTACTTAGAAAATTAAAACCAAAATTAAGATTCTGGACTGATAAAGTTGAAGGAAAGGGACAACAAAGATTTCAATTTGAAGAGCCAGAAGGAATTAAAAAGGCTGAACAACTAATGAATGAGAAAATTTTAAAAGATTTAAGAATTAGACAAGAAGAATTAGATTCTAGAGAATGGATTTACGAAAATTAAAAAAAATCAAAAAAAAATTAATATATAATAAAAATTAAAATAAAAATATGAAGTACGTTAAATCTTATAAATTATTTGAAAGCACTGAGTATAATAAGTCCCAGGAAGTAAATGAAGCCAATATTTTTGGAAATGTTTGGAACAAAATTAAAAATCTTTTCGCAAGAGGTGTAGATAGAACTACATTGGACTTATGGAAGAAAAATGGATTACCTACATATGGCGAGTTCTATGAAATTTCTTCTAACGAGTATTCTCTATATAATCCAACTTTTGGTCAACAACCTTGGAGTAAAAAAATGACTTTATCAGATATACCTGCAGATAAGGTAAGAGAAGTAAGCTCACCGGTAGATTTTCTTCTTTTGACTGGAAGCTATTTTCAAGATGGAAACTTAGTATATAACTTAGATAGATTAGCAATAGCAAAAGTTTCAAAGAACTTTCCAAAAGCATTTGATTTGTCTAAACATCCATCTCAGATGTCATTACTTAATTTAAAAGTTCCTAACTTTTGGGGACATCCAGAAATGACAGATAGTGATAAACTTTTAAGTAGAGTCTTTCAACATGTTGATTTTGAATTTTCAGGAAGCACAATTACTACAGAAACTACACAATGGTCTATGTTAGAACAAGATTGGATAGCTTACAAAGAGCAATCGGATAGATATGTCCCTTTTAGCGATATTGAATCAGGTGAAATGAAAATGGGACAGCAATACGCCAGTGGTGGTATTGGTGATGTCATGCCAGTAGAATTTAAAAATGAAGAAGAAAAACAAAAAGAATTTAATAAGATGAAAGCTCATTTTTCATTTAGACCAAAAATGATTACACTTGGAGAATGGTTAAATATATATAATTCAAGTCGTCAGAAAAATAATGACTTAATGAAATTAGGTGAAGTTTGGAAAAATGAGCCAAATAAAGATATGTCTTTAGCAAAAACTGAAGAACCAGCTATGATGGAAAGAAGAAGATATAAAAATAATTAAAATAATAACAAAAAAAAGAGAGTCAAATGACTCTCTTTTTTTATATCCTATCTTCTGCTAAACTGCAATACTCTTCAGTAATGTCATATCCAATCCACTTTCTTCCCAACTTATTAGCAACTGATGTTGTAGTTCCACTGCCATTAAATGGATCTAAAACAACTGCTCCGATATAAGAATGCATCTTAATACATCTTTTTGCTAACTCTTCTGGAAAAGGAGCTGGGTGATTTCTTCTTTTAGCACTCTCAGGACCAATTACCCAAAGGCCGTTTGTCCATTCAACAAATTCTTCTTTAGTTAAATCTGTTTCACCCCTTTCTAAAATCTTAGGACTTGCCTTATGAAAATTGATAATCATTTCAAAAGGCGGAGATATTCTTGGATTAGAAGGACTTTTCCAACTTCCCCAAGCTGTTCTTTTAGGAATTGTGTTTTTATTCCAAATAATGAATTCTCGAAAAATAAAGCCTTCTTTTCTAAACAACTCGGTAAAAGTTGAATAAGTTGGTTCATTCTGTGATGATTGAAAACAACCAATTTGAAGACAAAATCTTCCACCCGGTTTTATGACTCTCCAACTTTCTTTAATCCACTCTTTACACCACCCATAATAACTTTCCAAAGTCATATCATCTCCATATTCAGCATATTGAATATTCAAATTATAGGGAGGTGAAGTAACAATTAAATCAATTGAATCATCGGGTAATTTTTTCATACCTAATACACAATCTTCGTTATAGATTTTATTAAACATATTTTAGGTTATATTCTGGTAATTCTATATGTTTTCAGCAACAATAACTTTTACAATTCTATTTTCAGATTTAGAAATTCGGTGATACCCATCAATGATTTTCCAACCATCGCCTTTTTTTATAACAACTCCTCTTATGCCGTGGTAATTTTTATCTGAATAGAAATCTAAGTCTAATTTCTGAACTCGATTTTGATGTTGCTTGTTTCCAAAAACTAATTTGTCTCTTTCGATATCCTGAATTGAATAATTCATCGACTCCAATTCATCTAAGAGGTAACCATTCTCGATTGTTAACAGGTATTGAACTCTCTCAGATAAACTTGAAATCAAAAATGCCTGCTGCAAATCCAGATTTATTTTTGTCAAAACTTCTTCTAAAATAGTTACTGTTCCAATTTCTTGACCATAATATCCTTCTGCGATTTCAATATTCCACAAATTACCGTCAAAAATCTTATTTGCTCTAAGTATTCTATCTATTGTGTATCTTTGCATATCTTCAGAAATACCCCAGATCAATAAATTTATTTTGTTATTTCTTGAATTAGTGATGTTATTTTCAAAAATCTTACAAAATATTTTATTTGTTATTTTTGATATATTGACTCCACTTACAGTAGCACGCTCAACTGTTCCACATCGGCATATTCCTTCTACAAAGCAACCAGAAAACTCACATGTGTATGTGATATCGTAGTCTAAGGTTACCTGTTCCTTAAAATCTTGCCTTAGAACTTCTATCATGTTTTTTTGGTCTTATTTTATGTGATTTTCCAGAAATAGAGTTGTAGGTAAAAAATTTATTATCTTTTAAATCAGAGTATATCTGGAGTAGCGAAGTGGCGTCTATTAAATGCCACTTGGTTGGAACTACCTCTTCTTTTTCATAGATAAAAAAATCATTAATTCGGTTAATAATTCGACCTTTGCAGTTTATAGGTCTATCAAAATAAAGGAATCCAATTGAACTTAGTAGCTTTTTTTTAGCACACGCCTCTTTTCTAATTTTTTCAATAATGTGACTTCTAATAAATGTGCTCATTAATTTTAGTCTAAATAAATTCCACAATAAACTTCGCAATAGGCGTTAAACTGCGCGGCCAGTTGGTAAAATTTATCAAATCTATCAAAGTCGCCTCGTTGGAGAGAATGTTGCAAAACGTTTTCTAAGATTTGGGAAATTTCATTGAAAACCCGTGTCAAAATTTTAGTTTTAATTTTTTGCATGTTATTTTTTTTCAAATTTAAGTAATATATTTTAATTATGATAATTTTTTAAGAACTCTTTTTCAACATTTGACAAATTACCAATTCCTATCAGCAAAATTCTGTCTAAAACAACATCTATTTCTAAATTTTGTAACAACCATTGATTTATATCATCAACAAAAAAACTGTATTTAATAGAGTTTGTTGAACTTAGTAGTGGCTTTAATTCCGACTCTAAATCTATTTTAAAGTTCAAAATATCACTAGTCAGGTCCGATATAGTGTGTATTACTAAATTATTTAATAAAATTTCAGAATATTTTTTCATTTCGGTTGGTTGACAAATAATAAAACAGACATAATTATTGTCATGCTCGTGATAGTCAAAAAATGATTCACAATCTAAATCGGCTATTTTTTGTTTTTCTTGCTCTGAAAATCGGTCATATTCGTCATTTAATTCCAGTGAGGAATTTGTAAATTTTATTTTATATACCGAATTTTTCATATAATATATATTATTAATTTTTCAGTAGTTTAAATCTTTAACCACCGAGATACTATAAAATAAATATGGAAAATCAAAAATTACCTGATTCTTTTGTGACAGATAGAAGGCTGAGAAGTTATCCAACTGAAATAGGTTCCCAAAATTTTTCACCAGAAGATACTTCGCTATTTAGACTTGAAAAGGCTAAGGCACTTAAGTCTCACTTCACTCAAAAACTTACCGAGATACAAAAAGAATATCAAAATCTAATTTCGCAAATTTCCATAAATGAAAGGCTCTATTCAGCAAAAATAAACTTCCAACCGGTAGTAGGTCACATCTACTTTCTCTATTTGTCAAAAAATGGTGAGTTTATTTCGATAATATCTCCAGAAGAATGGAATAATAAATTTGAATTAATTGGTAAATTTCAACTGCTATCAGATGGCAGATGGGAAGAAGTTATTTAAAACGTTTGCTAAAACTTTCAAAAGTCTCCAGTTGATATGTTTTTTGAACTTCTCTATTGCTTTGTAGTTCTTTGCAATGTTCAATAAAATTATCAAATACAGGCCAAGTTTCTTCTAATTCTTCAGGATGAAAAAGAATACCATATCTTTCTAAATTTGTATTTGATATACCAGAAATTTTACCATCGATATAAGAAATCACCGAAAATCCATCAGGACAGCTGGTTGGAAAATCATGAAAACAAAATCTAAATTCAAGCCCTCCAGTATCCACTCCACTAAAAAGAAAATGTGAAGTGTCTGGGTTTTCTAATTTGAAATTTCCACATTTTTCTGACTCACCTGATATCTCACTTCCGTAAAATTTGGCCATTGATTGAAAACCATAACAAAGTGCTAAAATTGGACAATCTAAATTTTCAAGCGCATACTCAGATGTCTGATATTCCCTTCTGTCCTCGGGTTTCAACATTCTGTAGTCAGAACCGGTAGAAATTGCTCCTATAATATTGAATTCACTACTGATTCTTTTAACATCATCCGGTGTAACTGCTACTTGATAGGGTATATCATTTACTCTTAAGTATCTTGCAACTTTTGGGAAATACTTAAACTGCGGAGATTTTGCATTATTGATAACCAAAACTATATCATTTTGCTGATAGGATTCTTTATAAGCATTCCCAAACTGAATCAGATCAGATGTGTCATTGTATAAGTGGTCGGTATTATTAATTACGTGGTGGTAACTGTCATATTTTTCATCTAAAAAACTAAGGTCACTTTCTGTGATATTTATACCATGTTCAAATGCGTTAAAAAACTTACACAACGCTGTTATTGATTCGTCAGCAAATCCCCAATGTGTTTCAGAATCATACTTAGCGCCTATACCTGTATAGTGGATAATATTTATTTTATTTGGGGTTTCAATTGAAAACTCACACGCCATATGGTCACCGTAAGTAATATCGACAAGTAGTTTAATACCTCTTTCATTTTTTACAAAGTGTATGTCAAATTCCAACATCGAAGGTTCGCCGTTTTGAAGAGCATCATTTGGGTCTAATTCAGTGGGCTTTGGTCTTTCTAAATCAATATCATCTTGTCGAGCACTATTGTAGAAATAATTGAACTGCACAATATCAGCCTCTATTGAACAATCATTTTTATCAAAAATATACTCGGTCGGGTGATCAGTGTCAGTAAGTGTTAAATCCGGATTTAAATTTTTAAGTTTAGGATTTGAATGTATTATAAAATAATCCGGCAGAAACTTCTCGAACCAATCCTGTTGAAATATTGAAATGGAACCGGGTTTTGAAATTACCCCACCCATATGAGGCATAGATTTGTTTCTATAAGGTTTGTTTACACCTTCGTTGAATTTCTTAAGATATTTCATACTAAACTATATATTTTTTTCTGAAGATGTAATTTTGAAAATTAATCCCAGTAATCATCATAGTAATCATTAGAGTAATCGAAATCCAGTGGATTTCTACCAACGAATTTGTTTGGCGAGTTTTTAATATAATCTAGCTCTGGTAAAAATTCTATAAGTTCATTTCTATCAGAAATCTTTTTCATTTTGGTAGCATCAGAATCACCTTCTCGAATAATTTTCAAATTCACACCATCCCAGTCAATTTTATCAAATTCAATTTCTAAAGACTTTAAAAAATCGAATATAATTGATTCTTCTTCAAGAATTCTACCTTCGTGTAAATCTACATTGACGACCTTATTTGTCCACTTTTCATACTCAACCTTTGATACGTAGTTCCACTTTTTATCATGAAACCATTTATTTTCAGTAATCGGTTTGGTAATAGAGCCCCAATTTTTACCAGAATAATAACCAGAGCTTCTTGACGGATAATCGTATGAATCATAATCATAATATCCCCCATAACTCTTATATTCTACTTTACTTGGGTCTCGTTCAACCGGTAGTGAATTCCAATCAACCAATAAGCAAGCTTTTGCTAGTTTTTCTAAGTGTTTAATATCTTGCGTTTCACCAAAGGTGTGCTCAGATTGGTAACCAACAGAAATGTTAGTACACTCTGGATAAATACTAACAAATTGGAAAGAGTCTGTTAATATACCGGTATCGTCAGTTTGATATTTGAAATCATCATCGGCGCTGTTTAATTGTTCGGCCAGTGAATTGGTAAAAGTATCAGAGGCGCATCTTTTAGATGACTGAAAACTAATCACAGAAGTAGTTCCTCTTCTATCAAATGAGATAACTTTGTTAATACCTTCGATTTTATCTTGCTTGTGTTTAGCTGATAATTTTTTAGAACCTACACACCCGACTTCTTCTCCTAAAAAGAAGTAATAAAGTCCTGGTATGTTATTTTGTATCATATAAAGCATGATAGTTACACCGGCTTTATCATCGGCTCCTAAAATAGACGTTCCGTCAGTTTTGATAATATCACCATCTATGACATGGTTTACTTGGACATTTTGAGGAGTTGCTGTATCTAAGTGTGATGTAAACATAACATCGCTTTTACCAATCATTACAAATAGGTTTCCAAATTCATCCTGTTCGAGACCATCAACGGTAGAATGTAGTATTGGAAATAATAAGCTTTCGGTGCCATGTGGATAAGTTCTACTTGTTAACTCCAAGAACTTTTGTTTAATATTCATATTTCAATTTTTTTAGATATACTTTAATATCATTTTTACAAAGATACAAACTTATTAACAATATAACAAATTTTGATTGAAATTATTGTAAATAAATATTTTTAATATATAAACGTATGGATATTTCTCAAGATTTGACAACGGGTATAATTACATTTTCAAACAAATTTGACGTAAATAAGATTACAACTATCCCACTTGTACTACCATCAGAAGATGGTGGTTTTGAGAGTTCACCGATTTCAGGAACTGCTGGATTCCAAGCTAATGGTTGGACAGTTGTAAATGACACCACTAGTCAATGGTTTGTAGGAGTGACAGGAGCCACTGGTCAATCGCAATTTGGAGCTTATATTTCATCAAATGGCGGACTAAGTGCCACTTATGGGAAAACAAGTTCAGTAAGTTGGTTTTACAGAGATATTAATCTACCACCGTATTCAAAAAAGATAGACCTGACATTTGATTTAAAAGTAGGCGGTGATTCATTTTATGATAAAGTTAGGGTTTTCAATCTACCCTCTGATTATAATTTGCTACCAGGAAAATTTATTTCTGGTCACTTAGAGGAATTTTCGAATGTTGGCTGGAAAAAAATAAAATTGTCGTCAAATCTAAACTTCTCTACGGCTACTCAATCGAGAAAGATAGCTTTTGGTTGGAATAATAATAAAGGTGTCCAATTTGGAGATAGCGCTAAAATCGACAACATAGAAATTTCAGTAGACTGCGCATACCAAGACTTAAATTCTCCTCCAATTTTTACAAGCCCGGGTCAAGAATTTGTTTTAAGCTTTCCGGAACAACAATTTGTTAAAAACTTAAAATCTTTTAATTATGATACACTAGGCATCAACCAAGAAAGATATTTAATACCTTATTATAGAATCTCAAGAGATAGTCTATCATGGACAGAATGGACAACCATAAAGACAAATTTTGATGACTTTCCAAAAATTGATCCACTTGATCCGTTTTATCTTGAAATAAAATGGATAAGAAAAGGAACATCTGATATAGGCATTATTAGACTAATTGAATATAAAATAGAAGGCCAACTTGAAAGAGAAATTCAAGAAGAAGATGGGGTTACCACTTTGGTGCAAAAAGATAAATCAATTGTGATAAAACCACCCTTTATCTATAAAGTTTTTAAAATATTTGACACAGAAATTATATCATCAACTGGCATACCAGAGGGTTGTAAAGTATCATACAGGTATTCTCAAGACAACTCTAAAAGTTGGTCAAAATGGGAACCTTTTGATAAACAACACATCACAACTATTAGAATAAATCCTATCAGATTTTTTCAAATAGAGTATTTAATCGAAAATAATTCGCAAATCCCTGTCAGTATTCAGGACATAAATTTAATAGGTGATTTTCAAAACGTCACAGAAGACTATAAAAAAACAAATCTTTTTGGTATAAGACAATGTTGCCAATCAAATATAATGGGAACTTATGACCAAAACGGAGTATTTATACCAAACACAACGCTTAATCAAACCGGCGGTCAGGGTGGACCAGGTTGTGACCCAAATATTAGTTCACTTCCACAAATGACAACCGATGAAAAAGCCGGTTTATACAACCCTTATCAACAGAGTCAGGCTATGAATCTTCTACAAAAGTTGTCTAATGATTCCCAGATGATATTTGGACACCGTGTTATCTATTTTGCCACCGACCCAGATAAAAAAGGAACCGATCATATTATAAACGAATATCAGTTGTTTAATGTTGTTTGCGAAGGTGAATTAAAAATATCGGTGGATAATAATCAATTTCCAGACTCGCAGATTGTTATGAATCAATTTGACTTGAATTTATTTGAAACATTCCAAGTTCATGTAACAAAACAACAGTTTAAAGAATTATTTGGTCCACAAAGAAGACCAGCAAAAGAAGATTTTCTCTATTTTTGCGACTTAAATAGGATGTATTCTGTAGATCACGCTCAACAATTTAGAAATTTTAACAACGCGGCTGTTTATTACAAATTGGTGCTGAAAAAATACAACAGAACAGCAAACATCGACTACGCAGACAACAACATCAAAAATACTGTTAGTAACCTTACTAAAAATACAACTATTGATGAGTTATTTTCACCAGAAATTACAGAACAAAAAGACGCAATTGCTAATAAAAATCAAAATCAGCCTCTTACAAGAGAACCAATAAGGTTGGAATACTTAGCAGAAATTAGTAAAGAACTAATTGAGAATTCATCTACAATTATTTCAAAATCTCATTACGATTTATCATCAGTAAAGTTTGGTGATGTTGCGGTAAGGTATAAAAACTTAAAAACGGTATTCAATTCAACCAGCAATTTTGGCTTTTATTGTTGGTTTAATTTAAATAATTATATCCAAGATGAATCGTATAATCTATTTCACTTTTTTGACAGACTAAATATAAAAGGGTGGAAAGTGAATTTAATAAATGATCAAATAAACCTACAAATGGAAAATGACGTTTACACCTGGAACTTAAAATCGTCTCCAACAGGTGACACCACCGCATTATCAGAAGAGACTTGGTATTGCTATGTAATAAACATAGACCAAAGAAATAGCCAAGTTTCACAGTGGATTTACAAAAGAGACGTAGAAGAAGAAGAACAAGCATCAACGTTATTCTTTACAACTTTAAGAAAAGTCTATGATAATACTCAATCGATTTCGACCATTTCATTTGAAGTAGATGGATTTGCTCCAGAAATTTTAGCTTCTGATATGAAAATGACTAACATTCGTCTATTTAACGATATTATACCAGAAACAACACACAACAAAATTTTGAATCAATATATTATCGGAGATGACTCTAAATATTTAATTTTTGCAGATAATGCAACTACTAGGATTTATTTACCTAAATTTCCGCTTTTTGAGTGATTTAAGAGTTTTGAGTTCCAGAATCCTTTTGAATTTTCTTCTTTTTCCAAATTTCTATATCCTGTTCCATAAATCTCCTCAGTCTTTTTGAAGCATTCATGGAATTCTCATCACAAAATTGCTTATATTCTTCTAATAATTTTTCCGATACTCTGATTGCGAACATTTTATCTTTTGATGCCATTGATTTATATTTTTTAAGATATATATAAATGTATGGACATTCCCAGTAATCAAATCGGATAAATTAAATATTTCTTAGAAAATTAAAATCTTCAATCTCTAAATTACCTAAGTCGGTAGTAGGTGTTTTTCTACCACTTAATCTAAATCCAAATCTATTAAAAAACGCTACAAGTTGTCGCACATTTGAATCTTCAAAAGCAAATAGAGTATTACTTGGGTCAAACTTTGAACCATAACTGGTTTGTTGAAAACAATTAACTCCGCTTTTTTCATCAATAGTAAACTCACAAGCCATTTCATCACCAAAAGTGATGTCAACATCTAATCTTAAATTTTTATTTTTTGTAAGATCCTCATTTTCATAACTCAAAGATCCAGAACTAACCACGGTTGTTGAATCAGCATATGATTTTTCAGTGTCATACTGTGCCATATAGATATCAATTTCAAGTGTATCAGGAGCCCCCTCACCTTCAAAATAGTAGGTTATTTGTATCATATCGCTATTTAACATAATATTTCCTCGAGTATAGCGGACTCTTTGAATTTCATTATATTGGCCTTTAATAACTATTATTTGATTTGGCAGAAAAGATTCCCAGGCCGGATCATAAATGTAAAGTCTTTCATTAAATCTCTTTAAATATTTCATATCTCTTAGTTTTAATATATATTAAATATGAAATATTTAAGAAAGATATTTGAAAATAACGAAAAAACAATCAAATATGTAGGGGATTGCTTTTTAGATATTTGTGAAAATCCAAACTTTGAAGTTGATGATTTAGTAGAAATTGATAGTCCAGTCGAGATTGCTCAAACTTTACACGACTTAGAAACTAGTAAAAACCTATCAATCGGTGACGTGATGGTCTTAAAACTACATATAGAATTGGGTAAAAAATTATCTTTTTCACAACCTATTAGTTCAAATCTTTATATCGGAAAAGTTAAAACTGATCTAGAATTTTTAAGAATGAAAAATGATAAATTGACTGAGTTATATAATGACATAGAAGTGGCTTTAAATAGAATAAAAGATGTATTTGATTGGAAGTCTGATTTTATAATAAAAGCTAATAGAAGAGAAGAAATTGATATCATAATACTAATTATAAAATAAAATTTAAAAATCATGCAAAGACCACAGACAACAATTATTGACCAACAACAAGTAGAATCTGAAAGAGAAGTCACCGGATGGGAAGCAGAGCAGTTGCTTAGAAAGTATGGACATCAACCTCAACAATTTTCTTCATTACCAATAGTCGAACAACCGACACAAGATCAAAATTTAACCTTTGAAGAAATGTTGAAAGTAGAAGAAGATAAAAGAAGAGATTTAATTCTAAAACAACAGCAAAGAATCAACGGACCAAAGCCGGTCACTTTTGATGGCTCTCGCGGTTACGATTCAGAGATTAAATATTCACAGGACGAAGATTCTGGATTTGGCTTCAAAGTTGAAATTACTTCTGATATGAAAATTCCAAAATATTAAATTTTTTGAAAAACCACAATATCATCAATTTCAACTTTTTTGACACCCGACAACTCGGTCAATATACCATGCATACCAATACCAGCATTTTTATTTTCGATAAGCAATGCTCCAGAAGATATTTCTTCAATAACCTTTTGGTAAAACTTTCTTAATTTTTCAAGAGTCTTGAAAGGGGTAAAACAATAAACAATATTAAAATTAGAATAATCAAAATCCATAATATCACCGTCTACAACAGTTAAATTATTTTGCCAAAAATCTAATAATTTATTTTTTAGAAAATCTAAATAAGTTTTTTCTTTTTCAATTCCGGTAAAGAAGAACTTTTTTCCATCATTAAATAATTTAGACTGTAGGTAAATATCAAATAAGGCAACTCCCAGTCCTATCCCACAATCACAAATTTGATTATTTTCTAATAAAAGACCCCTTTCATCTAATCTTTGAAGTAAAAAAATATTTTGTTCGATATTTGACATAACATAGTGCCACTCTTCATTTGCTAAAAAATTATCTTTTGATGAGTCGAATTCAGTCCACTGTGTTTTTGAGAGCTGATAATATTTGATGAGTAATTGATTGGGTTCCACTTCTTCTACCATACGATTATAATATAATTTTTGAAATAAGTTTATCAAATAAGAGTTTAATAAATAATATATACACCATAAAAATAAAATCATTTTAATGAGTTATATATCATTTGGTTCGTCCTTTTCATTTGCTACTTCCGCTACGCCTTCAGGATGGTTATTAGGTTATGATGTAGATGGAATACTTAAACAAAAAGATTCTTCTGGAAACATAACACTTGTTGGAGGAGGACCAACAGCAGGAAACTTAGGCACATACTCACTTAGTGATATTCTATCAATTGGAAACAACACATCGAATCAAAATATTATTTTTGGAACGCAAACCTATTTGAAAAGTTCTAACGGGGGTGGAAAAATTGAATTAGATTATTTAGGTTTGACAAATTCCATTTTATTATCAACCGATAATAGCGCACTTGGTGAATCTGGTTTACTTTTACAGAATTCTGTGGTTAATCTCTTCTCAAAAGCATATAAATCGGCTATTAATTTTGGAGGCAGTGGAAATAACATTTCTATCTACAATTTAAATCCAGGTGGCTGGATTTCAATTGGAGTTGATTCTACACTTAATTATTCACAAATAGACGAAATTAAAGTCATGGATAACACATCACTTACCGCATCAACGGGTAATAGTGACAAATCAGCTGTATTAATTGGAACAAAAAACTCAAAAATATATCCAGGTGTTTCAAATACGGTAATATTAGGTGGAGATAACATTGTAGCGTCTCAGTCTAATTCAGTTTATGTTCCAGACTTATATTTTGGTGTGAATAACTCGATTAGATCAACTGGTTCAGACACGATGTTTACACTAAGTGAAGGTAATGGCTTAACGATTTTAGACCGAAATATGTTTAATTACGACAAAGCTTGGGTTGTTTTAGGAACTGATTGGAATCCGCTACTCTTTCCACTTTCACCTAAACAATACAGGGAGCTGATAGACATAGGTGTTAACTCTGATCCTGGTTCTGGAACCAATTCGATTATTGTAATTTCAAATACTAAAGGACCCACATTTGCTTGGGTTGAATACTCTTCGCTAATAATGGATAAAAGTGATTTAACGATTAGCTCATCTGACCCCGATACGACTTATGATACGATTAAATTGAATCTTAATGCTGAAATTGGAACAGCTAAAATATCAGGCCCAATATCAACATTTAAAGGGTTAGAATACACAGATGATTATTCTCTAAATTTCTCAACACATTCATTAGTAGATAAAAATTATGTTACAAGTATTTTATCCAATCCGAATTTATCTACTGTCTTAACATCAGGAAATGACTCTGGTGTGAAAGATATTATTATGGGAACCGGAACGGTTATAAAATCCAACAATGGAGGCGGTCAATTAGACTTGGACTTTTCAAGCACATCAGACGACGTTTTGATATCGACCGATTCAGGAGCACTTTCTCAAGCTTATGTTTATTTACAAGGAAATAACATACAAATAGAAGCCCCTGGTCAATTTGATTTGACTGCCAATTCGGCCTATATTGATACAGGGGATTCACTTGGTTTGCAATACTCAAATTCTTTTGAATCGACATTTGTAACCTACTCACTTGTATCAAAAAGATATGTCGATTTAGGAACAGCTTCAATTTGGAATGTTTTGTCTTTGTCTGCAACAGGTTCTGGATCAACTAATTATGTTCCTAAATGGAAATCTTCACAAAATTTATCTTCAACATCATCTGTTTATATTACTGATGCTATAGCAAAAGATACATTTTCTACGCTAAATTGCGGAAATAGACCTATTGGCGTTGAATATGATGGATATAATAATTTAATTTGGGTCACAAACGCACTTTCAAATAATTTATCTATATTCAACTCAGACACTTTACAAATAGTAGCCACTGTATCAGTTGGTAACTATCCAATATCAATAAGTTGGGACTCAGTAAATAATCAGATGTTTGTAGCAAACCAAAACTCAGACAATGTTTCGGTTATTGATACGGTTACAAAAGCAGTCACGGCTACAATTTCAGTTGGAAACTTTCCTACCGGTGTAATTGTCGACAATAGTAACGGCTTAACGTTTGTTTCCAATCAAATTGGAGCTTCGGTAAGTGTAATTAACAACAACTCACTTTCAATTACCTCTTCTATATCAATAGCTACCCCAAGACAGTTTACAATAGATTCTGATAACGGAAATCTTTGGGTCACTGGAGTTGGTCCAGATTTTATCGCAAAAGTAGATATAAATACACTGACCATAAGTTCAACAGTTTCGGTTGGAACAAACCCGTATGGGGCGACCTGGGATAAATATGGTGGCAAAATATATGTATCAAACTATGTATCAAACAACGTATCAGTTATTGACACTACAAGCGACACAATAGTAGCAACGGTATCTGTTGGTAATAACCCAGATGGAGTTTTATATGACGGAGTAAACAAAAGAGTTTATGTTGCCTGTAGCGGCTCTGGTGTGGTATCAGTAATTGATACTTTATCAGATACTGTTATCTCATCAATTTTGGTTAATAATTCACCAAAAGAATTTGCCTATGACTTAAAAAACAGTAGAGTGGCTGTTTCTAATTCAACTGTGAACACTTTACAACTCATTGAAACAATTGATAAACAAGATTTTGTTGGAATAAACACTCATCTACCAACTTCTAAATTAGATGTCAGGGGCAGAATCACAACAGAAGAACTTAGAATTTCAACAGGAGCAGTCAATGGATATATTTTGGTTTCTGATGACGCAGGTATTGCAAGTTGGACATCTTCGAATTTTACTTTTTCTAGCACAAGTGGTACTAGCGGAACTTCACCAGCAATCAACACACAAATGAACTGGTCTAATTCAAATAACTCCTATCAACAGTTGACAATTTTCGGAGTTACTGCAAACGGATCAATGATAGGAGCAACAGGTGGATTTTACTTTACACCACAATCTACCGGTGATGTTTGGGTATCATATCAGTTTTCAGGCGAACCACAAGATGATGCCATTATTCAACTAAGATATGGAACTGGAACCGCACCTCAAGATGGCGACCCAACATCAGGGGCTCCAACATCTGAAAAAGCTTTAAAATACATTGGTGGTGACGCTATGGAAATTAATACGATAATTTCCGGCCTCACAGCATCTACTCAATACTGGTTTGCGCTTTCAATAAAACCATCGAGCGTAGCTAGTATATACTTTATATATGATTACATAAATGCCTCGGCTATTGAGTTATCTGGAGCAGCTGGTGCCACAGGAAATTCAGGAACAAGTGGAACATCTGGATTAAGTGGAACTTCAGGAGTTAATGGAACTTCTGGGATATCGGGTTCATCAGGAAGTTCCGGAGTATCGGGTTCATCAGGAAGTTCCGGAGTATCGGGTTCATCAGGAAGTTCCGGTTCATCAGGGACCTCTGCAACTTCTGGAACTTCTGGTTCTTCTTTTGCCTGGAAAAATTCTTGGAGTCCATTTACAACATACAATATAAACGATGTTGTTGAGTATGTAGGCAGCTCTTACATTTGTCTTGCGAATGGGACAAATGGAACACCTCCGCCTCCTTTAAATTCTTCTTGGGCATTGGTGTCACAAGCCGGGACTTCTGGCTCATCTGGAACTTCAGGAGTTAATGGAACTTCTGGTATAAATGGAACTTCTGGTATCTCAGGCACATCTGGAACCTCAGGCATCGGTTCATCTGGAACTTCTGGAACTTCCGGAGTATTGTCACTATCAGGAACAACCGACAATGGTCTAATAACTCTGGACGGTTCAGCTCCGAACGGAACAGTAGAATCAAATTTGACATTTGATGGAAATACACTATCGGTATTTGGAGGGTTAGTAGTAAGCGGAGGATTTACTGTAAGTGGTTCGTCTACAGTTATTAATACCACTAATTTAAGTGTTCAAGACCCTATTATACTTCTAGCATCAACACAATCTGGCACACCAACACTTGACTCTGGTATCTTTATATCAAGAGGAAGTGGTCAAACTCAATCACTTATCTGGGATGAATCAGATGATGTTTTTGCATTCATTAAAACCAATGACTCAAGTTCGGTGATTGGTAATGTGGCAATAGATTCTTATTCTGATTTGAGAGTTGCCAATTTATCAGTAGAAGGATTTAAATTGACCGCAACTCCAAGTAACGGATACTTTTTACAATCCGACGCATCTGGAAACGGAAGTTGGGTTCAATTATCATCAATTCAAGGCTCAGGGACATCAAGTTATCTACCGAAATGGTCTTCTGCAACTGGATTAACTAACTCATTGATTTATGACAATGGAAGCAGGGTAAGTATTGGAACTACCTCAGCAAACACAGAATCGGTGTTTCATATAAGAACATCCACTCAAGGTAGAAGAAACTTCTATATACAAGACACAGCAAACAACACATCATCGGCTTTTAACCAATCTTATGGTCTTTACACCGATATGAGTAATTCAGGAACAAGTAGTTATGGCGTTTATAATCAAGTTACGGGGTCAACAGTTAACAACTACGGTATCTATAATTACATATCGAGTTCAACTAACAGTTACGGGCTTTATAACTCACTTTCATCAACTGGAACTAAATATGGACTCTATAATTCATCCCAAGCAACCGGAGTTGTATATGGGGTCTATAACACGTTTGTATCAAACTCTGGGACAAAATATGGATCATACACTTTTCTTGGCGAAGGCGGAAGTCCAACAAACACAACCACCACTTATGGATCATATACACTAATACATTCAGGTCAAAACACCTATGGTCAATATATTTATACTAGTCCTGGTCTACCTAATTCAAACAACAGAGGTCAATATATCCGAATGTCAACCACTGCTTCAAATTGGGGTCAACAAATATGGATAGATGGTCCAGGAAGTGGAACAGGTTCATATATTCAAGTTTCGGGAACCGGATCTCTTAATTATGGTGTCTACATCGACTCATATTCAGCTTCAACTAATTATGGATTGGTTGTAAATAAAGGAACATCAATATTTAATGAATCATCCCTAGACAACGATTTCAAAATAAAGGGAATAACAAATTCAAACTTATTCTTTGTCGATGCCTCAAATGATAATATCGGTATAGGAACATCAACTCCGAACGCAAGTGCGATACTACACATCAGTTCAACCACATCAGGTTTCTTACCACCAGTAATGACAGGTTCGCAAGCAGAAGCAATAGTCGGACCAACAGAAGGACTATTAGTTTATGCAAATGCAGGTGATGGTGCTTTAATAACACAAAAGGGTTGGTGGGGATATAATGGGGCTACTTGGAGTAAACTAAATAATTTCTAATTAACCACCAAATACATCAGTGACTCTACCAAAGCTGACTCTAAAGTTTAGTCGTCTTGCATCAACTGACATATCCAACATGTGTTGTATTCCATCAGTTTCTACTATTCTGACTACAAATCCACCATCATTTGCCCATTTGGTGGCATCTTCTATTGTTTTTCCGACATATTCTTCTTTAGATATAATTCCAGAATTTCTTAATTGTTCCATAATAATTTTTTTTAATATATATCTAAAAAAGACGGTAAGTTATGCCATCAGTATCAAAAAAACAACAAAGACTTATGGGAATGGCTTATGCTTGGGCTAAGGGCGAAATGCCAGGGGCTTCAAAATCAGTAAAGGATCTAGCCAACTCTTTTCTAAAAGGCAGTGACAAAAAGAAACCAGCTAAAGACTCCAATACCTATAGGAGAAGGTTGAAAAAACTAAGAGATTTTGCAGCAACAAAACATGATAATCTTCCTGAAAAAGTTTCAGAGAATCACATTCTAAGATTTACAGAGTTCTAACTATTTCGACTCTGGTTTTAATCCCCTATCTCCAATTAATTTCATTTTTCTCCCGTCGCTCCATATAAAGGCCTCATTGGGTGAAATCATCTGAAATGAATCACATTCAACATATGTTACGGTGTAGTTAATGTTATCACCTTGGCAAACACCAATTGTAAAATTTTTTTTCCTTCTCGGGCCTACACAAGAAAAAAATGTAGATAGAATCACCAATACGAATAAACTTTTTTTCATATATTATACTTTAAGCAGTTTTGTTTTTATGTTTTTCTTTTCTGGAGTATGTTTTCTTACTTTTCTCAATTTGAGGTCGAGTTGCTGCCCAGATTTCTTGAAGAGTAAGTTGAATTGTTTTCATTTGTTCTACTTTTAATTATTCAAAGATAGTAAATTTTTCTTAGATAAAAAAAAATAAAAAAAAATAAGAAATTTTTTATATATAGTCATATGAGATATTTAAAATTATATGAGGCCTTTTCTTCCAAGGGCATTTCTAAAACTATAAATTTTTTATCACAAAAAATATCAAGTCAATCGAAAGAAAAATTCTTAGAAGATCTAAAAGAATTTATGCAAAATTCAGATTATCCGCTAAATAAATTAACGGATGACTTTATACAATATCTACCGTTCAAAAAGGCTATTTTATTAAAAAATGACAAAGATGTGTCCAACAGAAAGGGTATCTGGGTAATTAAATATTGGTTTTCAGTTGAAAATGGCTATTTAGGATATACCGCAACAGGAAATAAAACATACACCTTTCGAGAACCAAAAACAATCCATAACAGCCCAAATAGAAAAGACCCACCCTTCACTAATCGAGAGTTAGACTATATCAAAAAAAATATTACAGAAACCGGTATAATCTGCAGAGTAACAGACTATAGTAAATTAAAAACCGGTCAAGTTGTAATTGGTATATTTGGTGGTGACATTGCGATAGCTACTGTTTATGTTGATAACAGAGATAGAGTCTACGCCATACAGAATGTAGCATCTGGTTCGTATCCATCAGACTCAGGTTGGCGTGAATACACAGAATACGGTGACCAATCTTGGTATATTTATGAACCAAGAACTATACCAGATGACCACGAAAAGCTTACTTTTTATACACCAGGTGATGAACCACTAAGATATGAAGAAAAAGAAGAGCCATCGCAATCAGAAAATCTGTCTCATCTGAATTGGAATTTACCTTTAGACTATAATTTTAACCAAGTAATATGGTCTGACTCTGATATGAACTCCATTTCAAGTTATAAAGAAGTTAGTAATGCTGACTTTGCTTTAGTTTTAATGTATGATGATTTATTGAATCCGGATGTAGATGCTCCCACTTTTGAGCCAGTATCGGATATCAAAAAATTTAGAGAGGAGTCAAAATCTGGGTCAACTCACTTTATGACAGATGAAGAGATAGCTAAGTCTAATTATAACAGATTAATGGATAGGTTAATTTCTATTTATGGTCTGGAATTGAAATCTCAAGAGCAGGATTTATTGAATTTACAAAAATTATTTTCCACTTTTTTATGTGGAGAAAAAATCCTTTACAGTTTAATTGCAGGCGAACCAGACACTGAAAATATTTATCGGTTTGAACAAAATATAAAATATTTGATAACATGTGAAGATGATGAGGAATCAAAAAAGTGGGCCTTTGAAAAAGTCAAAAAAAGCTTTTTTTCATATAAAGAGGAATCAAAAAAATATGTTGATAGATTTTCTGGATCTTTAAAAAGAGTTCAGGACGAGGGCGACGAAGAAACGATTGAAATTTTTGATAAACTATCAAAACTAAGTAAAAAGATTTTACAACTTATTTTTATAAAACCCGTAACAACTCTTAATGAATTAAGATACTTACTGTCTAAAATATACAGTATAACTTATTACTACTCAAAAACCGATAAATCAAGAGGCCTTTACAAAGTATTCAGTAATATAAAATTTAATGATAGTGACGTATCAGATGGTATAGGTATAATGGCAAAAAGAACGCAAGTAGAAATAGAAGAAGACAGAAAATTCGTTGACGAATTAGAAAAATACATTTTACAGCTGTTAGGTTAAATACCCCTTTGTGACTCTCTTTTCAAATCTCGTTCTTTTATAGTTTGTCTTTTATCCCATAATTTTTTTCCTTTAACAACCCCAATTTTTAATTTTATTTTGTTGTTTTTTATAAATATTTGAAGTGGAACACAAGTAACACCGTTATCTGAAAAAAGTTTGGAGATTTTTAAAATCTGAGACTTGGTGAGTAACAATTTTTTTTGTCTGTTTTCATCATGAGTATCAGCAAAATGTTGTTGTTTGTATCTACTGACTTTGAAATTTTTTATCCACAATTCTCCGTTATTAAAAAATATATATGAATCAGTTAGATTAACACCACCCAAACGAATAGACTTTACTTCGGTGCCTATTAATATAATACCAGCATCAAATTCTTCAATGATTTGATATTCAAAATAAGCCTTTCTATTGTTTGCTAAATTCATAAATACAAAGATAAATAGAATTTCTTAAACAACAAACCGTAAATATATGCAATTAAAGATACTTGTCTAAAATTTCCACTAATTTATCCTTCTGAAAACTACCAATAATTTTAACAGGGTTTCCCTCTTCATTTAAAATTGGATTTCCAGCTTTATAAAAAAGAATAGTTGGGACATTTCTGACTGATAGAGTTTTTAACAACTCACTACACTCGTCAGCATTTAATTTACCACACCAGACTCTGCCTTGATATTGTGAAGAGACTTCGTCTATAATTGGAGCAATTGTTTTACAAGGACCACACCAAGGGGCCCAGATATCTATAAGACTAAAATCATTTTTAGTGAAACTTTCAAAGTTTCCTTCATTCAATTCTGTTATGTAAGCCATCATAATTTATTTATTTTTTTAAAAAGGTAATTTGTTTTGTTCGTTAACTACCCCATCATTATATTTATTAGGATCTAAAATGTTTCCTACTTTATTTCTTGTATCATTTACAATTTCTCTGCGAACAGATAATTCCAAAAGTAACAAGTTTTGAGAATCCAGTTCAATTTCACTAATTTTATGTTTTTCTAAAATTGAAATAGCAACCAGGGGATCGTGTTGGTAAATTTCTAAAACCGATTTCACAATTTTAATCTGCTCTGAAAGTTTCAAACCCTTTAAGTTTTTTATTGAATTTGGTGCATATCTACCCAATCTATTTAGTAATTCTAGATCTGAATTATCAGGACGACAGTCTACATAATCAGTATCAGAAAAGAAAAAATAAAGTTTTTTCCAAAGTTCGACAAACTCAGGATTATTGTAAACATTTCTCATATAAAATAAAAACTCATTAGAAGTGTAAATGCTCCCAAGATTAGTATCCTGGAATAAATTCATTGTCTCCTTTTCATCTTTTAGGTCAAGCGCGTATATCTCAGAGTTGACCCCATACGCCTCTAATATAAATTCTTCTACTAGTTTATCACGACGTATATTAAAATATTGTTCTAAAATCTTAGAATAAGTCTGAAATAAATCATGGTATCTTTTTTTGAATTTTAATTTAATCGTATCTCCGAACCTCCAATAGTGGCAGTATCTTAATAAATCTATTTCAAATTTATCTAACTGACATTGTAACTCCTGCTGTTTTTTTACAATTCTTATAGTAGTGTGTGAAGGAGTCATTAGATTACACACTTTAAGATTACCAGTTGATATAAAATCAGAAAATTCATCGGTCCAATAGAGTTTATCTTCATCAATTAGATATCCAATTCTAGTAGCATTGATATCGAATGACCTAAGTATCATAGAGGTATCGTTAACATTAGATTTGAAGATAATTTTATTAAAAATACCATTATTTGAAACATCGGTAATAGTATAGAATTCTTTAGTGACTTGCCTAAAATTAAGACCTCTGTAATCTTCAAAAAAAGTTCTGGTTTTTTCTTGATACTGAAAAAGAGATTCTCTATAGGAATCCAATTTTTCAATAATTCCATCAAATATAAAAACATCAATATCGTTTACAACAGCTTTAGTTCCAGAAACTAATTGCCAAACAATATTTGCTATTGCACCTCCGGCGATAAATCCGGTTTCGGGTAAACCCCATTTTTCTTTAATTATCTCAACAGCTTGTCTTCCAAGTCTCTCAATATCTAAATTCATAAAAAAGATTTTAAAAATTAAAATTACATATACATTTCATCTATCTGGTCAAATTCCTTTTTTGACTGAGACATTAAAATGTGTCTACCGTTTCTGATCTGACTTTTGATAGTCGATAAATTTTTACCCAACTGACCAGCTATATCTTTATAGGCCATTTTTTTAACCTCTCTCATCTCTATTACGGTTCTATAAGGTTCTTTTAGGTCTTTCATATATTTTTTTATGATTTCGGCCTTTTTTGCTGAAATACTTTGTATCTGTAAATCAGATTCTTCTTCTTGAATGAAATCTTTCATAGTCGTTCCTTCTTCATCAAACTCTACATCTAATGATATTGACCTTTTTTGGTTTTTGATATCCTGAAGTGTTAGATTCTTTGCGATGGTGAAAAGCCAAGTAGAAAATTGGGATTTGTCTCGATCGTATTTTTCGATCTTATCTAAAGCTATCATAAACGAATCGGTCGATAAGTCTTCAGCTTTTTGTTGGTCATTACATATTCGTGATGTAAAGTAGATTAGTTTTGGAAAGTACTTTTGATAAAGTTGTGAAAAGTCTTTTCCTGTTTTTTCTCTGAACAATTTTTCTTGCTCAGCAAATGATTGCATTTTTTTCTCCATATTTGCCGTTTATTTTTTTTAATTGACCGTAAGCCGCCATCGCCGTTAATTTGCCGTTTATTAATTAATATTATAATTTATATATCAAAAAAGTTGTTTTTCTTACCAATCTTATTAATTTATTTATCACTATTCTGATATAATAATTTCTCTAAAACCACATGTCTATTATACAATTTCTCATCATAGACCTCTATTACATATCCATCAATTTTGAGTTCACTAACCCAAATTTCACTGGTATTAAAGGTTGGTCTTATTTCTAAAGCCCGATCTTTAGCGGATTCAATTGAATCAGCTACTACAAATATCTCGGGTAAACCTGATGCATAAAAAGAACCATCATTGAAAGTTGCTATATAAATTTTCACACTACAAATATATTAAATTTTATTAATCAAACAAAGTTTAGAGAAATAGGTAAAAAATAATATATACAAAAAAATCATAAATAATAAATGGCTATTCAAAGTTCTTTTCCCAGAGTCGCGGATCAAATAATAAACTACAACAAAAATATTGTTGACATTTTAACTAAATTAAATTCAATTGCAACTACCCGTGAGAGTTCTATTCAAATGCAAATATTTGACGAAACTGGAAATTTAAGAACTTTTTCAGTTCCATCCAATGAATCACTTAGAGCCGATATTGAAAGATTGAATAATAATATAAATTCACTTTACTCTATAGATTCACCAGGAGGTTCTATGATTCAAAATCCAGCCACTAATCAATTCAAAAAGATTATATCAGTTGATTTAAATGTAGAACCAGCACCAGTGAACTCATTATCACCTGTGGTCAATTTTAAAACTGATCCTAATTGGTTTTTTGATTCTATGTTGAATCCGCTTCTATCGGTAGAATTTGATTTAGGAACTCAAATAGAAAATAATGTAAGAAAAATTCAAAGCAGAAGATATATTGTTGATTTTGCTAAGGACTCCAAAGGTGATTTGACAACTTTAGGCCAATCAGCACTTGAAAGCTTTAACCTAACTTTTAACGGTGCTACAAACATTGAAATAAATGCTTTTGAAAGTTGGCATAAAACAACTCCTGGTGTTGTTGAACCGAATAACCCGAGATTCGATGAGCAAGTTTTTGACCTATTGCCAAATAGTTTACTATACGATGGTATTTTCACTATAATTAACACAGAAGAAGATAGAATTAATAGAAAACTATATTATGTTTTAAACACCTTAAACTATAGAGTAATCGACACCGGAACTATAAATAAATTGGCAGTTGGTGATATATTAATTGTTAATCTAACAAAGGCTAATTCTAAATACAAAATAGTAGAAATTAATAATTCATCCTCACTTCCAAGAGTCAGGTTTGAAAGAGTTGAGGGCTTTGATCCTATTGCACCGGGTAATTTTAGTATGAAGTTATACTCACCTGTGAATTACCAAAAAAAGGTCAGAATTAGCATTGGTTATGATGAAAGAAATGTCATTTTTGTAAAACCAATCAACGCTGACTTAAATTTAGTTGCAAGAGACTGGAGTTTTGGGACAGCATTTTATACAAATGAGTTGATCCTTTCGTCAACATCTAACGCAAATGGTTTATCACTTGAACAGTTTTATATAGATTATGTCTATGATTACGGCCAAGTTTTAAAGGATTTAGTGGCTAAAAAAACACCAAATAGCTTAGCAGGAACTCCAAACGCGCCAACTTTGAATCCAGCAAACTTCAAAGTAGTTCAAGTGAATCAACACTTGACCAATACAACTGAATCAAATGTTTTGAAGTCAAAACATAATATTTTAGTAAACGCAAAATCAGAATTAGAGCAATTACAAATTGCCGTCGCAAATAGAACACAGAAACTTAAAATTACTAAATTTCCAAGTTTAGCTGAAAAAAAGAAAGTTGAAAAAGAAATCGCAGACCTTTCAAATAAGATTTCTGGAAAATCTAAACAAATTGCAAACTCAACGACTGAAATTCTGTCGTTGTCGAAAAATCCAAATAACAAAGTTGATCCAAAATTTAGACTACGAGGATTCTGGTCGATACCCGAAGCTGTCTCAACAAGGGGAACAAAGCCACAAGAAGTAGTTCAATTTGTAGTTCAGTATAGATATTTATCAAAAGATGGTAGAGAAAATCCGATAGAAACATACAAACTCGATGGATTACAAACAAAAGCCGCATTTTCTAACTGGATAGAGTATAAAACAGATGTTAGAAAAAGGGGCTATGATAAATCGACCGGTGAATATTACTGGCAAATAGAGAATGTTGAAAATCCTGAAACGCCAAATATAAATCAAATTGATATATCAATTCAAGCAAATGAGCGAGTTGAATTAAGAATTAAATCAATTTCAGAAGTTGGCTGGCCAGAATCACCGGCTGAGTCAGATTATTCTGAAATCATTACAGTGGATTTTCCAGATGACTTAAACAACGTTCTAAACGAAAATGACTTTATTTTACAGGAGGCAACAAAAGAAGACTTGAAAGTGAGTGTAAAAAATGAACTATCAGCTAAAGGTTTAGATGAACACTTATCAGAACAAATAAACATTAACGGAAAAGTTTTCTATCACGAAACTCAATCTATATTATCAGGTTTCAAAGATGGTAATGGCTTAGTCTTAAATCTATTTGAATACTTAACTACTTTACAAGATAAAATCAAAACCTTAGAAGATAAAATAAGCAGAGCTAAAGGTGAAATGGAAATAGTCATATTTAGAAATAACCAAGAATTTGTTATCTCAAATGGCTCTGAAACTGTGTTTAATGTTGAATGTGAAGATTATCTCGAGTCATATCAAGCACCCGGTGCTCCAACTGGTAGAATATATCAAAACAATGTCTATGTTATTAAAGACTTTGTTGTAAGAGTGAGAAACAAAAATACTTCTCCACTTGGGCTATTAAGTAATAGGACTTATCTTCAAAACAGCCAAGTTTATAGCACAAGGGTTCCACAGATATTTTGGGTTAACGACAAAGATGAATTATTAACATCAGATATAAGTGGCTCAACAAAGACACAAGTCAATTACCAATATCTTTGGTCGGTAAACTACGACACGGTTTCTGAAACTACAGTTACTCAATTAGCTGAAAATATTGGAAATAATTTCACCACCAATAACTCCATCACCTCGATTCTATCAAATAACGAGTTTAATTTAGGATACAATGAGACTGGTGTCTTATCAATGATTGGAAACAACAAATCACTTTTAGAACCCACAAAATGGGTTGATAACGCGATAACTGTGGCTTCAACAAATAAATTATTGACAACTATTCACCCGGTAGTTGCTGATTTAGAAAAGATAACTGAGACTAATTCCGAAAAAGTGAAAACAGTAAATACCGGTGAAAATAATGATGTGATTATACCGATAAATATTTACTTCAAAATGAATGCTTTAGATAATAACCAATCGGGTGCAAACTACGCTTATATAGACCTTAATAGTTCTAAAAAGACAATAAAACATATCAAAAGGGTAAAATTCTTTTTAGAAAACGAAGCAGAAAATAGACCATTCACATTCAGTATAAAGTTCAACATCAATAGAAATAAAATAGCTGTCAAAAAAATATCTCCTGCTATAAATACACAAATTAAATAATGAGAAGTTTTGGACTACTTAGGACTAATGTTGGGTTAACGACAAATATCAAGGTTATGGTTGATTCAATGTACAACCTTAGCTTGTCTGCTATTGAATCAAATTTAGAATTAGGTGATATCAAATTTAAGAAAAAATCATTTATCAAGACTAACTTTTGGGATGAATTAATACCTTACTTCTTTGAAAAGACACCTGCCAGTGTGGCATTTGACGTAAAATATGATGCAGATAATTCATTTGCCAGTAGTGATTTTAAGGATCAATATGACGAGATTTATCAATACGGAGCTAGAAATATACAAAACAATAAAGACTATTTAGAAGAATTTGAATATTTCGCACCGTTATATGTTTTTAAAAATAAAATACCATCTCATTTTGTTATATTTAGAGTAGATGGTTCAGGTATAGGACTTTTGACTAAGGAAAACTTTACAAATGAAATAGCCAAAAAATTAAAGTTTGTTAAGAGTTTTGACCTATCACCAAAAACTGCATTAGGTGAGTGGTTGCAACTTAATTTTACCAATAACGAATATTTTCCAAAAACACCACTTGAAATGGACTTCAGAGAATTAGAATTCTGTAAATGGAATGGTATCGATTATTCAACCGGCGGATGGTGTTCTAAATCGTATTTCATAGATGACTATTTAGAAAGTGAACAACAAATCTATGAATTTGAAAAATTCATCTTTGATGCTTATAGAGTCAACGAAGTTGTTTTTCCCAACATTTTAAATCTATCTTTTTTGTTCGATGACACACCAAGTACCCCAGATGTCACAAAAAAATGGTCAATTAATAGATATTACGGTTTTTATATAGACAGTTTCGAAAGTATAAGCACTTTATCTCCTTGGATTGCACCTTTTTTAAGAGACGATGTTCAGATATTACCAGGAAATGTTATTTATTCACCTTCAAATCAAGATCCATTTGTAGAGGGATTCGCTGATTCTCGACCATTTTATGTTGAATATCAGGGCGAGTACTATAAAGTTGAAAAATTTGTAGAGGTCTCACAGAACCAAGTAGTTGCTGTTCCTCAACCAGGAGGTCTTTTAAGTCAACAGTATGTAAATTTAGAAGTAACAAAATACAGAATTATATCAAATATTGATTTAACATCAAAACAGTCGGAGCTAAATTCCAACTTTGGTAGAGTTGACTCACAAAATTACTTAAAAACATATCAAAATCAATACCTACAAATTGAATCCTTTGATGACTGGTCAGTTTGGTTAATAGAGATAGACGGTGTCTATCACAATCTTATCAAAGACAATACCGGAATCAAAATAAATTCAGATTATTCTTTTGATTTCAATGAGAATGATTACCAATATAAAATAGCAGGTAAAAATAAAGTGGTTAGTTTTGTGGTCGATTTTGAAAACCCACCGAAAAAATTTCATATTTACAGGCTTAATTTTTCAGATATCAAAGATTTTGACACTAGAATTGTAGACACTGAATATTCAAAATTTGAGTATGAAAAAGAATCGGAATTGACCCAAACAGATGAGACTAAAATGCACGTTGAAGATATAAGCATTCAATCAAATCCGAGAGATTTAGATGATTTTGTTTATAAAGGCGAAGTTGTCAACATTCCAGTTGCTTCGGAGTATACAGCAAATTGGGAAACATTTAAAGTAGAAAACGGTAAACTTTCGGATATTTGGAGAAAAAACCCTAATTATTGTAGATGGTCTTTTCAAAATTCACATTCGGCTAATGATTATCCTTATTTACTAAACAACTCACAACAATTTGAAGACTTTAATCGAACTGTAAATCCATTTGAGTCTTCGCTTTCAAGAATAGAAAGAAACTTAGATTACTTTTATTCAATAAATTCTTCTACTAGTTCTTATTTACACCACAGCTTACACATTGAAGGATTCACACAAAGCTATCAACTAGACACAACATATAAATTTGAATTAGATAAATATCTAAATTTAGCTACCTATTCGGTTGGAACAAATTCTTATGCAACCTATTCATGGGATTATTTTTCAGATTTTTTCTTTCAAAAGCAGCAATTTCTAGACGGTAAAATAATTAAAAATTGTAAAAAATATTCCAACTTCAACACGGGTGATTCTATTCAACCAAATTCTACCCTATTTAGAGGATTGAAATTCAATATTTATAATGCTGATTCAATAGATATAACCCAAAACGGTAATATATCCAACATCAATCTATCATCAAATAACTCATTTGATGATTATAAGTTTTCTATTCTCATTTCAGATAATGATAAATATGTCGATTTTAATGGCAATTTAGTAACGGAAGTAAATTCTATGAATTGGATCACAATTGAAGAATGGCAAATGGATAAAACCTATGCAACAGGTTCTATCGTTGTTTTTGATGATATTCTATATCAAGCACAAAACGAAGTCACTGTGACGCAACCAGTAATCAGTGGCTCTTCGCAAAAGACAGCACCTTACAATACACAAGGTTGGAAATTTTTAGACGATCCATCTAATACTTTGAACCCATTTAACACACTTCAATCTAAAAAAACAATTTTTTGGTCACCGTTTCAAACATATCTAAACGGAGATGTTGTCTTTAATGACGGTGAATTCTATTACTATAATTCTGCAGGAGTTGACGACTTTTGGGACCCGCACTTTGCGACAACCAATGGATATGGCTCAACCGCCTGTGTGCTTTATAAAAAGAAGTGGTATCGATCATATTCAATATTTTTAAATCTACAACAGGCTACTAATAAATATCCACCAGATTATTCAATACCGTTCCTAACAACAGGCTCTACGGTTAATGGTGTGTATACACCGGCAAAAAAATCAACACTGTGGACAGCGACACAATCATCAACTAGCCCTAAATGGAAACCAGTTGATTTATGGAATCCTACCTCAAATTACACCACAAATGATATAGTTTATCATAGTGAAACCATATGGACCTGTTCCGTGACAGGTTCCAACCCGTTAATCACAGATGAACCGGGAAATTCAAGTAACTGGACAAGAAAATATAGTTTAGAACCAGACACTGACTATATTTACAACATAGATAAAAATCCAATAATAAAAATGAATGAGATTTATTATCTATGCAGTCAAAACCCCACAAATTCGACGTTAGATAACGGAATTGTGATTTATATCAATAAGAAGTGGAAAAATATCCTTTGTAATATTAATATTTCCGACAACACTCTTCCAAACATATCAAACTCAGACAGAGACTCATTGTATCGACCACTTTTTACCAAATTATCAGCAAACAACTTTATAAACTCAATCAATGATATCACAAACAAATACGGATTTACCGATTATGTTTCTTACGTAATTATAAACGAAGATTCCACTATTACTAAACATAATTTCCTCACAAATCTTAAATCACTAAAATATTTTTTAAGAATTGAAGAACCCGAAGAATTAATGGTAAACATAGACTCTTTTACTATAAAACCAGTTCAAAAGCCTACAAAACTAACATCCAATAGAAAACTAACAAACGGTGTTATAAATCAAGTATCGCAAATTAATTGGTATAATCAACTACCAATAGCATCTGAAATTATCGCAAACCAGAAAACCAGACCAAATTTAAAAAACTACAGCTCAATTACTAATTTTACCAAAAACTCTATTTATAGATATAATGGTTTTTATATGCCAACTTTTTACGAAATCCAAATTTTTGATAAAACTCAAAATGGCATTTCTGAAAATACAAAATTTGACACCTCACTGACTGAATTTGGTCTAATCAAAGAAAGAAAGTTATCCAAAGTCAATAGACAAGGTACACCACTGCAGTTAAAAAATGAACCAGACGTTGATTCTATTTTTCCAATGTTAGATGAATGGGGCTACGTGGCTAAAGACTTTTTTATTTTTTCATCCAGTTGGGATGCTCAATATTATTTTGAAACATTATCACCCGCACAGGCTCCACCTAATTTAATTAATCAACCAACGATTAACTCAACAACAGCTGCTCAATTTGGGTCTACGACTAATTCGATAAATCAAAATTACAATCTATAACAATGAGAAGAACGTATATGTCACCGGAATTTGACCAATATAGAGTTTGGGGAGCAAACAACATGCTAGAAGAAAGCACTTTTTTTGGGGCAAAAATGCTTGAAATCGAAGATAATGTTGAAATTTCTGATATTGATATTACCTGGTATCAAAATATAGACGGAGAACAATTAGACTTCTCAATAGAATCCTCAACTCAACCGGTCGTTTATTCTTCAACTCAAGATAAGTCACAAAAACATACACTGGAGTTAGATTCATCACAACCTAATTATCAAAAAGAAACTAAAGCAAAATGGATTCTGACTATTAACACTTATGATATACTTTTTAACTATCTATTTTCAATAATGAAAAAACACAGAACTTTTGAAGGACTCAGAAAAGAAATGACTATTTATAATGACGTAAATACGGCTATCAATCGATATATTGAGCTAAATGTAATGGATAGATATAAACTAGAAGGTGTCGAGTTATATATAGAATATAAAGATTTAAGAAAACAACCACTTTTAAGATACAAAAACAATTGGTCAAAGAAAGTTGGTGTACCGCAAAATCGAGTCACTAAAATTCAAAAAGAAACCAGCAGTGACAAAAAAATTGATAAATTAATTTTCACACAAGATAAGCCAACTTCAGATTGGTCGATGGATTATTACTTTAACTTAAATTTTACCAAAGTTTAAACCAATCACTACTCTATAATATAAGATTTATGAGTAAGTTCGATAAAGAAAATCTTGTAACTCTTCTTAAGATATTTAAAAATAGACCATATCATTTAGCAAAGTATTTAGTAGATAATGACGCTTTCAATAGCAAATTTTTAGAGAAAATCAATTCAAGCCAGAAGTTATCGGAACTATCAAAAAAATCCACCAATGATTCAATTTTTTTCACATTATCGGACATGGAAGATTTCTACAACTCACTAATAGAAGAATCCCATAATTTTCAAAACAAAGAACAGTTAGAAGCAGACTGTAACAAAAAACTAAAAAGTCTAATAAAACTGGAAAAATATGAAGAAGCTGCGATTTTGAGAGATTATATGATAAAAATGGGTATCAGTAAAAATTAATTCACATCAATAAACTTTTTAGTTAATTATTATAAAAATATTACAAAAAATAAATTATGACAAAAACAATAGGTAACCCAGATCTTGAATTTTTATTTGAAGAAAATTCATACAAAAACAGAAAAAAAACTGATGTAGAAATTGAACTTTCTAATCTTTATGAAAAAACTCTTATGAGTATGCCAATACCAGGGCAAGTGGTTCAAGCAACTTATTTACTAGAAACTAAGAACCAAATTGTTTTCTCAGTGCCGGGTTTCAAAGACGACATTCGAGTTGACAATCGATTAGGTGAATCAAAGTATTTGAAAAATTCCAATTTAGGTGATATAATCGATGTATTAATCACGGATGTAAACCACGATGATTTTTGCATAAAAGGAAGTGTAGCAGCTCTCTACGAAAATAGAGCACACCAGAACTTAAAGTCTCTTAATGAAGGCGAATCCGTAACAGCAAAAGTTAAGTCTTTGAATCCAGCCGGATATGATATGGAAATTATGAGAGGCGGTGTTACGCTACCTGGTTTTATGCCAAACACATTAGCTGGTATAAACAAGTTGTTTGATGTTAATTCAATTGTAGGTCAAACTTTTGAAGTAATGATTGAATCTTATGCTGAACAAGAAGGAACATATATTGTTTCACGTAGAAAGTATCTACAATCTTTAATCCCAGAAGCTCTTAAACAATTACAATATGAGTCGAGTTACACAGGACATGTTACCGGAACAACTCCGTTTGGAGTATTTGTAGAGTTTAATGAGTGTCTGACCGGTATGATTCACAAAGCTAATGTTCACCCAGACTGGCAAGAAAGATTAAAAGAAATTAGACCAGGATTCCAAATAGAGTTTTACATTAAAGAAATCGTTAAAGACAAAATAATTTTAACACAAATCTTAAGAGAGTCTCTTTGGGACACTATCAAAAACGGTAAAGTTCTAAAAGGAATCGTAAAAGATACCAAACAATTCGGAACTTTAGTAAGTTTAGATGATGAAACAGTTGGTTTAATCCACACTTCAGAAATGGAGAAAATTGGAAAAAGATTTGAACCAGGACAAGAACTTAAAGTAAAAGTCCTTTCTGTGGACAGGTCTTCGAGAAAGATTTTTCTAACAGCCGCCTAAACAAAAAGCCTCAGATTTATCTGGGGCTTTTTTAATATATAACTAGGTGATTATAACTAATTTCAAATTATTTTGTGAGGCAAGATTATCTGATATTATGAATATATCAGGAACCTCTAGTCTCGCCAGTAACTTAAAAGAGATAAAAGATAAGGAGTTTGACTCTAGTAAAAAATTAGTAAAATTCATTACACTTAAAAAAAGAGTGAATAATAAAAAAATTCAATTTGAAATATTTTGGAACAATACAGCTGAGCATAATTTAACTAAACGTATTTCAGAAAGGACATCGTTTAAAAGTGTTGATGAGTTTAATCAATATTTTAAACAAGAATTTAACAAACTATTTCCCGATGGTGTCGGAAAATTATTTCCCTCAACTGGTCAATATTCTCTATATTCAACCGAATACAACCTATCAATAATAATGTATTTTAATATAGATGAATGGACTGATAATATTTATGAAGTTAAAATAATCACGGTTCTTCCAGGAAAAAAAGGAAATAATATCATAAAAATGATTGATATTTTCTAAATTTTTTATTAAATTTACACTATGATAAATAATGAAATAGATATTAAAGATAAATTCGCCGAACTCTGTTCTATGATTTTTATTAACTCAGAAGGTAAATTTATTTTCCCAGTTGATAATCTTATTTACGATGGTGATTGGAGTGATTTCTTAAATCACAAAGATTGGATTGTATTGGATTCGAAAATGTCCAATCTTATAAATTTATTAAACCAGGACCATTCAATTCTTGAAAAAGATGTTCAAGATGAAATCTGGGACATGGTTTAATAAAATTTTAATTATTTTTGAAGTATTGGAATAACTACTTCTTCTACAAACTCCTTCATATCTCTAACACTTATCACATCGATTGTATCGGTAGGTTTGTGACAATTGAACAATAATTTGAAATCTAAGTAAATATCATCATTCCATTTTACTTGAGACGTGGTATTACCTTCGATTGGCGGCAGTGGATTAATAACAACTGAATCAATTCCGTTTCTTCTAAAAGTCACAGAATCATTATATGGCGTAACCACACTTGGGCAATCAAAAATAGATTTGATGTGATCAGATAATTTACCCGGATAATCTCCAATAAAAAAGTATTTACCGCCTCTACCGGTGAGTTCTAAATTTAAAACCCAATCAATTGTTCCAAATTTTCCTTCATTTATTAAATCAGAACACCTTTGAGATCCTAAACCACCTGCTTCTTCGCCATCGAGTAGAACAACATTGATTTCAGGCATTAGTTTTTTAATCATTATAGCATTAATTACAGATGCCGAATTATCATTTGCGTTATCTGTTTGGGAATTAACAATATCATGATGAGCGACCACCATTCGACTAGATCTACCTCTAAGTATAATATTATACCCGGTAGTTTTTTTTACAGGAAATTGGTCTAATTCAAAATCAATGCCTTCAGATTTAAGAAGATTCATTAAAAATAATACTCTTGCTGGTGGAATATCAGGGTCATTTTTATACACCATACCCTCGTTTCTTACTTTACAAAAGTCATAGATTCTTTGATACATTATAAAATATGAGTTTGTTTGGGACTAATCGTGGTCATAATCAGAAATTTGAACCCCAGTTTTGGTAATTGTTACTATTGCGTGGTCTCCAAATCTTTGCAGAAAGAAATCATTATCAAATTTTGATAAGAAATCAGATATATTGTCAACTAACTTAGATAAATTTTTATTATATTTTATATTTTTTTCTTTTATTTGACCCACATATGACTTTATGGAGTTATCCCAAACGCCCCAGGTAGTAATGTTTTCTTCTAAATACCAATCGGATTCATCTACCGGTTGACCATTGACCAAAAGATAGTCTGTATTAGCAGAAAACATACAAACATTTCCATCGTCAAAATACGGAGTATATTGATACCAACCAAATGATTCTAACTCCTCTGAGTCATTAAAAATAGTCTTTATAAAATCATCAAAGACTTCCTCTGACAACTTTTGTTTTTGTGACTCAAGCAGTTTAATTTGTGAACGAATTTGTTTTAAATCTTTCAACTTTTTTTTATATTCCATAACTTTTATTTTTCTATTATTTGCAATATTTCTGATAATTTCATATCTAAAATTCTAGTGAAATCTTCAGGTCTGATCCTATATTTTTCTCCGGTTTTTTGACAAGACCAATCCACAATTGAAAGATGGTGTCGGTTGACATCTAAGATAGTTCTTGAAATGATTGTCATTAACACCTTTTCTTTATTTTCAATTAAGTCAATTTTTCGTATATCAGAACTTTTGACAATATTTGGCTCTTCGTTAGATAAAATTTGACCAAGTGAGACTTCTCGTAATTCTTCAGCAGTCAATTTTCTAAAATTCCATTGATTGAACTTAAGTTTTCGTTTTAAACCAACAAATTTGATATTATATTCAAAATAAGTCTGTGTTCCAGAAAATGCCTTTCTGCTAATTTCTTTTTTCTCTAACTTTTCAATTTTATACATTGAATCTCGAGCCATGGTTTTGTAATTATCAGATAAACAAACAAGTATATCTCCTTCTTTACAATCTTCAAACTTTACAAACCGGTCAACCTCTTTAATAGGGGATTGATAATTTATTTTAGCAATCGGTGCACCGGTAGCATCGGTAAAGCTATCTACTGAAAATCTACCACCCCCTATTAATTTAACTTTTGCCTCAATCCATCTTTGATTATTTCCGTTATTCCATAAACTTTGAACTTCATATCGATGTCCTTTAATCAATCTTTTATTTGAAACTTTTGAAATTACTATCATTTTAATCTAAATTTATTTTAAGGTTTTCTTTATTAGCTAATTTATTATAGGACGATGGGTGGCTTTTGACACCATTTTGCATCCAATCTTGAAAGTCTAAATTTTCAATGTAATCCTGAGCAGTTGGTATAAATCTCATACTAAAATCTTCAAGTAGGTGTTGTTCACATATATCTTTGACCGAAACTTCGACACCATCTGAGTTTTTAATAGTGTATCCAAAAATCGGTATCATAGCTTCGTGAATCCAAAAGGAGTGATGTGTTAAAGCGCGGTGCCTATTATCAGAAATATATGCCTTAGAACAATCCATTTTTATATGGATTGAAAGATAGTCATCTATTTGACCGCCAAACTTTTTGACTGATGATTTTGCGTGTATAAATGCGTTTGCCATAATTAAAAAGTAATCATATTTTTGGTTTGTTTGTCGTCTTTTATAAATTCATCAATAATCTGTTGGTCAATAAAGTTGACTTGTCTAAAAGTGTCTCCGTAGTATCCATCAACTTCATAGTTGTGTATTACAAAATCAGATAGTTCATTTTTTTCTAAATCATCTGTTTCTTGTGATAATTGCTTATGAATCGAAGAAGTAGTTTTTTTAGTAAGCAGTTTACATCTTTCAACTCTTTCAAGAAGAGGCGCATAGACTGAAATATTTTTATCCATTTTTTCATACCAGCCAGTTTCAAATAATACCGAAGAATGAAATATACAATAAACAGAACCCCTGTTTTTTTCAAGAAACTTTTCCCAGGTTTTAAATATCTCAAATTGGACAATATCTAATACTTGACCAAACACACCATCAGTTTTAACTTTTTCTAAAATTAGACATCCGTTGTTGAAATATTTTTGACCAATTGCATCTGAAATCACCGATTGTAGTTGATAGTTGTGTTGTAGGATAAATTTCAAAACAACATCAGCCTCAAATACAGGAATTTGTATTTGTTTGAAAATTTTTGCAATTCTGTCTTTTCCAGAATAACGAGTGCCTGATAAACCAATTTTAATCATATCGTATAATATTTGACAAATATATACAATTTACATTCAAAAAACAAATTATATTCAAAAAAAATGAACTGGACTGATAAAGAATTGACTTTTATCCTCTATAATAATAGATCTACGTCAGGAGTGGTAACTAACTTTTTGCCAGAAAAAATTAATCCATTTTCTCTAAAAAAGTTAGAAGAAAGAATCTTAGAAATAAAAAGTCAATTCAATTTTGAATCAAGAACAATAAAGGTGAATAAGTCCGAATTTAATTACGAAGCTAAGGATATCATTGTTTATCCAAAAGATCTGGAAAATTTATCAGAACTATTTTTAGAATTGAATAGTCAATTTTCAGAAAATGAAATGGTGTATTTGATGAAAAGGGGGTTTAGGTTTTCTAATATGTGGAGATGGAACTTATTTGGGCTTTCAAAATTGACAAATAAATCCGACTTAGATACAATTGGGGCGACAATTCATCCACTACTTTCAAATATCTTAGAAAACTCATCTGAAGGAATTGTAATTCCCCTTTTCGACGGTAATGATAAACTTATCAACTGTGCTATCAGAAGAATTAGTATAGAAAATAATGACCAGTTAAAAACTCTAAAATATAGTTTGGCATGTCCTGATATTCACATCTGGGGATTAGATGGTGTTTTAGAAGGTGATGAAATCTGGTTAACTGAAGGAATTTTCGATACTATTGCCCTAAGTCACCTGTTTCAAAAATCGGTTTCTGTTTCTTCTCCAAACTGGTCAGCAATTCAGTTATTTCAATTAATAAAAAAGTCACCATCGAAAGTTAGCATCTTTTCAGATTGTGATAAAATTGGAATCATCAATTCTTTTATAACTAAAGAAGTTCTTAATTTATATCACATCAGATGTCAAGTCTATATAAGTAATTGCGCAAAAGATGCCAGTGAACATATTTTTAGTAAAGGTAGAGACTTACAAAATTTGACCAAGATTGAAGACTATAGAGAATTTGTAAATTTAGAATGGGATGTTGATTTTGATTTAGTCAAGCACATAAAAGATAGAAAAATCGATTAATATATACTACATGAAATTAAGAAATTATTCTCAATTTATTAATGAAAATGTTGAAATAACTGATGATTTATTAGAAGTTTTAATGAAAAGAGGTAAATTTTGGGATGAGATTTTTGAATTAGATTATTCAAAATTTGACTTCACCAGGAGCTACTCTGATATGTGTAAAAGGATAAATAGAAATCCAGAACAAGATTTTCAAAAAATTCAAAAACATTTTGATGAAAAAGGATTCACTTTAGAAGAGATTAAAGACCTTTTCTCTGAAGAAAATAATCAGAGATGTGGATACAATTTAGAAGAATTTTATAAAGGTGGTAGTTATCCGATTAATAGAGAACCATTGAAAAGTATAGTAGAAGGTCTAAAGAAAAAATATGAATACGAAATAAAAAGGAGTCAAATTCTTCAACCATTTTCAATTGGTTCCAAATTGGATAGTCTGGGCGCTATTCAAGACTTTTATCTTTATAAACTATTTGAAAAATTAGGACTTAATCCAAATGTTATTAGACTTGGGGGTTCGAACTGGGGTGAAATTGATGAATGGGAAAATGATGACAACTATTCAGAAGCTTTTATCAGATACAAATATGGATATCACCAAACAGAATATGGAAAACTTTGGATGAAACAGTGCCAAATAGATGAAGAGTGGCTTAGAGAAGAAGCTATCGGTCAATTGCAAAAATATATTGAAGAAGAATTCTCATCAATTTGTGGAAATATAATACGGTCTATAGTATTTATATCTCGGGGTAAAAGCGGCACAACTGGGCCTGGTATTTTTGAGCAACTTAGATTAGAAGATTTCTCTATTGTAGAAGAAGACAGAATCATTATTAATATTCATAAATTGTGTTTAGAAATCCTTAATTTATGTGGAATTCAGGAGTTAACAGAATCTGATATAGAAATTGCCGCTGCTGAATTTACAAAAAGATTGGATGGTTTTTCTTTAGATATCGAATTAACAGATAGCAACGAGTTGATAATTTGGGGAAGATTCAAAGAGGATTAAAGATAACCTTTACAATTTCAGTGTTACCTTAATAATAGCATCTATCACTCAATATATACATTAAAATAAAAATTAAAAATGATAATTAATTTAAAGAGTCAGACAGATCTTTCGGGGTTTTATGTGGTCTATGAGGGATCAACTAATTTAGAAAAGAAAGGCTGGTATGGTATAGCTCATTTGATGGAGCATTTAATGACAAAAAATTTTGACCACCTTCAAGAAGACTTTGACCGCGACGGGATCGACTGGAACGCCTATACGGATTCTAATAACATAGTTTTTTATTTAACTGGATTAGAAGAAAAAGTGTCAAAGTGGAAAAATAAATTTATGGATTTACTAAGCGGGTTTGACGTCACTAAAGAAGAATTTGAAAACGAAAGAAATATTGTACTCGAAGAATACATGGATTCTTTCAACGAGCAAACTCAATCACATATGTTAAACCTGTCACGCAAACTATTCAATGACTATGACCCTATTGGATTAAAAGAAGATTTAGAAAAGATGAAGTTTTTAGATTGCCTTAATTTCTTTGAACTTCAGTATGCAAAACCCACAAAAATTATTAATGTTTCTAAAAAAGATTATAAAAATCCGGCTTTAGATTTTGCAGAAACAACAATAGTAAAGCCACTGGTTTATGGAAATCACAATGTCCCATTAGAATTAAACAATGATTGGAAAGATAAAACTTCTATTGTGATTCTTTCACCAGTCATCAATGAGGATTTTGCTTATGTTCATTTTATAAACGCTATGTTATCACTTGGATTAAAATCACCACTTTATCAAGAGATAAGAGAAAAAAGGGGTCTTGTTTATTATGTTCATTGTTATCAAAGTAGAATGAATAGACAGGGTCTTAATTCAATTTCAACCCAAACATCGAATAAAAACTTTAACGCTGTTGTGGATGCAGTCGAGGGGGTAATAAAAAACCCAAAAAAATATCTGACAAAAGACAGGTTTAACTTGGTCAGAGATTACTATACAGTTAGACAGAAAAAAGATGAAATACTTAGATACAAACAAGTAAATGATATTATCAATCCAGAAGAATGGTCCATATATAATATCTTAGATGATATCAAATTAAAAAAGGTGCTAGAAGTTTATGATAGATACTTTAACTTTGATAACTTCTATATTTCCAATGATAAGAAGGAGTTTAAATAATTAATCTTTAGACTTTATTAAAAACAGTAGTATGAACTACTTATCGCCTAAAGACCGATAAGTTTCGAGAGACATGCTCCTTCTTTTTAGACGCTTCATCGATTATGCCAGTTAAAACTGGTCTTATTTCATCTCCACGTCGGTAATCGTTAGTTCCTAACGATATTATTTTAATTCCTTCTTTAAGGATATTTTTACTTGCATTTAAATCTCTGTCTAATTTAGTTTTACAAGATGGACAAGTCCATTCTCTAATATCTAATTTTAAATTTTGATTTACATATCCACAACAATTACAAGTTTTACTTGATGGAAAAAATCTATCAACTTTAATAATTTGTTTATCATTCCAACTAGCTTTATACTCCAACATAGAAATGAATTTAGACCACGAAGCGTCACTAATATGTTTTGCTAATTTGTGGTTTTTAACCATTCCTTTGATGTTTAAATCTTCAAGAAATATAGTATCATATTTCTTTATTAATTCAGTGGATACTTTATGTAGATTATCTATTCTAGAATTGGTTATCTTCTTATGAATTTTAGATACTTTTAATTTTTGTTTATTATATCTATTACTTCCTTTAACTTTTCTACTTAAATGTTGTTGATTTTCTTTTAATTTTTTAGCATATGTTTTGGTATATCTATTATTCTTATATTTATAACCATCACTTGTTATAAGAAAATCTTTAAGTCCTAAATCAATTCCTATTTGTTTATTAGTTTTTTCAAATTTTTCATGATTTGTCTCTACTAAAATTGAAACAAAGAATTCACCAGTTGGTGTTTTAGAAAGAGTGCATTGTCTAATTTCTCCTTTAAATTTTCTATCTTGTATAATATTTATTGGATCTTTGAATTTAGGTATTATCAATTTTCCATCTACAACTTTAACAAATTGAGGAACTTTGAAACTATTTTTGGTGTGTTTAGACTTAAATTTAGGAAATCCTGTTCTTTTCTTGAAAAAAGAATTATAAGCATCATCTAAACCTTTTAACGAATGTTGAAGTGATTGACTATTAATTTCTTTTAACCATTTAAACTCTTCCAATTTCTTTAATTTTGTTAAAGCGGTTGAATTATCATTATAATTTAAGGTCTGTTTATTAGTTTCGTATTCAACTTTTCTTTCATTTAGAAAATAGTTATAAGCAAATCTAATAGCTCCAAAATGTTTATTAAGTAAAACAATTTGTTCTTCATTAGGTTTGATCTTATATTTATACGACTTTAACATATTAGTATATATTAAATTCTAAAAGTCATTTTTAATACTTTTTAAACTTTTTTGAAATATTTAATTAAATAATTAACAAATTCATCACAGAAACTAAAGATTTCCGTGTTTTCTTTGTTAGAAACATATAAATATTAAAATATTTGAAAGATAATGCTTATACCCTATTTAGGACATAAAGAAAAGTTTGCTAGTTTTATAACCCCAAACATTCCAAAAGATATTTCTACATACATTGAACCATTTGCAGGAGCCATGGGTGTGTTCTTTTCTTTAGATTTTTCAAAATTTAGAGACATCAAATTTATCTATAATGATATAAATCCGTTAAATGCGAATTTATTTCGATTTCTTAAAAATGGCAGACAATTTATTGAAATCATTAGAGGCATCAAAGTAGATAAAGAGTATTACAAAAGGTCTCTAAAGGATATTTTTACTAAAACAGACGATATGACAGCGGCAATAAATTGGCTTATTGTACTTACTTGTTCAAAGACAAATCAAATTGGTGAAGATTCATGGAGAGGTGATGATGAATTTGAAGTTTTCAAATTAAAGTGGCGAGCATATGAACCAATTATTGCAAAAATTTCCGAGATACATAATTTAGATTATAGAGAGATAGTTAATAAATATGACTCAAAAGATACTTTCTTTTATTTAGACCCACCCTATATGAACCGTGAGAATTATTATATTAATCATAACTTTGATGAAAATTCACACTACCAGCTGTCAGTCACACTAAATAATATAAGAGGTAGATTTGCTCTTTCCTATTATTACTTTGATGGGATAGAAGAACTTTATTCTAAATGTAGATTTGAACAGAAAAAGACTATAATGGGAACAGAATTGTTAATTATGAATTATTAAATTTTTCTAAAAACAGACATACATTCTAACTCCCTTTTTTCTAGTTCAGTAAATTCTGTCAAAATTTGAAAATGTCCTAATCCCCGACTAGAATGCTCTATAATAATTGAACCCGGTTTTATTTCTGATATTATCTTTTGATACATAGACTTTAGTTGTAAATAGTTGTTAAAGGGCGAGTATGAATAAATGATATTAAACTTAGAAAAATCAAATTCCATTATATCAAAATTAACTATTCTAAAGTTATCACCCCAAAGATGAGAAAGATTCTGTTTTATAAAGTCGATGTAAACCGGTTGTTTTTCTACGCCTACGAATTGAAAATCAAATTCTATTTCTTTAGATTGGAGATAAATGTCATAGAGAGCATTTCCAAGTCCCAATCCACAATCACACACGCGATTAATCTTTTTCAACAAATTTAGTTCTGAAAGCTGTTTTAATAGGTAGATATTTTGATTGATATTGCTACAAATGTTATAGTTTTCACCACAATTTGTAAAATCGTCAACTGTTAAATTAGATTTAAATGTTGATGTGATATTAAAATACTCAATAAGGTTTGGATGTGGTTCGATTTCTATTGTCATTTTTTACCAAGTGTGGTCTCTAAATTTGATAGAAACTCTTTTTTTATTTATATATAAATAAAACTTTTACCATATGCCTTTTTTTTCAGGTCTTAGCTATAGTTTAGTTGGTGATATTAAAAACTTAAAACCATTCACATCAAGCACTGTCGCTGGATTTAAACCAAACCTAAGCCTGCTAGCCGCACTTAATAAACAAATTAAGGATTCTATATCAATAAAGCCCTTACTTGTTCCCTATGGTCAATTTTTAGGATACGGAATTGATGCGAATTTAGTAGGTGTTAATTCAACCTCGATAACTTCTACCACTGATAAACCAGTCAGTGCCAGATTAGTTAATTGGGTAGAGCCTTATTTGATATCAGGTGTCAGAAAAACTTTATTTTATACAGAAGTAAATTCTGGGTTGAAACCCGGAATGCGAGTTTTTATTATAAATGGAAATTACGACAGTGACCTTTTGATAAAGACAGATAAATATAAAAGAGGCAGAGATGGTTACAAAGTTCTACAAGTTGACGAGTGTCGTGTTGTTTTAGATATTGATTTTACAGGAGTCGTACCTTGGATTGAGAGCAGTGATAGTGACTTTGTCAATTTATACTATATAGATTCCCAAAGCGATTTTGATACCATAAACCGCGAAATCACTACTAAAAATGATACGGTAGACTACAAATTCAACCTATATCAGAACAATTTGATATGGACCACTAAGCAATTTGCACCAACCACAAACGGAGGTCCAAGTTGGGGAGTAAATAGCGGCATAACTCAATCTGGTTTTTGGGTAAGAGACGACTCAAATCAATTAGGGTTTGGAACTTACTCGTGGATTGATGTAAGCTCGGCATTTTTAAGCGGTTCTTACTCGTGGGCGCTTTCTACTACTTTCTCAACATCTACAAGATTGAAAATACACAACGGTTCATTTAATCTCCAAAACGGCTGGTCATTTCAAGAAGGATTTGTCTATAAATGGGAAATTGGACCAACTCAATCTAGTTGGGTCCCAGATGTTAAATATTCACAGTCTATTCTTACCAAAACAAATTTCAGAGATGGTAATTTTGAAGGTACCTGGAACGCAGGTCTTTACGGTAGAAGGGATAAAAAAATAAGTTGGAATGGACAAAAGGCTATCTGGAACACCGGAACACTTTTAAATACTAAGTGGACCTCTGGTAAAATGAATTCAATTTACTCTCTTTCTGAAAGTTATATCACCGAATTAGATGAATTTGGAAATCCATATCAAAGAATAAATGGACCAAATAACAATGGCAGGGGGTGGAACTTTATTATCGATTCAGAAATAGAAGTTGCTGAAATTGATAACGGTTCGTTCTATAATACCGAAATTGGTAATTCAACGGTGACCTATTCTGTTGTCGAAGATCACCTAATACAATCAGTTTCTCAATTTCCAATAACTATAAATAAGGCATATTTTGAAGAACCAAATTTTAAAAATGTCAAAGTTTCTAATTCAGAAATAAGAAGGGCTAGATCTCTCAACTCAAGTTTTGATAATGTAAAATCAATAAGTTCGATATTAAAACAAAGTGTAGTGACTAACTCTGAATGGATTAGTGATGAAACCATTAAAATATTAAATTACGATGAGTTTAACATATCAGAATGGAATGTTCTTTCATCTACTTATTCACAAAGACCAGCGGCTTCTCATAAACTCTACAAGTTTTATATTTCAAAATTAGACTACTCTCGAATTAAAAGAGGAGATGCTATTTATTTTAAAAACATTTTAATTAACGATGGTATGAAAAATCTGACCAACTTTTTTGATAAAAAGTTAATTTTAGGAACTAGATGGCAGTATTTTGATGACTTCTATGACCCAACAAATCCTTATTTAACGTCAACTCCGCAAATTCTGGGAGGTGGTTTAGTTCCAACATATTCGTTTTACAAAAGGGGAGTCGAAGTAACAAGTTATCTTTCTACACCAGCCGATAATAAGTGGACAATATCAACAACAAAAGATACATTTGGAAATCATTGGACCGAGGTTGAAAAATTAAATCTTAAAAGTGGTTATTCAATTGATGTCTTTTTCTCATTTTGGGATAGAGACGATAACTTTGTTGATGGATTAGACTTTGATGTACCAACAGTTACAACAACAGTATACGGTTCTGAAACTATGCTATTCACATATAGCGTTGGCGTTACACCATTTTCAGAAATTGTTTCACCTTCCGGTCAGTATGATTCAAAACCGTATTATATTTTAACAAATGGGGCTACAACTAGTTATGTATTTTTTACCGCCTCTAATAACAGATGGGAAAATTGGCAATTCTTCAACCCAGTAAATGGAGACACGGCTGGTTCACCTTTTTATATGACATTAACTTATTCTGGAGTAAACATACCAGATAGTTCAACTTTTTCTTGGCAACAGGCCAGTAGTAATGCTAAATCTATTGCTTTTTCGAATAATTACAACCCACAGATTTCAACATCACAAAGTGTTCCAAAAGTTCAGATTGACCCAAGACCAGGAGCAAAATCTTATATTTTAAATGATGACTTTGAAAGTGGAATTTTAGAAAAATCAAACTGGAATTCAGGAAATAACATCAATTTCAATGCCGATAATAACATCACAAAATACTCAAATAGTGGCGGATACTTTGATTTACAAGTCGTTACACAAAGCCAGTCAATTATAGCAACTGTTGGTCTTGATAATAATTTTAGAGAAAGCTTAGACCAATTTTTTGAAGTTGGAAATGTTATGTTTCTAAACAATATAAGTTATAATACAGAGGGTAAAATAAATCAAATTTCAATACTTTCTCAGGGGACAGGATACTCGACTTCAACTCAAAATCTATCTGGTGGACTAGGAACACAAGCTACAGTTGATATCACAGCAAACCCAATTGGTGGAATTGAACTTGGAGACATTTCAATAACCATGGCGATTACCACTCCCGCGTTGCCCTATACTTATCCCAATGGAACATACACCTCACAACAAGCAATTCCAATTTCTACATCAGGCACTGGATTATCATTTGATTATACTATTTCCGGGGGTCTATTTACAACTGTATCAGTAGTGAGTTCAGGTAGTGGCTATTTACTAGGGGATATTGTAGAAATTTCTGGTGGGTCACAAAATGCTCAAGTTACCATAAACTCAATATTAAACGGCGAAGTGATAGCAGCTACGATATCAAATGGAGGAGTAGGGTATCAAGTCGGAGATATACTAGACATAGACAACGGATTATCAACAGCGCAAGTTACGGTCATATCAACAACTGGTTCAATAAATTTGTTACCAGAGGCGTATAAGATAACCAATGTTTTAAATAATCAAATAACGCTTAAAGAAATTATCACAACCACTAGTTCAATTTTACCACTATTAACAGGTGGAATCTCATACAATGAAGGAGTCGGAAACAGATGGGGATATATCTATCCACTTAAAATTAATAAGTCACTTATTAAATCGGGGTTATTAAAAAGAACTTATCTCTATAACAATTTAATCAAAAATGACGAGTTAGATTTAACAGACAAAGATTTTTCTGACGAGAATGCCTTTAGAAAGTTGATAAACATTGAAAATTTGTTTTACAATAATAGTAATATACTTTCAAAGGGGTCGTACCTACATTCATTTTTCACAATGGGTAGTGATTTATGGAATGATGGTCTTCTTTTTAGATCATTTTGGAAAGGCGGAACTTTTTCAAGAGGTTTAATTAAAGAGTCAAGATGGGAAAACGGATATTTTGAATCTGGTTTATTTTATCAATCAAGAAGCTTCAATCAACTACCAACTCCATATGCTCAATTCTATGATTCAGAGAGAATCTACAATAATTTCAAATCAGGACCGACATCTGACATTTTGTTCAATAATCGTTGGTCTTGGCAATTTGGAACTTTTAGCAATGGTGAGTTTTTGAAGAGCGATTGGGAATTAGGAAATTTCATTGACGGGAAATTTTGGAACTCTTCGTGGTATGCCGGAACTTTCAGCAATGGTATTATTGGTGATAAATCAATTTCAAGTCATAATACTCAATTTTTTAACGGAACTGTCTTAAAATCTATAGTTGAAAGAGCTGACTTGTTTGCTAGAGACACATCACTAATGGGACTTAGTCAGTCTCAGATTATTTGGAAAGATGGAGTTTTTAATGATGGTATTTTTGGATGTGATATCATTATTCAAACATCATCAAATCACACCGCAACTTGGGAATATGGAAAATTCAATGGTGGTGAATTTGCAACAAACGCAAAGTGGAAAAACGGATTCTTTAACGGTGGAAAATTCACATCAGGATTTGGCTGGACCTATGCCACCACAGCACAGACACAATTTGGTTGGGAATCAGGTCAATTTAATGGTGGTGAATTTGGCGTAGCGTCTGGGGCAACAAACTCCATGTGGTATACCGGTGAATTTAATGGTGGTAAATTTCAAGGTAGAGTCTGGAAAACCGGTGTGTTTACTGGAGGTGATTTCATCGGTGGATCGAGCTGGTCCGCAGTCGGTGGCTACAATCCAGACGCAATGACTCAATCAAATGCCGATCAATTTGTAGACTCATTTACCTTTTCATTCTGGGGTCTTTGGCAAGACGGTCTTGTAACTAACCGAAAAGACGAATTTATCAAAGACCAAAAAATATTTTCTACTCTTAAAAGAGCAACCGAAACAATACAATCATCAAGCAGAGTTAATTTTAGTAATATGCTATGGCAATCAGGGACTTTTAGCCATTCAGTCGGTGAATTTAAAAACAGCGTTTGGTTATCTGGAGAATTTCAGAAGGGCAGGTTTTTACAAAGTTCATTTAACCCCTGGGTTAAAAGAGCACCGTCAACTCTTAGAAGTTTTAATCTAAATGATGATCTTTTACTACAAACCGGTCAGTGTATCTGGTCTGGTGGGAATTTCGAAAATAGTGATTTTTATATATCACAATGGCAATCTGGAAAATTTATTTCAGGAACGGCCTTTGGAATGGTGTGGAGAGGGGGAATTTCTGAGTACATGAATGCTTATAATATATTTTGGGAAGATGGCGTCTGGCGAAACGGCAATTGGTTTGGATCTTATATGGTTTACGATGGCGTAAACATTTCAGATTTCAATAAACAAATATTACTCAGGGGCATGTCTTATTCTGGCACATCATCAACTCATTTTTGGAACGTCTTTCAGTCAGGTATAGGAAGCACCCAGATTACAACTAATAATGCGTCACAACCCGTTGCGGTGTCTTACCCACCAATACCACCTGCTAATAATTTTGTCGGTCCTATGTTGTCAGATATAAGGGCTAAGAAAAATATTAAATTTATTAAAGAGATAGGAGTAGTTAACCTCTATCAATTTGAATATATACATCTACCAGGTAGAGTTTTTGAAGGCGTAATCGCGCAAGAACTACTTGATACAGAATATGAAAAATCTGTAATTAAATCAGATTCTGGATTATTGATGGTAGATTACAATGGACTCGATATAAAATTTAAAGAAATAGTTTAATATGCCTTGGATTTCTCAATTTACCGGTCTAGCAACATCACCAAACTTCAGGTGGGACTTAATTACTAGTGTTACGCCAAATATTTTACAAAGAGATTCGATAAGTCCAACTCAAAACTCAATACTGAGATGGAAAGGAAGTGAACAATATCGATTTAAATCCAAAAAAACTTATATCTGGAAAACAGAAGTAGTTAACTTTAATTCAGCTAGTCAGAGTAGGCACCTAAGACTAAGTCCACCTTGGAAACCAGGAGCCACTTTTTCGTGGATTTGGAATTCAGCATCAGTAAGTAGAACTTTGCCAATACCAGGAGAAACTAGAAATACACTAATTTATATTGACTCACCGCTGACTAATTTTAACAGTGATTACCAAGTTATTTACGCAGCAACTAGTAGTGGAATGGATTATCCAAGTGGTATAATTTCACAAAAATTAATCGAATCAGATTGGCTTATTCAGGGCTATAGTTTCGCAACGTCTTCAAATCTATCAAATGATGCAAAATATGAAGGTTGGAGATATAACGAAACAGGGGATTCATTCGAGTTTCAACACTCATCAACTACAGATAAAAGACTTCCACTATGTTTATCATCTAACATTCTATCAGGTGATATTAACACAACAGCAGTGAATCTTCAAATAACGTTTAATTTACCACCACCTATCGGAGTGCTAACTACAAATTTCGGAGTTACTTATTCAAACTTTGTTTCAAAATATATTGAAAAAGATTATTTTAATCTCACACTCTATTCAACCATAGCGGCTAATTCTTACATCGATGCTTACTTATTTGCAACAGAACCGGTTATCACCAAGTATACGTTTGATTTTGACCAATTTTTGAAAACTGGTCAAAAAATAGCACACTTTACTCAATCAGGCACGTTTTCATTCTATAACTTAACAGGAAACTCATATCTGACATTTGTATCAGAGTATAAAAACACCAATATAGCCTATAAAAATAGTATTTCAAAGATAGATATAATTGGTGGATATTCAACAACTGACAACAACGAACAGTTTGTGATGACTACTTCAAATCAGTTTTTACCAACAACTTCGCTCAGTCCAATAAATGCCTCCCTAACCGCAACATATAGCGCCGTGGTCACCTCTAACCAAACAAGACATAACTTATCGGGTAACCTATTTGGTCCACAAGGTGCTACTGGTTCTTTTCAATCCTATTTCTCCAATATATTTGGAACCGTAGTAAATTTGAATGAAATTAATTCAAAAATAGGAAATGCTAAATTCAACAGCGGTATTTGGGAAAATGGTGTCTGGAATAATGGCCTAAGAATAGATGAAAACCAATGGCAATTTTCAAATGTTGATTTAGCCGTATTAAACACTTCTCAAAATATAAGTTGGAGAATACAAATTTCAGGTCCTACAGCATCAGTTGCAAATTTTGAAATAGGTGATAGTGTCTCCATAAGTAATATTGTAGCAATTGATATAAACGAAGAAAGAAAATTATTAAAGAATTTATTTACCATAATCAAAAAATCAGATACTTTTATTATTGTAGAGATGTCAAATAATTTTCCTATAAGAAGAATTGAAAAAGACTCAAACAATCACCGAATTATAATAACAAAGAATGTTTGGTTGAATGGTGCCTTTTTAAATGGATACTTTGAAGGAGTTTGGAATAATGGTTTATTTAGAGGATACCCCTATATAACCGAAATGTGGGATTCTCACTGGATAGAGGGTCAGTTTAGGGGTGGTAGATTTCACTCTGAAAATACCAGATTACAATACGTAGACACTTACTACTATAACGGTTATGTTGGTCTGACATTTGGTACCACCACTCACAACTTTATTACAGGAGATGAAATTATAATAGACAAATTTGACAAAACTGTAAACAGCAGCTATGACGGAGTTCACAATGTAACAGATATAATTGATTCACATTTAATTATTACCGATATTCCTTGGGAATCTAACTCAAATGCTGATCCTGGTTTAGTAAAAAAGACCACCAACTCTGGTCTAATTCAACATTTTGAATTTTTTGATGAAAATGTTGCCCCTAAAACTTCAAAATCATCTACCACATTATCAGATATTTGGAGATACAATTCCTGGATGGACATAACCCATAAAACTCAATCTTCAACAAATATTGGGTCAAATAAAATATTATATAACGCCGAAAGTAATGACATTGAAGAAGTTATCTCGAAACATAGATTTGGATTTGGCGACTATACTGCTTTAAATCTATATGGCTATGTTACAGATGACGTATTGTCATCTAAAAGTCAGTTTCGAGATATTGACTCAACTGTTCGTAGAAACTATTCACTCGGTACTAAATATCAAATTTATCAAGATTTTTTAGGAAGTATTTCAGAGCTATCAAAACCGTTTAATTCAAATCCAGAATTGGGTAATTTAGATAACTTTGTTGAAGATGGTTGGACTTGGAGTTTTTCAGGAAATCAAGCAACTCACTCGTATGTTAACAGATATTTAGTAGAAAAACCAACTACACAAACCATTTTCACGTATGATGTAAATGGTGTAGCACCATCTTTTGGTCAAACTCCAAATGGTGGAGTTCCAAGTTGGAACGCGGTCACTTTTACCACGGTCTCAGAAAACACTTTTGGATTATTAATTTCAGCCTCTACTTCAAACACAGAGTGGACTGTAAAAACTGCTGGTCAATACGATATAAGTCTTAGAATACAATCCATTTTAGCATTACAAGCCGCTGCTATTATGGTATCACCAAACGCCTATTTAAGTATTCCCCAAAACTCTATTTTTGGAACAGTTAGAATACTTAGATGGGTAAATGAAACAAGTAGTTGGCAAACTTTAAAGGCCAGAACAATAAAAAATTCAGGTGGTGATATAAATACAGGAGAATTCACACCAAATTATAGTTCACCTGTCACGTATTTAAGAAATGTGCAAATAAATTGCGACTGGTCTGGTTCTTTGAATCTAAATGATAGAATAAAAGTTGAATTTCAAACCGCCTCTTCACAAATCACCGGAAACCTACAAGCCGGTCCGTGGAGAGGAAATAAATTTTTAGGAGCCACTGATAGAATTAACCAAGCCCTGGTTAAATTCGAACTGCTGCCCAATTCTAATCTTACTATAAGCAACTCAGGTGTTGAAAAATCACTTGGGTTTAATATAAAAAGAACTACAAATAAAACTTTACAATATGAAAGTGATAGAGAAATATCATTTTTTACACTTAATAACACCAACATAAACATAGAAAATAATAGGTATTCAATGATTGAATTTGATGTTATCAGACAACCTGATTCAATTACCAATCTTTTGACATTTGGAACACAAAGTATTGATTTACAGTTTCATACTATCGACCTCTATAACTTTACCAGTTTTGTAAATGAGGAAGGTGTTTATACAGGAGTAAGTTCTTTCCCATCAGGATACGATCCACTGATAACACCCTATACACAGAGTCTCTCTATTTACTCAGAAGGCATAGATTATAAGTATACAGGTAGTCAAAAAGTAACCGAGTATTTCTTTAATAGACCAGGGTTAGATTTAGGTCTCCTTAATTTTCAATCTTTATATAATCAAAATACAGAGGACAAAATTCATGAATTAGATAATATTAAATTCTATGAAGTTGATATGATACCGTTCTTTCAATATACAACTGAAGATTATGTAAACCAACAAATTCAAGTTCCATTTGTTGGAGTAGCCCCTGTTATTGATTACAGCGATGAAAACTTCCAGTTTATATCAAACATCAGAATAGGTCTTGATTCAATAGGCATAGAATCAACTAATGTCAATCAATCAGGCACACTGATTTATAACACACAACTGGCTCCTCAAACCATTTTAATCAGTCAATAAATTAGATCTGTTTAATTAGGAGATATCCTACTTTTCCAGCTTCATTTTTTGAATGGTGTCCCATAGATTCAAGTTTAGTTTCTTTTCCAACTAATTTGATTTTAGTAATTTTTTGTTTACCCCATATTCTTTTTTCACCTCTACAGGTTTGACACGGATTTAATCCTACTTTTCCCTTACCAAAACAAAACTGACAATCAAATCCTTCAAATTTACCAGTGCCTTCACAAAAATCACACCCATCTTCAGAATCAAACGATTTAAGTATATTTCCAGATAAGTCTTTTATTACGATTTTAGATTTAGTGTCTTTACCTGTTCCATCGCAGCTTTTACACTTAACAAGTCTCTCATACTCAACAGTGCCGTTAAAATCAGAACCAACGGTCAAAATTATATTATTAATCTCATTTTTTTTGAACGTTTCTAAATGCGTCAAATGTGAAGTATGGTCGTATTCATAATTTAATTCAAATAGTTCATAGTATTCATCATAAAATCTACCCCATTTACTTCTTTTATCATATTCCTGTCTTTTTTCAGAGCAAAGCACACCATAAGCTTCAGTCATCTGGCTGAAAATAACAGGATCTGCTGATGGGTTTTTATCAGGGTGAAATTCAAAGGAAAGCTTATAGTACGCCTTTTTAATTTCTTTTTCTTCGGCCGAGCTGTCTACACCAAGTATCGAATAATAATTAATGTTTATATCCATTAGTAGATTTGGGGGAACTATTTGTTAGTTCGATATTTTTGTTCAATATAAGCTGCCTTTTTTAACTGCTCTCTTCTTTTAACAGATTTTTTTGTAAACTCTTTTCTGTCTCTTAATTCTTTAGAGACTTTATTTTTATCCCATTTTCTTTTTAGCACTTTAAGTGCTCTTTCGATTGTTTGCTTTGGTGTGATTTCTACTATAAACATTCTCTATATTATTTTTTTTATATATTGATAAATGGATCAGTTGTTTTAAATGTTGTAATCTGATACTTCGGTTATGCTTGAAAAAATATTTTTTTCAATCAGTAGAATTCTATCAAACATTTCCTGATTTAACACCGCATGGTGAACTACAAATATATTTATATTATAATCATTTGCAAATGACTTTAAGAGTGTTAATATTTTTTGAATATTATCCAAGTCAACGCTTGCAAAAACTTCATCTAAAAAAAGAATATTAACATGTTTTTTTGTTCTTATCAATTTTAGATAAGCCGTCAGTATGCAAATATTTGTTAATTTTTGCTCACCGGTTGATAGTGAGTCATGTTCGACTAGTGAACCCAAGCTCTTAATTTCAGCGGTAAAAGTCTCATCAAGTTTAACCTCAAAATTTAATGACATTTGTTTGATGTTTTCAGCAATAAAAAAATTGATAGGCTTTATAATTCCAGAAATTATCGATTTTTTAACGCCTTCTTCCGACAAAATTCTATTCAACTCTCTATAATACATTTCCTTTTCTTTGGAAATAGTCAACATATTTTGTGATAGGTCTTTCTTTTCTTCTAATTCATTTATGGTATTTTGAAACTCCCTGACGTTTAGTGAAGGTTCTAAATTTTTTGGTAATTTTTGATCATCTCTTTTCTTTGATAATTTATCTATTTCTGCTTTATAATTTCTAAGTAAGTAATTTAAATCATTGAATGAATTATTCGTCATCTCAGACAACGATTTAAGTTTATTTTGTCTTTCTTTTATTTTTTTTATATTATCTTCAATTTCTAACTTTACTTGTTCAAATGTTCTTTTCTTTTCCACTAAAGAGCCGCGCAAAGTAATAAAATGGTCTGAGTCAAAATCTGTTCTACAAGTAGGACATTTACCCGAGTCATAAAGGTCAATTTCTTGTCCAACAATTTTAATATCATTTTGTGTGTTGATATATTGTTTTTTTTCCAAGTCCAATTCTTCAATAAGTTCATTTTCTTTTAATTTTATTTTTTCAATCTTTTCTTTTAAAGACTTGTATTCATCTTTTTTTGAATTCATCTCAACTGAGATTCTATCGATTTCGGATTGTAAATCTTCTTTTTCACGTTCAATTGCCAGTTCGGCTTCCAATCTTTCTCGTTCAATTGACTTTTCAATCGACCTTTTGATAGAATTTATAGAATCATCTAAGGCAGATATTTCAGAGTCAAGAGAAGCTAATCTAACTTTATTATTTTTATTTAAATCTTTTAAGATTCCATTTAAAATATTAATCACTTCTAAATTAAATAACTTATCTAGGAGTAATTGCTTTTCTTCATTAGTAAGTGAGATAAAATTTCTAAAATCATTGATAGACATCGAGATAAAAGACTTAAATGTCTCTATATCCATACCAATATACTTTTCTATCTTTTCATCGATATTTGATTTACCAGCTCTTTCACAAAGAACTCCATTTTCTACTAAATCTAAAACACTTGGAGAAATTCCCCTTTTAATTTCAACTTCCGTTCCATTTGACTGAAATTTTATTCGATTTAGTAATTCACCGTTTATTCTATTTGGCAGTGTAGAAAGTTTATGCCACTTCTTTGTTTTACCGGATTTTACTTTACCATAAAGCGTATATTCAAAAGATTCGAGTAGAGAACTTTTTCCATTTCCATTTTTTCCGACTAATAGGACTAATTCGCCACTTTCGGTATTTAATTTTAGAACTTGTTCGTTATTTCCAAATGATTTATAACCACGTATACCTATTTCACTAATTAACATTTATTAAATAAATTTAATTATTATATAATAAAATTCAGAAAGGTTACTTAGTGAAGTCTATTCTATAGACATTTGGGTCAAAATCATTGACTATATTAATCATTTGCTCATAGGGAACTAATTTTTTAATAATTCTCATCATTAAATTTGAATAATCCCAGTAGTCTTCGATTTCAGAGCCGATTTTTTCTTCTAATTTAGGATCTGGTGTCAAAGAGACGATGGTTTCCCTATAATAAAATATGGCCTCATAATTTTCAGATTGATAATTTAAATTCATTAACACAAATATACCACCATCAAGTTGGCCCATATAATCAATAATGTCAAATTGTATTTCATTTTCCATTATGAAAGTAGATGTTCTATTTTTTCGTTTCGGCTGTCTATCAAATAACCAGAAGAAAGTAAAGTCAACATCAATGATAACGCCTGTTGTTGTCTACCATCAGAAACGGCGTGCATCAGATCTTGGTAATATCTATGAATTTTATCTCTTTCAGAATCAGATTTGATTTTACCGACTTTTTTTAAGTCCAGATAATATTGTTCAATTTTTAAGCTCATAATTATAATATATCGCTAATTTTAAATTCTAGTTTTTTAAATCTATCATCGGTATCGGTAAAGATTATTTGAACCATCTCAATATCCTTAAACTCCTGAGCCCTGCCAGTGACTTCATTTATCATCACGTCTTTTTTATAGATAATTTCTATAGCTGGTTCTTCACCTAAGAACCTTCTCATATCTTCTTTCATCTGTGATAACTTCCAATCATCTCTCTTAAAATCAATTCTTGATACATAATCACGAATAGATATTTCTTTTAATGAACTCATAATAAATTTATCTTTTATATACTAAAAAGTCTGGTTGGTTTTAAAGTAAGTTAACTAATGTCAATCTTTTAATTTGATGTGTATATAAATCCAGAATGAATTTGCCTTAAGACTGATTAATACCTTATCTGACCATTTTTTTGTCATTAACCATCTGACAAAATTTTGTTTGATATTCTCCAATTCACCTTCGTCTAATTTACCATTATCCCACTTTCCAACACCATACCAACCAAATGAAATGATTTTTTTTGTAATAGTTGGGTTTGATTTACTTTCAAAGTAGCCAGGAATAAATTGCGCCATATCATTTTTGATACTACCCAAACATTTTAAGTCAAAATAATCGAATCCACTCAACGCTTGTCTTAATGAATTTGATGATTTTAATGCAAGTTTATTTATCCAATTGAGTGTTGATTTATTTAGTTTGAAATCTCCAATAACCACTCTTTGTTCTAAAATTATACCATATTCCAATCTACCATCACAACTCACACCAAAATATAGCTTTACCACTGAACTTCCTATTTGAGGTTGTGAAAGATAACCAGTAAGTGAACGAAATCTTGAAAAAACTTGAGAAACTTCTAAATAAGCCATCTCTGGTGATTGCCACCAAATTAACATATCAGCAGGCGTTTGAGACCAATTTGGATTTTCGTCTTTCAAACCAAGTGCTGTCCAGGTCTTTAAAAAAGACTGAAAAACACCACGACCAGCTTTTACAATTTGTGAATCCTGTAGTAAATTTTCCAACAAATCTCCAGTCTGAGTAGAAGCCATAATATCTGGCTTTTTTTCTTCAATGCCATGTTGTAAATAGTCTATAATTTGAGATTTAATCTCAGACTTTGTTCTATCAGGTAGCAGATTAACGGCATTTGATAATTTGATTGTTGGAGAAATGTCACTCCCTAGATAAATTCCAGTTTCATCAGTAATATATCTGTTTACAATTCTCATTATTTCATCATCAGTGGATAGTGATTCTATCCACTGACCAATAGAGTCAAAATCGTTGTAAGATTCAGAAATAAAATCTAAGTATTTTTTTATAAACATCATATTATATATTAAAACCGATGAGATAAAAAAATATATAAACTAAAATAAATTTTAGTTCATGAAAAACCTAAAAATTGGAATCACACTCAGTCTAGAGTCACTTTCAGAATCAATTTGGACCAACGGAATAAGACAAAACGTGCTAATGTTAGCTCATCTATTGAAACAATCAAAAAACAATTACCAGGTTTGTATACTGAATACGAAAAAAATAGAAGAAGAAGAAAAATTAAAAAAGGCACCTCATTTTGAAGATTTAGATATTTTTTATTTTAACGATAAATACCTGGAACTTGACCTAATTATTATGATGGGCTCTCAAGTCCACGAATCGTATATTAAAAAATTCAAAGAATTAGGTAATAAAAAATATATCGCCTATAAATGCGGAAATAATTATATCCTACACGTTGAAAAAGTCTTATTTGATGAAAATGTTGAAAGATATATGGAAGTTGAATCGTGTTTTGACGAGCTTTGGTACATACCACAACAACACGAAACAAATTCAGGTTTTTACAGAACTCTCTATAGAACCAATGCAATTATGGTACCTTTTATATGGCATCATAAATTTTTACTTGATGCAGTCACTGAGGTTGAAAAGGGATTCAAGAGCGGTAAATATAAAAAAGATTGGAAATACGTGCCTTTCAAATCAGAAAAAACATTAGGTGTTATGGAACCTAATTTGAATATTGTAAAATACTCAATGATTCCAACTTTGATTGCTGAAGAGTCTTATAGAACAGAAATAGGAAAAGAAAAAATAGAGGCTATAATGATTACAAATGCTGAAAAACTTAAGACTAATTTTGAATTTATGGGTCTACTTAAAACCCTTGATCTTTTTAAGGACCGTAAAGTTTTTGCAGAAGCCAGGTATCAAACGGCCTATGTTCTTACTCAGTATTTTGATGTTTTAATCTGTCACCAAGTGCTAAACCCCTTAAACTACCTTTATTTAGATGCCGCATTTTTAGGGTACCCAGTTATTCATAACGCAAATCTATGTAAGGATCTTGGATACTATTATGAAGGAGCTGATACAAAAAAGGGCAGTGAATTATTAAACTATGTCTTAACAGAACACGATAATAACTTAGATGAATACGACCAAAGAAATGATAGAGTGCTTCAAAGATATCATGCAGACAATGAAGACTTAATCGAAACATATGATAAACTAATTGATAATCTTTACGCCGGTGGTAACTCACACTTAGTTTATAACCCAGACACAAACTTATTCGATAACATTTAAAATGAACTACTTTTCGACTAAAGACCGATAAGTTTCAGGGAGACAAGCTCCTTCTTTTTAGACGTTTCAACGCTTATTTCTAATTTCTTGGGTCTTATTTTAGATCCATACCAAATTCACCACAGAAGCTAACGACTTCTGTGTTTTCTTTGTTTTTCAATGTAAAAAAAAAAGAGGACTCGAAAGTCCTCTTTTTTTTCATAAATCTAAAGATTGATTTAATCCTTAAAATTAAGCTATAATTTGACCTGCAATTGTCAGTTTATCACCTGGTTTTGGTAAATTTGTTGGGAAAAACGAAATTGAGCTAATACCAACCACACCAGTGCTTGTATTGTAGTCAGAACCGTTCTCTAGCAATACACCGTTAATATAAACAAACTCACTACCAGCAATCATTTCATGAGTAAATGTGAAGGTATTGTTTGAACCGTCTATCGAACCAGTGTAAGTGTTTCTATTGAAGTCAGCAAAATTGATTGCAGAAATAGCAGCAGCTAAAGAATCATCAGCAGAAATTCTACTAGAAGTTTCAGTTGAAATCTGTGTAAATCTTACATTTTCTTCATTAGAAATTCTTGAATCCAAAGAATCATCAGCAGAAATTCTACTAGATCCTTCAATGGAAACCTCTATGTGAGCGTTGAATTCAACATCTGAAATTCTTGAATTCAAAGAATCATCAGCAGAAATTCTGTTAGATTCTTCAGTTGAAATCTGTGTAAATCTTACATTTTCTTCATTAGAAATTCTTGAATCTAAAGAAGCGTCAGCAGATGTTCTGTTAGAAGTTTCAGTTGAAACTCTTGAATCAACAGATGTAACAGCAGATGTTCTAGCAGATTCTTCAGTTGAAACTCTAGTTGTTAAAGAAGCATCACCAGAAACTCTGTTAGACTCTTCGTTAGAAACTCTAGTTTCCAATGAAGCAGCAAGAGAAGCGTTGCTTGAAATTGTTTGAGAGATTGAATTATCAGCTGACAATCTTGTAGATTCTTCAGTTGAAATTCTTGAATCAACAGATGTAACAGCAGATGTTCTTGCTGACTCTTCAGTTGAAACTCTAGTTGTTAAAGAAGCATCACCAGAAACTCTGTTAGACTCTTCAGTTGAAACTCTTGAATCAACAGATGTAACAGCAGATGTTCT